AGGAGGTGGGAGAATGGCAACTACAAGCAAGTTGGGCTATGGTAACGCAGAAAACCTGGATACAGCAATTACGAATGGAATTATTGACGAGAAGGACCTGGTTATTACCAAGGATACATCGGAGTTTTATTACATCCGTGACGATAAGAGCAAGCAGGCGATCCGCCCCCGTACCCGTGTTTTTGACAGCAACGGACAAGCCAATGAACAGCTGAACAACAGCAGCGACACTTATGCCGGGCAGACCGTAATGATTAAAAACACCGCGGGCAAGTATGAGCCGTGGATTGTACAGCTGTTGGATACCGGGAAGTTTGCTGTTGAACCGTTCAACACTGCAAGCACTGGATTTGTTTGGCAAGAATTTTAATCGACAAAAACAACATGAAATTTAAGGAGAAATAATTATGGCAGAAGTAAAATTTAATTATGGTACCAAAGCTAAGTTTGAAGCCCTGCAGGTAAAGGACAACGACACCCTGTATTTTTTGACTGACACTTTGCAGATTTTTAAGGGCGCAGTTGAATACACCAAGAGCTGCAAGCTGGTGAGCACCCTGCCTGCTTCCGGCCAGGTGCAGGGCGTTGTTTATGTGCGCACCAGCGACTTTACCTTGCATGTGTTCAATGGCACCAGCTATATCCAGCTGAATAAGGCCACCGTAACTGAGATCCCGGCTGCCAGCGCCAGCGATGACAATGTGCCGACCACCAAGGCTGTTGCCGACTACGTTGATGCCAAAATTGCGGGCGTTGTTGGCGGCAAGGGCGTGTTTGTTACCGATGTTACCTACAATGAGGGAGTGCTGAGTGTTGCCAAGGGCGGCGACCCCGTTACTACCACCCTGACTGGCGTTGTGCATGCACCGACTTATGACGCAAGCACCCGCACCATCAAGCTGCCGGTATTTGGCGGCGACGAACTGACCATTGCGCTTGGCAAGGATCTGGTTGTGACCAGCGGTACTTATAATGCCAAGGACAAAAACATTGAGCTGACCATTACCAGCGGCGATGTGATCAAGATCCCGGTTGGCAGCCTGATTGATATTTACACCGGTCTGGCAACTTCCACCGCTGAGGTTACTGTTTCTACTGACAATAAGATCAGCGTAAAGGTGAAAGTGAGCGCCAAGGCTGACAACTCCATTACCCTGGAGGAAGACGGCCTGTATGTTGCTGTGCCTGATGCTTATACCAAGGCCGAAGCTGACAAAAAGATCAAGGCTGTGCAGACCGCCCTGGATACGCACGCTGCGAATGCCGACATCCATGTGACCAAGGAACAGAAGGCCACCTGGGATGCCAAGGTGAGCACTGAACAGCTGGCTGCCGCCAAGAGCGAGGCCATTGGTGCTGCCGCTACTGACGCAACCGCCAAGGCTAATGCTGCCCGTGATGCCGCCAAGGCGTATGCTGACGGCCTGAACACCGCCATGGATACCCGCGTGAAAGTTGTTGAGGGCGCTATTACCTGGAAGACCATTGGCTGAGACGGCCAAGCGGTTAGTTATCTCAAGTTGACATAAAAATAGCCTTCGCTGCAGGGCCAGTGTTTTGCGAGTAGGAGAACATGCACTGTGCAGCGAAGGTTTTATATTGTATTGACAAGCAACGATGTTGAATATATAATAATAGTAGAACTAAGGCACCGACATAGACGGTCGCGTCTCAGTTTACGATGAAACTACAATGGCTAAACCATCATAGCAAAAACCGCTCTGGTTGCGACAGGGCGGTTTTACTTTTTATTACCACGAAAAAACGTGATAACTGCTACGACAGTTTGTACCCCGGTGAACACAACGCCAATAATAGCGATGGTATCAACAAAGGATAGATCCGGCATAAGCATCACCTCCTGGCAAAAATGAATTTACCGGAAGGCAAAGTAGGGGCGCTCCACAATGCCTTGCGGCAGATGGGAGGCTTGACCGCCTATTACGTCTATGAGGAAGATATGGCAAAAAGGAATAAACGTTGGTGTCTTAGTTCTGCTATTATTATACTGTCAATGCAAAATTTGTCAAATTAAATACTGAATCGAAGCCGCTTATCTGTACGCAGGTAGGCGGTTTTTTTATTGTTACAAAAAGGAGTTTTACGATGTCAAAACTTTCTTTATGCGAGATCCAACAGTCGCAGCTGGATAAAACTCCTATTGTGGATGGACAGCTGGTATGCTGCTTGGATACGGGAAACACTTACCGGGACACAGCCGGTGGGCGAGTTCGGATTGGAAGCGATCTGGAACGAGTAAGTGAGCTGCCATTGGCCCCGCTGGCCGGGAAGATTTATTACCTGCCGCCCGGAGATTTATATATTTATAACTCTGGTTGGGTAATGCTGAATGATACTGATTTTACGATTGGGGCCAGCAAGGCTGATGCCACAGAAGCCAATTTGGAGCTGAAACATGGCGATGTGGCAAAGGGTACGGTAAAGGTGCGCGGCACCGGCATTACGAGCGTGACGGCGGATGCAGATGGGCGACTGATTATCAACACCCCAAGCCCGGAAGCTGTGATTGACGAGATTACCAACAGCCAAATTGATAATTTATTCAAAAACGAATAGGAGGAGACAATATGAAATTTTTGAGTTATGACGGTCTGCTTTATTTTTGTCAGAAAATTAAAGCTTTGCTGGCCGGTAAAGTGGATAAGATTGATGGAAAGGGACTTTCGACCAACGACTTTACCACTGCTGAGAAGAATAAGCTGGCCGGGCTGATGAATTACATCCACCCGACAACCAGCGGGAATAAGCATATCCCTGCAGGCGGCAGTGCCAACCAGATTTTGGGTTGGAGCGCAGACGGCACCGCTAAGTGGGTAAATGAAAAGGATACCACCTACAGTGTGATGAGTGGCGCAACGGTTGATGCGGATGGCAAGAGCGGACTGGTGCCCAGCCCGACGAAAGGTGCGCAGCGCTGGCTGGATTCGACCGGTGCTTGGACGACCCCGCCGAACACCACCTATGGAGCTGCAAGCACCACGAGCGCTGGCCTGATGAGTGCCGCCGATAAGAAGAAGCTGGACGGTGTTGCGGACGGCGCAAACAAATATGTACACCCCGCCACAAGCGGCAACAAGCACATCCCGGTAGGTGGTTCTGACGGCATGATCCTGGGCTGGAGTGCCGATGGTACGGCCAAGTGGGTTGCCGATAAAGATACTACATATACCAACTTTAAGGGTGCGACTGCTGATACAGCTGGTAGTTCCGGCCTGGTGAACGCACCTGCCAAAGGGCAGCAGGGATTGTATCTGCGCGGTGATGGCACCTGGGCAACCCCAACCAATACTACTTACAACGATGTAACCCAGAGCGCACACGGTTTGATGACCGCCGCAGATAAAAAGAAGCTGGACGGCATTGCTACCGGTGCCAACAAGTATGTACACCCCAGCTATACCGCACATGACAGTGGCCTGTACAAAATTACTGTGGATGCGACCGGACATGTGAGCGCTGTAACTGCGGTTGCCAAGGGCGATATTACGGCATTGGGTATCCCCAGCACCAACACCACCTACAATGATGCCACCCAGAGCACCCATGGCCTGATGAGCACTGCCGACAAGAAGAAACTGGATGCTTTTGGCGAGGCAAGCACCTACGCCCTGAAGAGCGACATTACCGCTATGTACCGTTACAAAGGCAGTGTGGCAAGCTATGACAAGCTGCCGACCAGCGGCCAGATCATTGGCGATGTATACGACGTTGGCAATGGCATGAACTATGCCTGGAATGGTGAGAAGTGGGATGGACTGGGCCAGGTGTTTACCATTGATGCGATCCAGAACACTGAAATTGATACCATTTTGGCATCTTAAAAACTAAACCAAGAGGAGGTGTGGTAAAGTGGGATATTTGAGTAACGCGGGGTTGAGCTACTTTTTTGGCAAGCTGAAAACCATTTTTGCGCCCATTAGCCACGGGCACGGGGGAGCTACACAGAGCGCGGCTGGCTTTATGAGCGCAGCCGATAAGAAAAAATTGGATGGGATTGCCGAGGGGGCGAACAAATATAGCCTGCCTACGGCGACCAGCAGTGTGTTGGGCGGCGTGAAAACCGGAGCGAACATTACAAACAACAGCGGCGTGCTTAGTGTGACAGCGGACAATGTAAAGGATGCACTGGGATACACCCCACCCGAACAGGACACAAACACATGGCGGCCGGTTGTGAACAACTTGACCAGCAGCGCGACCGACCAGAGCCTTGCGGCAAACCAGGGTAAGATCCTGAATGAGAGCAAGGCCGCCATGATTGTGTTGACAAATGAGAACTTGAACGATGTGGTGACGCCAGGATTTTACAGTTCTGGCGGCGGCAACAGCGTAACAAATAAACCAAGTAACGTAGACCATTTTGGCTTGATTGTGATTCACCGGGCAAGTGGAAATTATTATACCCAGATTATTTACGGCGACAGTGCTGCTTACCGCCGCCATTGTGTAAACGGAACCTGGGGCGGATGGGTGCAGGACAAGCTGACAGATACCGACACTTGGCGCGGCATTCAAAACAATTTGACCAGCGACAGTACGACCGACAGTTTGAGCGCAGCGCAGGGCAAGGCGCTGAAAGCTTTGGTGGATGGCAAGGCGGCTATGGGACATACCCATACTTGGGATAGCGTAACAGGCAAACCGAGCACCTTTACGCCGAGCAGCCATACGCACGGGGTGATTAAAAATTTAAGTGTAAGCGGTACAACCATTACTTATACAAAGGACGACAACACGACCGGGACGATTACGACCCAGGATACTAACACGACTTATGGTACCTTTAAGGGAGCGACCACAAGCGAAGCGGGCAGTACCGGTTTGGTGATTGCGCCAGTGGCGGGCAATGCAAACCGTTACCTGCGCAGTGACGGAACCTGGGCTGTACCCCCGGATACGAATACAACCTATGGTGTGTTTGCGAAAGCGACCGCTGATGCGGCGGGCAGTACAGGACTTGTTCCGGCACCGGCCAAAGGCCAACAGACATATTACTTGCGTGGAGACGGGACCTGGGCTGTGCCGGCAAATACATGGCGAGGAATCCAGGACAACTTGACTTCGAGTTCGACCACAGATAGTCTGAGCGCGAACCAGGGCAAGGTATTGAAAGGTTTGATTGATGGTAAGGCGGCAAGCGGCCACACCCACAATTATGCTGGGTCCAGCAGTGCAGGCGGTGCCGCAACGAGCGCCAACAAGGTGAACAATGCTTTGACGATTAACCTGAATGGGACAAGCCAGGGTGCATGGGATGGCAGCAGTGCGAAATCTATCAGCATTACGGCAGCCAGTGTTGGCGCAACAAGTGTGACAATTAGCAGGTGGTGATTTTTATATGGGAGTTTATTTAGGAAGTACGCAGGTGGATATGCAGGGAGGTTTTGTGACTGGTGGTGCCAGTGGGGCGAGTTTGCAGAGCAAGACGGTTAGCCCCAGTGAGAGCGCACAGACGATTAAGGCCGACAATGGCTATGACGGTTTGAGCCAGGTTACAGTAAATGCAGTATCAAGAACTTATGTGGGAAGCGGCGTAACGAAAAAGAGTGCTGCGACTTATACGCCGGGAACGAGTGACCAGAGCATTGCATCCGGCCAGTATTTGAATGGAACCCAGACGATTAAGGGTGACAGCAATTTGACCGCCGGTAACATTAGAAGCGGTGTGAAGATTTTTAATGTGACAGGTAGTTATGCTGGGAGCAGCAGTTCTGGCGGCACGGATACCAGCGATGCTACGGCGACAGCGAAAGATATTGCTAGGGGCAAAACGGCGTATGTGCAGGACAAAAAAATCACGGGCGATCTGTACGAGGTTGCTAAAGGGGAAACAAAAACTTTTGTTACTTCCGGCTCTGAAAATGTCACGTTCGGCAAGTTTGACAGTAATGATGTGGTCAACATAAAAATCCCCTGGATTGGCAACGACGAAATCATGCGGGTTGGGAGCTACATACTGCTTGGTGCCTACGCCACCCTCTTCGGTGATGCCACCGCCGCCGATGTCGCAAAAGGCAAAACATTTACAAGTGCAGCGGGGTTAAAAGTTACCGGCACTGCGGAGCCTGCCGAAAGCGATAACAACGTTGAGGCATACGCCGTCACGACCACCAGCCCCAGCGTGAATTTTAAGCGCACTGACGGGGCAATCAAGATCTGGGGCTACGGCACCATGACCAGTTCCAGCGGTTGGGGCGGGCAGACTACGAGCCTGATCGCGTTTGAGGGCGACAAGTACCACAAGAGCGCCATGTACGGCAGCCCAAGCAGCACCAGTTTGAGCCTAAGCATCAGCAACGGTAAACTGACTGGGCTGCCGAGCGGATTATCCGCAATCAGTGCGATTGTAACGAGAGGTATATGATTATGGCTACTGATACAAAGCTGGACAGTTTGGTAATTAACTACCTGACACAAAGCCAGTATGATGCGGCTAAGACAAATGGAAAACTGAATGCAAACCAGATTTATATGACGCCTGCAAGTAGCGGATCGAGTTATACACTGCCGACCGCGACAAGTTCTACGCTGGGTGGTGTAAAGATTGGCAGCAATATTACAGTAAACAGCGGCACGATCAGCATTAGTAAAACTAACGTGACAAATGCACTGGGTTATACGCCACCTACGACTGATACGAAATATACACTGCCAACCGCGAGTGCTTGGACTTTGGGTGGTGTAAAAATCGGGAGTAACATTACGGAGAATTCCGGCACGATTAGTTTGACAAAGGCGAATGTAACAAATGCTTTGGGGTATACACCGCCGACAACAGATACGAAATATACACTGCCGACAGGTAATGCTTCGACTTTGGGCGGTGTGAAATTGAGTGATTCGACCAGTTCAACGAGTTCGACCAGTGGTGGTGTTGCGGCAACACCGGCAGCGGTGAAAGCGGCATATGATGCGTGTACAGAATGGGTATCTTTAACTGCCTCAAGTGTATATACTGTAAAATCTGGTATTACTATGTGGGCAAATACAGAAAAAGCACATCGCCGTGGACGAAGAGTCTATTTGACTTTTCAGTGTATGGGGCCTGCAACAAGTGACGCGGCTGGCTTTATTCAAATTGGAACAGTTCAGTCTGCCTATAGACCGAAAGTTAATGCTTATTGTCCTTTTGGATTAAATGTAACAACGTCTGGCCAGATTTTTGGACCTGCTGTTTGCATTATTAAAACCACAGGAGAGATTCAGGTTTATACTGGTAAAAATAATGCAACTTTTGGTAATAACAGTTACGGTTGGACGACAAATAACCCAAATACCATTTCGTGGGATTATTAACTAAGCTGAAATAACCGTGAAGCAAAATTACTTTACAACACGATGGAACGTTAAAAGGAGGCTGATGGAAGATGCGGCTGAAGAATGGAGAGGTGTGTTTTGGGTGGCCGTTGGCGCAGCATGTGATTACGGCTGGCTGGAAATATAACAGTGGGGCGCTGCACAGGGCAATCGACTTCCGCGCTTTGGTGGGAACACCGGTGTTTGCGGCGGAAGATGGAACGGTGCGCGTGGTTTACCACTGGAATGGGCGAGTGACCCAGGGCGACACCAATAGTTATGGCAATATGGTGAAGATTGAGCATACGGCGTATAAAGGCGGCAAGCTGGAAACGTTGTATGCTCATTTGAATTCTATCACGGTGAAGGTTGGACAGAAGGTGAAAACCGGCGAAGTGATTGGTTACAGCGGCCAGACCGGCAACTGTTTTGGTGCTCATTTGCACTTTGAGGTGCGCTGGAAAGGTGTGCGCGAGAACCCGCTGTGCTGGTTGGATGATGACTTTAAGCCGGCCAGCCGCGGTGTGATTTTGTGGGCCAATGCAAACCAGCACAGTGTACAGGTGGACAAGCAGGAAGCGGTTGAGAAGCCGAAGGTTGAACCGACAGTGAAAAAGACTGTGACAAAAGCCATTACCCTGAACAATGGCAAATGGAATGTGCGTAAGGGTGCCGGAATACAGTACCAGTCCATTGGGGTGATCAGCAGCCCGAATGCCAAGACCGGCAAGCCTGTTTGCATTGGGTATGAGACGGTCGTGAACGGCTGGTTCAAAACGGTTTATGGTTATATCAGCCAAAAAGCGGTGAAGAGCCATACCTGAGTGCAGCCAAAGCAGGTGATTTTTATGAAGGAAAACTGGAGCCTGATGAGGTTCAGCAAAAAGATTATTGTTTTTACGATGGGCGCAACGATTGTTTACGCGATTGTATACATGATCCTGTGTTTTAGGACCGGACAGTTACCGGAATCGTCTTTTAACATTGGGCTGTTTGCGGCAATGAGTGCAGAGAATTTGTGTAACGCCTGGATTAAGGTGAGGGAAAAAGTAGCGGAAGAAGAAAAAACAGAGGGTGACAATGCGCCCCTTGGTGATGAAATTTTTACGCCGATTGATGAGACAAGTGACACGGAAGAGATTGGAGGTTAGGTATGGAACAGGGAATTGTATATATTGTGATGGGCCTGGTTTGCGTGGTTGCTTTTATGGTTGGCAAATATGTGCTGCCGAACGCCCAGGAAACAGTAAACAAGGCGCTGAACCTGTTGAGCGGCTACCCGCTGTTGATGCAGTGGGGGTTAAGCGCCTGTAAATATATCAAGCAGTATTTTAACGATATTTCCGGCGAGGAAAAGAACAAGCGTGCCGCAGAACTGATTATGGAAGTGGCCAAGCAGGCCGGCGTTACCATTACAGAGGAGCAGGCGCGTGCGATTGCCCAGGCGGCTTACGAGCAGATGAAGGCGGGTGAAGCTGCTGCCGGAGAGAAGGTGAACGCAGATGCCTAACCCTGAATTCGCATTTACGATGAAAGATCTTATCCTAGGAATACTTGGAGCTTGCGGTGCAATCATTACTATTTCAGGTGTGTTTGGAGTTTTTTCAGGGTGGCATACCTCTTTGAAAAAGCCAAACAAAGACCAGGACGCCCGGATGGACAAGATTGAAGGGCGGCTGAAAACGGTGGAAGGGCGCTGCGACACGTTTGACAAGCAGTTGGAGGGTGTGAAGAAGCACCTGAATAGCCTGGACGAAAGCATTAACATGCTGCTGCGGGCAGAATTTGCACAGCTGGGGCACAACCTGAACGGCGACAATGTGGAGCAGATGCAGCGAGCATTTGACGATATACAGGAATTTTTGTTTAAGCGTTAAGGTTGATAGCTTGCCACCCATGGTATATAATACAAGTAGAGGATTGAAGCTCTTATCAGCCTTTCGGCTCGTGGCAAGTAAAGTTTACGCTTGAGTAAAAACAGCAAAGAATTATACAAACAGGAATAGGGAGTACCTTTGGTTTGAAACCTTGGGTGCTCCCTATTTTTTAGCCGGTTGGAAGTATCAATACAGTTCAGAAACAGAAAGAACTTTGGCGGGAAGATCCTCGCGCTTGCCGGATGGGGTTGATGTGGAGATCTTGATGGTTTGAATGGCGGAGTTGATTGCAGGTTCAAAGCCGTCCAGAACGGGGGTAGCATCACAGGAAAAGAAAACCTTGTTTGCGTTGCCGTCTTTGGTGGAATATTCAGAAATATAATGAGTGCCAAAATCGCTATTGGCATCATGAATATAATCCGGCAGTTCGATGGTGACGAGTTTTTTACAGGGAACACCGGATGGTTTTTGGCCTTGAAGAACCCAGCCAGCCGGAAGACGGTGGGCCTGATACGGATCATTTGACACAAAGGTAAAATAGGTTGTTGTGACAGGGCCATGTTCCGAGGTTCTACGGGTACAGGCAAGAACCCCTACAATAATTTCAGTTATCATGATGGTTCTCCTTTTGTGTTTGGTAATTTTTTATAACGCCCACGTTTTATGTCTTTATGGTATTGCTGTTGTTTTTTAAGAATTGCTAAACATTCAGGAGAACAAGCATTACTACGATCTACTGCAGCAAAAGTTTTTCCGCAGACAACACAAATTGTTCCGTTTTTCTGCATGTTCTTTTTGTGGTCTGGGTTTTGTTCACGGTAATTGGCAGCCCAGGCACGTTTTAACGGCTCGGTTTTTTCTTTTAAGGAGATCGGGGCGCATTCTGGACAATATTTTTGAAGGCCACCTTTTACGATATAAGGCTTGCCACACCGCTGACAGATATCGGTAGATCCAATTTGGCGAGTGGTCTTGTTTTTAGCAAGGTTCCGACATTTTTTTACAGCCTGCTTATCACGTTCCGCCTTACATTCTGGGCAGAAAGATGCACGAGGACCACCGGTAAAAGTAGCACCACACGACTTACAAACATGAGATATCATGCGTGGTTTATGAGCGGCCTGTTCACGACATGAGGGGCATAGGCGCTGTTCTTTTTGCCCTTCAAATGAACTTCCGCAGCGAGTGCAACGACGAAGCATGAAACGACCTCTTAAAATAAATCATTGACAGAGCATTGAAACAGCGAGGCAAGAGTTTGTGCAACCTGAACAGTGGGTTTACTTTCGCCGGATTCAATGCGTTGGTATTGACGGAGGGATATACCGAGTTTATCCGCGACCTGCTGGGCTGTCAAGTTGGCACGGGAACGCATGGCTTTGAGGCCGATGGGCTTGATATCCGAATACTTTTCGGCCTGGCCATGATAATAACCGAGAGCGAAAGAGCCTTGCAGCTCGACAGGAAGCAGCTTAGAAAACTCGTTTTGCATATCATCTTCGGTAATTGTGGAGTAAGTTAGAGCAATGAGGCGGTCCAGCTCCGGTGTTATGCGGTGTTCTGTGTGGGCACGAAGAATGAGCTGCGCGATTTCCATTAAAGGATACATGGTGGCGTTTTGAAGGTTATTGGCCTTGGGGCCATCCTCGCCATAAACAATCGTGGCGAGCTTATTATAAAGAATACCCAGTGCAAAAACCTGTTCCGTAGTAAGAGCCATAAGAAAGCCTCCTGTTCACATGACGTTTTGTGTCGTTCCTTTGGTTATAGGATACGACATTTTATGTCATATGTCAAGGAGGTTTTGAAAATTTTATTGGGTTCCCTATATTTCGCTAAATTAAGCTTTAGCGAAGTTGACGGTTATTTCTTGTTCTTTTTGTATTCGGCCATTGCGTCTGCCAGGCGCTGTTCCCAACCGGCGTTATCGTCTAAAAATTTATTGTAAAGAATTTCTTCGGCTTCTTTTCTGGCAGCGGCTGCGTCTTTTAGATTGGTGAAAAAGCCAAGGTGAATGCGTTTATGCTTAAAGCTGATATATGCTTTATAGGTTCCTTTTTGGGTAAGCGCAACACCGTTTATCCCGGTTCTAGAGTTTTTATTTACTGTTCCATTTACGCGCGAACGAATTTTTGACAAGTCGGTTCCATCTACGTTTACGACTTTTCTGGTTATTTCCAATAGTTCTTTTTTGTCTCGTTCGCAATGACCACAGAATTGTAAATTCTTTATGCTTGACATCCGCGTTGTGAATTCGCGCCCGCACTTGGGACAAATTGCAATACATTTGGTACAGGTGCCGCTTTTTTCTTTATCAACAATCTTTTTTATAAAAAAACCGTTGATTGTTTTCCCTTCATATTTTTCTTTTGAATTTTTAGTGTTTGCTTCTAATTTAGTAAGCGCCGAATTGTACACATTTATGGGTACGAATACAATAGGCAGGTTGTACAAAGTTATGCCCAAGAATGTGTACGCGGTTGCTATTTGGTTGACGGGATTGATTTTTGTTGAATTGCCGGCATGTGGGGTGTATACTTTTTGGTATATGGGTTTATGGGGTGTGAAACTGGGAAAACGGCCAATATGAACGGTTTATGAATTGATAGATGATACATGCGACAAGATTGAATCCGGCCGGTGCTGGCTGCTGTAGCTATTACGAGTTTGTTTTACGCCGAAAACTGCAAAAAAAATCAGACCCTCTCCCCTGCTGCCGATTGATGGGCAGAGCATTTAGAGCTGAACTACGAGTTTCTTTTACGGTGAAAAAGCGCAAAAAATACCGATTGTAATAAAGTCAGGACGGTATGGACGGGCGGCGCATGGCGAGATTTGAAGTTGATTTATGACCACTCATAGCCAGAATTACGAGTTTGTTTGACCAAAAGATTGAAAAAATATGGTTTAGACGGCCAGATATGGATGGTTGATGCAGCGGAATGAACTACGAGTTTTTTTGATTTGAAAAGGCGTAAAAAAACCAGGGGCGGGACCACTCCCCCTACCCTATCCGTTTGGCTTAAAACTACGAGTTTGTTTGACGAAAAGCGCAGGAAACAAAAAATTTAACGTGAATTACGAGATTGTTTGATGCGAACTGCGAGATTTTTTGATGGCAATTACGAGGTTGTTTGACAGCGAAAGGCAGGATTTTGCGTAAAAGAAACTCGTAGTAGGAATAAAAGAAACTCGTAGCTTGTGTAAAAGAAACTCGTATGTAGAATAAAAGAACCTCGCAGCTCGTATAAAAGAAACTCGCAATATACCTTATATAATATAAATATAAAATATAAATAATAAATAATAATAAGCGCAAAAAAATTTTACTACGAGTTTTGTTGTGAAGAAAAGCGCAAAAAATTTTTTGGCTTGACAAGCGAATAAAAATAGGATATGATGCAGATATAATGCGTTAGGTATACCCACCTGTACGATGCGATACATACACTGTGATTTGGAGGTTGAGCCTGACATGGCGGACAGGCTATGCGGGCGAAAGAATTATGAAAAACCAAAAAGTAAATAGTGCAGGTACAGGCGCGGCGATTACCGGAGAGGTGATGACGGACGAAGAGGTTAAGGCGAAAAAGGAGCAGGAAAAGAAGACCGGTTCCCCTTTTGCCGTTGGCTCTTACATCACCAAGAGCAATGACCTGATCCAGAAGACCAAGTATTCCCTGCCGCGCAACGAGCAGAAAATTTTGTTCATGCTGCTTTCCAAAATTGACCAGAAAAATGACACGGATGCTTCGAAGTATTACACGATTACGTTCAGCGACTTTTCAAAGCTGACAGGTGTGAATGCGGAAAAGCCGGCCTATGTGGCATATTTGCAGCACACGATTGAAAATTTGGAGAACCGGACATTTTGGGTGCCGATTGCCCCGACCAAGTACAAGAGCATGAGCTGGGTACGCAAAGGTTCGATCATTGATACTGAGGGAAAAACCATCAGTATGCGGTTCAATGAGGACATTTGGAAAGACATTGCCCAACTGACAAGCAACTACACATCTTACAGCATTGAATACCTGCTGATGATGCAGAGCACCTATTCCATGCGGGTGTATGAAATTATCTTATCTTATGATAACGGCAACCGGGACTACGAATACGCCAATGGGCTGGTGTTTGAGCCGGTGACGGACGAGGTGCTGGGGATGTTCCCCACCAAGCGGAACCAGCTGCGCGGATACAAGTACAAAAAGTTTGGCATTGATGATTTCAAAAACCTGCTGTCTGTACCGACCAAAGAAGAGCGCGGTATGAACCGCAAAAAGTCCGATGTGGATAACAAGTATGACCGCGAAAAACCGTTGACAGAAAAGTACCCGAATTTTTCAGACTTTGAACGCAATGTTTTGAAGCTGGTGAAAAATGAAATCAACGAGATGACAGACCTGTGGTTTGATTATGAGCCGGTACGAACCAAAGGTGTGCGGAAATACACCAATCTGTATATCTTTATCAAGTACAAATCACGCAAAGAGATGGAGAAGGTACGGGCGTTTTTGAGCGCAAACCAGCGCAGCGACCAGGAGGTGGCACGCCAACAAAAGGCGAAGAAACAAGCTGTGCTGGCGGCTGAAACCGGAGAGGTCTCTCCCCTGCCCCCGGCTGTGATGAGAATGACGTTCCGCAAGGCGCGGGGCGAGATAGAAGACCGGGCTGGCTATGCGGGCTACAAGAAGGAGCTGACCGCAGAGGAACGAAATGTTTTGGCGAATGTGTTTACTTATGCGGCCAAGATATTGACCAACCAGAACAAACAAGACCAGGCTGAAGAGACACTGGAAGCGCTGAACGGAATCATCCAAAATAACCACGGGCTGAAAAGCTGGGCGTTGGGTGAACTGGAGAAGTTTAGCGTGATGCTGAGGCAGGATGTGGAAAAGAAATCTGCGCAGTATTACCGCACGGTGGTGTACAGCGACATTGTAGAAAATTCCGCCACGATCATTGAAAGCGGAAAACGGCGGATGGGACAGGACGGCAAAGAGCCGATGTTCCGGCTGGATGAAACAACATTTGAAGAATAACCAGGGGGAGCTGCTGACGAGGTGGCTCCCCTATTTTTAACTTTATTACAGCAACAAAGAACTGATTCTTTTGCTTGTTGACTTTGAGTGTTGATGTGTTATAATGAAATTAAAATAGCAACAAAGAATTGGTTCTTTTACATGGAGGGCTGTATATGGCTGCAAAAATTATTACGATTGCGATTGAAAAGGGCGGCTCTGGTAAAACAGTTACTGCTTCTAACCTTGCTTACTTAATGGGAGATGAAGGAAAAAAGGTTTTGTGTGTGGACACTGACCCACAGGGCAACCTGACCTTTGCGTTGAGCGGCGGCAATACAATCACGAGCAATGCCTATTCCCGCAAAGCACTGTATGATATGTTTGACGGGTTCAAGTACACCCCCACGAAGAACTATATTGTGGAGACAGAGTATGAGAATGTTGATATGATCCCGGCAAGCAGCCAGACACCGCGGATCAACAAGCGGCTGCCGGACCTATTGGCTGATGCGCAGCAGTATGATGTGGGCGACCCAAGACAGCTGGAATCTACGGCCGACTTTTTGCTATACTTTTTGAACCAGGTGCGGGAAAACTATGATTATATCATTGTGGATACCCAGCCAACCCGTGACAGTATGATCCTTTCAAACGCCTTAGTGGCAGCGGATTATGTATTGATCCCGATGATGTGCGATTCGTTCTCTGAGGATTCGGCATTTAGAACTTATTCCATCTGCAATGAGCTGCGCAAGAACCCAAAGACGAACCTGAAAGGAATCGGCGTGATTTTGACCATGGTGGACAAGGGTGCGGCCACGAGAGAGACGCGGGAAGAATGCCAGAGAGTGCTTGGCCCTACCCTGTTCAAGACTGAGATACCTAGCGCTTTGGCCGTGAAGACATCGGTGAGAAGATGTGTGCCGGTATGTTATTCTGCCAAAACACAACCGATTGGCAAGAGCTATGTGGCGGCTTATAAAGAGCTGAAACAGAGGCTTGAAAAACTGGACAAGGAGGAAAATTGAGATGGGTTTGAAATCAAAGCCGAAGAAAGGCAATGAAAAGAAACTGAACATTCCTACCAGCAGTGCAGCAAAAGAAGTGAACGATAACGATGCCGGCCGTGCCCTGGTTGGAAAGATTGTTGGTAATAAGACCATTGAGTTTGAAAATAAGGATATCAGCCTGGCAGACATCCGGCTGAACCCAGACAACGAGATTTTTCGCCAGAATGACAATGGAGAAGATATTGAAATATTAGCCGAAGACATTAAGCGCAATGGCCTGCTGCACAACCTGGTCGTGTTCCCGGAGCAGGAAGATGGTAAGACGGTATATGTTTTGCTTTCTGGCGAGCGGAGATACCGGGCATTGATGTTGTTGCAGGAACAGGATGCGACATGGAATGCGGCCAAGAACTGTAATGTAGTTACCACTCCCCTATCCCCCAATGAAAAGAAAGTTATTTTGTACAGCGCGAACCTGCAGGTGCGTGGTGGTTTTGGTGATGAAATGATCCGGCGCAAGGCAACAGTTGAATTTATTGAGTGTCTGCAAAAAGAGCCATATAACATGAACCAGGCCGAGGCCAAGAAAGCCCTGAAGGAAATCAGTGGTGCAGTTGGGCGGACGATTGATAAAGACATACGAATTGAACATACGTTAAATAGGCAGCTGCTGCAAATGTTAGATGAAAAGTATCTGACACGAAATGAAGGCGAAGAATTAACAAGGCTCAATCAGGAACAGCAACAGAGAATTGGTTCTTTGTTTGAGGAACTTTTTGCCATTGAAAACCCAGAGGTAAAAGATCTACAAGACGAGATTAAGAATGAAGTTATGGCAGGGGTGAAAAACGTTTGGAAAGGCGGCTCAACGGAAGAGCGCGACCAACTTTTTGAAGATGTACTGACAGAGCTGAAAAACGGAATTAAAACACTGGTTGAAAAAGAAACGGAAAACGCAACTGAGGAAACTGAAAAACAGGCTGCACTTGAACGCGAGGTGGAGGTAGCTGAAAAGAAAGCCGAAACCAAAACATTTGTTCAGAAAACGTTACAGCCGCTGGCCGGTAAGATTGGCAAGAAGATTGCAACGCCGGCATATAAGAGAGGACTGAAAAAGATGAGCCAGGAGCAGCGGGCAGAAGACATTAAGACGCTGACAGAGCTGATTGAAAAAGCTGCGAAGCTGAAAGAGCTACTGGAGACAGTTAAGTGATGGCAAAGGAAGTAAAAATCAACCTGCGGCTGAGTATGCGTGTACGCGAGGTGCTGAACGACGAGGCCGAGGTTGAAGATACCCGCATTGGAACCGTGGCAAACCGGCTGTTGCAGGAAGAGCTTGGCAGGATGATGGCGGTGGGTGCCGACCGCTGCGTGATGAAAGGCACCAAAGAATACCGGGCTTTGATGCCGCACCTGGAAGGAAGCTATGTGCTGCCGACAGAACTGGAAATCAACCGGCACATTACAACGCAGCTGGATGACAAGAACTACCCGCAGGTTTCTTTGTACTTTACAAAAGAGCAGGCAGAGTTCATGGCCGGACTGGTGAAAAAGCAGAGGATACGAGGAACCCTTTACTATGACGGCAGTGTGAAATCTTACCGGTATGTGATTGTGGGGATGCTGTTGAAGAACCCGTTGTTAGCTGATTTTGGCCTGAACTAAAAAGATAGCCCCCGTCCGCTGGGTGACAGTGGATAGGGGCTTTGTTTTTTTATTCGCTGACTTTTACTGCAAAGTTTTTAAGCTTTTGATAACAGTCAATGTAGAGTTCCTGCTTATCGCCGTTATAGGTAACTTCGTAATACAGGCCGTCTTTGACAGGGGTGGTGAAAAGACCTTTATTGTTTTGAAGAGTTTTACACGACCAGACGGTGTAGATATCATCCGGTGACAGATAGACACCAGTTACATCAGCGTTATCATTGAAGTAACGGGAGATGGCGGTGCAGGCAGCCAGTTCAAATTCTTTAGGATTCATGGACGGTACCTCCGGTAGAAATACAGGTTACATCAGGTGGCACTTTCCAGGTTATATCAAGCGGCGCTTTCCAGGGGGTTGGAGTGGGGATAAACGGCATGTTATCAATCGGCTTGGTGTTTGGCGTTACCGGCAGAATTGTTTCGCCCTGTTCGGTTGTGATGGTGCGTTTGATGAGATGGCCGGCATCATCAAATTCTTCTGTAAAGGTAAAGATTGTTTTACTCAACTTTCCAGCCTCCTTCCTTATCCCAGGCAATGAGCTGGTTAAGGGTTTTGGGGGTATAATCATGCAGCATACAGCCAACGTTAATGATGTTGCCCTTGTTACTGGCGATACCAACCGCGTTATCACGCAGTTCTGCTTTCCACTTGGCGAGATAGGTGTTCTCACGGGTGTTATGGACGTGGCCGCAGAGCATGTAGCACTCCGGCGAATAGGAGTGGTTGTAGAACATGATAGGGTAGTGGCAGAGAATAAGTTTGTATTTGCCGGCTGTGAGTTCATCATAGCCCTTGATGGAAGAAAAGTAGCGCATCATTTCCGGTGAGATTTTATCGTGGTTGCCCTTAATGAGATGGATATGACCATTGAGCTGTTCAAGGATCATAGGAGCTTCGGACGGGTCCCAGAACATATCGCCAAGGACATAAACGTTATCGCCCGGAGAGACAACGCTGTTCCAGCGCTTGATAAGCTCCGCGTGCATAGAGGGCAGGTCAAGAAACGGACGGTCATCGAAGCGGATAATGTTACGGTGAGAAAAATGAAGGTCAGCAGTAAAGAAATTCATAGAGAAATCACCTCTGATATGGTAAGATAAAAGAAAAAGGCAAGGAGTGGTTATGAATGGCAGGACCGACAAGCGTAAGATTTTGCAATGAAATGCTGGAGCTGTGCGGCTACCAGGAGGATGCTCTGAACGAATGGAAACAGCGGATACAGGAAGGGGACAGCTGCACAAGAGAACAATACATCCAGATTGAAAAAGAACAGCAGGCGCTGCGGGAGATCCAGGAAAAAATCACGGACTATTTTAAGGTGCGGGCCAAATTTGACGAGGAGTTTGAAACAGCGCTTGAAATGCCGAAGCGGAGTTTGTTTGGACATGCACAGCCGCGAGTGGTGGTAAGACGAAGAAAGTAATCAATCCGCCAGGTCGGCTGAAACGGTAACGAGTTCTGTGATTGCGTCTTGAACGGAGGCTGATTTCTTATCTTTGAAGAAAGAGTCATAATCGAACCAGAGGTTGTTGATGATATTGCCGATGATTTTAACGGTGCTGCCCCAGCCCTTGGTAGCGACACGAATGTATTTACCTTTCATGTCTTCCAGACGGGAAACACCGACGACATCCATGATGCGCATGATAGCCTCCATACCGATGGCAGAACCCTCGTAAGAATCTTTTTCATAGCTGTCGGGGTAGACTTTGCCAAGGCAGTAACCGCCGTAAACAACATCCCAACTGGCAGCTTTGAGAGTAAGATCAAGAGAGAGACAGCAATAATTTGTGGTTGAAAGAGATACGTTTGTAATCTGAGCGTTCTCAATGGTGTAGCCTTCATCAGTGAGCGTTTGTGCGGTATATTTTTTCATGGCGTATACTCCTTAATGTTTACTGCTGCTGATATGAGGCCAGAAGAAGATGCCGCCGATCAGGCAGGTCCAGGCGTATGTGGAGGGTAGCATTTGCGGGGTGAAGGATGCGGTATTGAATAACTGGTTCAATGTGGAGCAGATGGCGGTGCCAAACATAGGCACCAAAATAAACTTGGCGAGAGCCAGGTGGAACCAAAAGACCAGAAAATAAACCAAAACAGTAATAAAAATGCCGGTAAGAATTGAAAGAAGTTTATCTGTATTAGCTGTCATTGTTTACATCTCCTGTGCAAGTGCGGCGATACGGGAACGGTAGATTTTTTGGAGCTTGACCTCGCCATAGAAATCCTGACCGCGGAAGACCTGGGAGAGGCGGCGCATACCGTTGTTATCGCCAGAGTAGATATCGAGATCGACCTGGGCGTCATAATCACCATCAATGATACAGATGGAATCTTCGCCGATACGCTGAAGAGCAAGCCGCATCATTTCAATATCAAGGTTCTGGGCCTCGGTAATATAGACGGCGCAGTTCATGCCGGTGGTATCAAAGCCGCGCAGGTCCGAGAAGGGGAGAAGCTGGATTTTGTTGGCGTCAATATAGCGTTGGAGTTCCATGGTATCGCCAAGTTTAGCGCCGAGCATGTTGCCGATTTGGCTGTCAAGCAGCTTTTCATCGCGGGTGCCGGGGTAAAAGCCAAGGCGGGCAGCGCCGGATGTGGCGCAGGGGTTGGTGAACACGATGATTTTATCAATCTTGTGGGTTTCCAGCAGCTTGAGCATGTGAGCCAGAGCCAGATAGCTTTTGCCAGTACCGGCAGGACCGCACAGCATGGTGATTTGGTTATGTAAAAGGCTGTCAAAAGCGAGCATCTGGTAGATATCTTTCTCCTTGGCCCTGACAGCGCCAAATGCCTGCGTTTTGAAGGGCTTATAATCCACCGCGACATGTTTACCGTCTGCCCACTTAAACGCCTGTACGGAGCTGTCTGCGGGGCTGTGAGCGATAAGATATTGATTGGGGATAAGGCCAAAGGTATTTCGTTCCGGCTGCTCATAGAGGGCAGCGTATTGCTCATCGGTTGGAGTGACCTCCAGAAAGCCGGTATAGCTTTGGCGGGGGAGAAGATCCTTGGAGGAGCAGACGGGCAGGTGGGCGAGGGAAGAGGCCAGGTGTTTACAGCAGAGATCGTCCGTGCAGAAGGTTATATCCTGGTTTTGGCTGTATGTTTTCCAGGCCGCATAAATGATGATGGAATCCGGGGTGTTGGGCAGTGTGCTGCGAAACTGGCAGGTATCATCGTTCAGACAATCGGTAGCATTGGAAACTTGATAAAGGTCGGAATCGTGGGCGCTATCGAGATAGTGAGCCATTTGGCGGGCACGATAACGAACGGACTCATCTTTGGTGCGGCTGGTTTTGATAGATTCCAGCTCCAGCAGGGTTTGGACGGAGATAATAAATGGACGATCGACAACATGTGCGCCCATATTGAGCAGGGCGCAGGTATCATAAAAAATAAGCAGAGAGAATTCCCCCTTTGAACGTCTATTGCAGTTTGAAAACTGCTGTGGTATACTGAGCGCATAAAATATTTTGTAGGAGGTTAGCACCATGCCGAGAACCAAGGGAAGCAAGAACAAAGTAAAAGCTGCCGGTGTTGATTACGAAAACCTGATTGCCGCTGCTCAAAAAGAAAAGGAAGAGGCGGAAGCCGAAGTTGCCAAGACCAATGCCAGTATTGAGGAGTTGAAAACCGACCTGCAATCCATGAAAGAAACCTTGAAAATGCAGAAGGCGGATGTGAAGGCCGCGGAGAAAAAGCTAACCAAGCTGGAAGAGAAAAAGGCCAAGGCGGACATTGCTGCTGAGGCGGAAGCAAAGAAAATTCAGGCGCAGGAAATGATCAACCAGCTGCTGGCGAACGGCATGAGTGCTGATGAGATTTTGGAAAAATTAAAGTAATGGGATGAACCGTGTGGGTGGTTGTGCCTGCACGGTTTTTTGTTTGTGAACTGAGGTGCCAGGTTTGAAAACTACGAAGATAAAGTGTTAAAGTTCTTACTGAATAAAAGAACAACACCAGCGGTACATAATGGCTACAACAAGTTCGTCCACCCACCAGTATCTTTCATAAAAGCTTTTATCTTTAGCGTTTTCATCCGGACCAAATACACTTTGAAACCATTCTTTTACAGAGCCAAACCAGTTGAAAAAATTATCTGAGAGCGTTTGTTTCATATGAATTACCTCACAGCTCCCAGTAAGATTTGACATCTTTACTGATTTCAACTGATAACTTACGAGCAATCAGGCGGGCGTGGTTGTACTGGGCCTTAATGCCGTAAAAATAAGAAGCGTCCATAAAGGACAGGCTATCTTTGGCGACAGCCTCAGCTGTTTGAATATTCTCACGGTTTTTACGCAAAAGATCGTCCTGATAGAGCTGCAACAGGCGCAGCAGTTCTGATTTTTCTGATAATGTCATAAATAATAAACCCCATACCCACCCGCGCGTTAAGAGCGCAACCTTTAATTGTTTTTGTTACTTATTTAGAGCGTTGATTTGATCCATCAGCTCACGAATTTCAGCGGTTTCCTGAACGGGTTCTGCGGATTCCAGAAAGAAAATGCTATGTTCGGTTGTGATGGCAAGCTTGGCATAACCTATATCAAGGATAATTTCGAGTTCTTTAATAAGGCTGGTATGTAAGAAGCCAGACTTGGAAGCGCCGAGGTTGTCTTTGGAGTATTCAAACCAGGCAGGATAGCCGGGGCCAAGGAAAGAAATACCCTTGAAGGTGCTGCCGATGCGGCGAAGGTAATCGTCCTCGGTGCGGGTTATGATACCATCGGGGTATGTAATGTCTGACATAACCCAGGTGGGAGAGATTTTTTCAAGAGCGTTTGGAACAAAAGTAAGATTCATTAAGTGTTGCCTCCGATAAGGTTATGCTCCCGCAGGAAGGTTACAAAGTCGTCCATAGACAGGTTTTCTTTGAAAAAATTAAAGTCATAATCCTTAGTGGAACATTCTTTGTACTGCGTTTCAACAGAAACAGGTGCTTTGAAATTTTCTGCCGTAAAAAACCAGTCAAAAGTTCCGTAAAATTTAACAAGTGGTTTATGAAGGAACATTGATTTATCACAGTAACAGTGATTGCTCCAGGGATACTTGCAAGAAGCTACAGCATCATAGAATTCATAAAAGGTTCCAAAACTGTCAAGGTGTTTAGTTGGTTCACCCTCTAAAAATAACAAATCACTAGCAAAAATGTTATTTGTTCCGTCAGAAATCAATATATACTTCGCAGAATAGAGTTTGTGCATTACTGTTCTCCTGTGCTGTTTTAAGATTCAGGAAAATGTACTTTTGTTACGGCGATGGGGAACTCCTCAATTTCCGATGCCCAAACGCATAACTCTTTGCGCCCAGCGTGTAGCTGTGCCCACACATACGGGAAACCTCCGATGCCATCGAACAGGCTGCCGAGGGTGGCATTATCCGGCAGGCGGTCAGCGATACCACCGAGAACGTAGTACCACTGCGGCAGGGCGATGGAGTTGCCCAGCGCCTTATATCGGGGCGCATCAGCGGCTTTGTGAGCTTTGCCCTTGCTGTCTACCCATTCGCCGAGGTCTGTCCATCCATCGGGATAACCCTGCAGGCGCTCACACTCAGTAGGGGTCAGGCGGCGAACAATCCAGCGGATGATTTTTTCAATTACGACAGCAGTATAATCCGTAATTCGGCTGTTGTGGTCACCCGTTATGGTAGGGGATAGCATACCATCGCCGTTGCCGCGTGCGTCATAGCAGACAATATTCGGGTCCTTGTAATCCCGACTGCGGATAGCCGGAGAGCAATCATTGCAGATAACCATGTTTGGCTCTGTGGTGGCGGCGTAACAGTTGATCGTGTTGCCCTGAATACAAAATGTCGGTTCGGCCACAAAAAGTGTCTGATCTTGCAAGGTGGAGAGGGTGGCGCTCTTTTCGGTCTGCACCAATGCACCTTTGCCGCCGCCCTCGCATCCAGAACGGATTTTCAAGGTATAGGCACATGCAGGTTTATTCCCACCACATTCAGCATTAAGAGTTGGCACTAATTCTTCGGCATATCCGATACTTCGTGCCTGCTCACTATTTCCTAACTTGAACGCACAAACATTGCTTACTTCGGCATGTACTCCATTTGCTGTTCCAGCGCTATTTTCAACAGCTCCAGCAGTTGCTTGCCCCGGCGTGATGCTCGGCGCAAAATGCCCTCGCAGGCTTTCCGGCTCAAATAATATTTCTCCGGCGCGTTGACCTGTAAGGTCGAGGACAAGCGAGATGCGCAAACGACGTTGGGGAACACCCCAGTACTGGGCGTCCATGGTTCGCCAAGCAAGGCTCCATCCGCTACCTGATACCTCCCCCGCTTTACTCCATTTTGATTTTGGAGGTTCAGGAAGAGAAATGGCTGGTTCTTTGATTCGGATAAGTTCTTCCAGCACAGCGAGGAAATCTTTTCCTTTGTTTGAACTGAATGCTCCGGGTACATTTTCCCAGACTGCATATTTGGGATATTCTCCATTCGTTGCCTCCTGCATTTGTTTAATAATCCTGACGGCTTCCATAAAAAGTCCGCTGCGTTGACCGGCAAGACCAGCGCGTTTCCCTGCGATACTGAGATCTTGACAGGGCGAACCAAATGTAATTACATCCACTGGTTCGATTTTAGAGCCGTCAATTAAGGTAATATCGCCGAGATGTTTCATTAAGTATTACCTCCTGTAGATCCAAAGCCGCCGTTACCGCGGTCTGTATCAGGGAGTTCGGCAACCTGGGTAACGGTGCAGTGAACAACGGGTTGGACGACCAGCTGGGCGATACGATCCCCGATGGCGAACGCCTGAGGTTCATTGCTATAGTTATGTAAGGCCACGATGATTTCGCCAGTATAGTTTTCATCAATGACACCAACCATATTGGCGGGGGCGAGGCCGGTTTTGGTGGCAAGGCCGCTGCGGGGATAGACAGCGCCGAATGTGCCGTGGGGCAGCTTGATGGCGATGCCGGTATGTACTTTGGCGGTCATGCCAGGCTGAATAATACAGGTGGCAACGATGACGGTACCGGGTGCTTCCACACTGATGGCGTGCAGATCCAGGCCGGCGTCCGTGGGGTGAGCATAGGAAGGGAGGGGGATGTCGGGGGCAAGAGGTTTGACGGAAAGTTCATCCTTAAAAACGACATCGCCTTCATCCAAGACTGTCCCAGTTGACACGATTTCACCGAGATGGTCGACTTTTGTATCACAGATGGGGTAGGTATAGTTTACATACGGGGTTTCATAGTGCATGGAGTACCTCCTTTACTTATACAGACCAATCAGCTGGCGGCGAAGATAGCGAAACCATGCGCGGCACATGGCGCGATAATTGGGCTTGGCCGAGGGAACTGGTGCCGGAGTGGTCACGGGTTCGGGAGTTGCGGTTGGTGCCGGAGTAGCTGTGGGCGCAACAGTCGGTTCCGGGGTTGGTTCCGGTGTGGCAGTAGGTTCAGCGGTGAGCGCAGGAACGGGGCCGAGCCACTGAGCGTAGAGGTCCATATTGCCGGTACAGACATATTCCTGATGAGGGGAATACCAGGTGCCGGAGCCGTCGGACTCTGTGTTCCAGCCGTTGAAGGTGTTGGCACCGTAGGTGGGCTTGGAATCAATGATCTGATAGGTTTTGCCTTCCTCCTGCTCATACTTTTTGGTGGCGAAAGAATAAGTCGGGCGGGACCAGTTGCTCCACCAGCAGCCGCCATTGGCGTGATAGGTAACGGTGTAAGTAGTGACGGCGGTTTCGGGCGTGGAAGACTCAGCATAGGCGGTGGCGCTGAGCCGAGGGCAAAAAACAATCAGAACAAGCGCCGTGAAGAACGCTGAGAAGAGCACACCAAAGCGAAAAAGTTTGTTGCATTTATTAAGATTCATAGTTAATCCTCCTTGAGGTAGAGGCCGCAATGGCACTGGCCGGAAACTTGAGAACGAAACTCCTGACACATACATTTGTTGGCCGGGATATGCTCAATGCGACAGGGACAATAGCCGTTATTGGATTTGATGGAGGCGCGGAATTCTTCGACCTCCTCTTTTGTCCAGCTGGGGTTTGTAATAATTTTCATTTGTACTCCTTTTGAAACAGGATTGTTTTATCAATCGGTACATTTCCTCTGAGTTCATAAAAACGCTGGTTCGTTTTTGGATTGTCAAGGCCGCCGAGTTCAGAGACATACGGGCCAACCTTGATAAAATTGAAGTATGCGCCGTAATCGCGCGGTCCATCGTCATACATCAGGTGAACAAAACTTGGGTAGTCAAGACCTGTGTAGAGGCATGTTTTCAAGTTGTACTGATGTGCGATTTCGCATGCTTTCAGTAGTTCGATTTTGTTCTGGTCGCCGCCCATAAAACACACGCAGGTAATCATGGACCGGTATTTATTGATGACCGATGGAAGATTCTCCAGCAATGTGTTGCCGCTATACTCCCATAAGAATTTGGAGTGGCAGTCAGGACAGTGATGCGGACAGCCTGTGATATCAAACACAAGGCTTATCTCTCCGGGAACTTCTTGAAATGTTACATCATAGTGGCTATACAGAAGCGGCTTGCAATCAGTCTGCATAATAGCGCTTCGCTGCCTCCTTTTGACGGGCTTCGGAGAAGCTGGATACGCGCTTGAGATAACCAATGACACGGGTTGCATAGTCCAGGTTCTCACTGCCGCACTTAGGGCATTTACGCAGGTGGTGCTTAGAAATGTGTCCGCAGTCATTGCAGATGGTATTCGGCACATTCACCGTCCAGTAGGGGCACCCAGTCTTGATGGCCACATTCATCAGTTTGCGGTACTGCTCCTTATCCAGATGTTCCTCCAGATTCAGATGCAGAGCGCTGCCGCCGTCCAGATACTGCGTCATTTTGGAGCCGTGAAGCATAAATTTATCAAGCGGTTTGGTAGGATCTTCGACAACATAGAAGTAACTGTTGTAGCAGTCACGCGGGACTACGAAGCCATCCTGCTTATCCCACTTTGCGTTCTTGACACCAAGGTTTTCAGCGGGGACATATTCTGTGTTAAACATAATGCCGTCAGAGCGATCTGCCTTGTTCTCGTCATAGATGACCTTGAGCACTTTGTTCGTAAAATCAACATAGTTTTGGTCGTCCGGGGAGATGGTGTAGCCAAGGAATTCACAGCCCTCAACAAAGCCGTTAATGCCAATGGTCAGGAACTGCTTATCCAAAGAGATATATCCGGCATCGTAGATAGGGAGCAGCTTTGCATTGAACTCGTCTTTCAAAATTGCGTTCCATGCCTTGAGGTAAACATGGATGTCTTTGACTTGTTCACGAACGGCCTCGCAAATATCACGGCCATTGGCAACAGCAGTCTGAATTAGGCGATTCATATTGATGGTGATAACACCCTTAGAACCAGTAGCCACGCCGCCAGCACCAAGAGTATAACTGAAGGTATTGTCGCTCATTTCATTGCGCAAACGGCAGCAGGATGCCAGAGAGTCCACACTATTGGAACGGTAGATAAAGAAGCTATGGCCTTTAGAAAGCATTTCGGCAGCATTGTCAGCCCATTCCTTATCGACATAATCAGTGCCATCATCCAGCAGGTTCAGCGTCTCGACAGGGAAGGTGAGAATCTTCTTCAGACGCTCCTGATTCAGCCATTCCATAAAGCGCTTTTGCAGCCAGGATACAGACTCCCACTGCATTTCTGTGCCATCAGGAAATACGAAATCAGAGAACATGCCCTCAAAATACGGCTTGTCGAAGTATGCGCAGTTCCAGAAGATGGACTGGAAATTACGAGCAGCGGCAGGCTGATTCAGAGAATAGACAACCTGCTCAAACTGGTCAGTAATAACCTTGTCGATGGTGCGATGACGGCTGGAAAGATCAACTACCTTATCAGCGTGCAGGTAATAATCATCGCCATAGTCCTTGCGGATAAAGTAATCAAGATAGGGGATAAACTCAGGGGTGGCAACTGCACCGGCAAACTGAGATGCAATGGCAAAGCACAGGTTGATAAATTCACCGCAGAAGGAATCAAGGTTGTGAGGAGCAGATGAACCGCCGCCGATGCTTTCCAGACCATTGAACAGGAACGGGTACATGGTAATGGAGACGCAGTACGGCAGGCACGGATTTGTTTCGTCATGGCGGTAAATAAAATGGTGGTCAAGCTGGTAAATGTACTTGTCGGCATACTCCTGACCGTACAGCTCTTTGATTTTTTGCCACATACGCAGACGGTTGATGCCGATACCATCCTTTTTATAAAGTTCACCAGTCAAAGTGGTGACATTCTTGCATTCCACATTCGCGTTCGCATCAACCTTACTGCCAGTGGCTGCGTTGCTGGATGCGGCATACTCCTTGATAAAATCAAGATACGGCTGATATTTTTCATATTGTTCGATAGCCATTACATACCTCCTACAATTTTAATTGCTTCTTTGAATCCATACTGCTGTTCGCCCACCTGCAGAACAGGCATCATATCCATGCCCATTTCAAGCATTTTCTGTACATCGGTAAACTCCGTATAGTGAATGCCCTTTTCCTGCAGTTTGTTTGCCAGAATCAGACAGCGCGGACAATGCGTGGTGTAGAGAATTACATTTTCCATAAACCCTCCTTGTAAATAAACAATTTTTCTGTTGCTGCTTGGCGGCTGTTCTTATCGAGTGTGACTGTGACAGCGCGGACAATGGGTTGTATACATAATGATGTTCATTCGGCATCTCCCTTCAATGTGGCGGCTGGAGCATCACGAGAGGTGAGGATGGTGTCATCAGAGATATACTTGCTGTAATCAAACTGCGGAGTTGTACGATATGTAACGGCAGAAGCAGCCTGAGCGAAGGCAGAGGAGCTTGAAGCGTTTGCTTTTTCTTTGGCCTTATCCAGCTCCATGACAGTGAGGACGCAGTAGTTGGCGAGATCCAGCAGGGTATCGCGCAGAGATTCATTGACCTTGGCGGGGGTGCCCTTGATAAGATTCATGAAGCGGTGGTACTTATGGGAGATCTGAACGGCGGCGGTGATGATGCCGTTATCGCCAAACTCCTGATAAAGCTGAGAGAAGGAATTGCCGTAATCTGTGTTTTTGGATTTGAAGGTATCGCACATTTCGACCTGGATGCGACCAAAGCGCTGAACATCATTCATGAAGTAACCTCCTTATAGATACATAAAAAATTTAATTAGCCAGCCGGCAAAGAGGGCGACCAACGCGGGCGGGCAGAGACCGGCAAAAGTGCCGAGGAAAACACACAAACCATCCGGCAAAGACCAGGAATCAAAGCAGCTGGATTTGCCGTCAATGACGTTTTGAACATCATTCTGCAGGGGGATTTTGTGGGGGATGCCGGTGGTATCAACGATGAATTCAAGAGCCAGGCCGATGCCGGCTGCATGAAAGACGCCGATGGTGGGGATGGGGCCAATGGCTAAAAACCAGTTCCAAAGTTTGGATGCGGCGAACCCCCAGACGGGGATGTGCAAAGCCCAGGCAGCAACGGCGCAGGCGTTAAGCTTTACAGCGCGGGTGGAATCAGTGAGGACTTTATGGACAACTTCGGACAAGTCCCGAAGAGCAGTTTCATCGTCTTCCACCTGGTTGATATGTAACTCGTAGGTTTTGAGGAGCTTGCGGATTTCTTCTTGGGTCATTCGGACGCCTCGATATCATTGAAAATTTCAGGGTAGACAGTCTGCAGCTCCTTGAGGACAGGAATCATGAGGGCGCGGATAGCGGGGTGGGCATCCTTGGCGGTGCGAAGGCGGAGGACTTCATGCCATTCGCGCAGGTTCCAGGTGCAGACGATCTCGGTTTTGAGGCAGAGGGGAAGGACATCGCGGGCTTCTTCCGGGGTGGCACCAGCATTCAACATGTCACGATAGCCTGTTTCAGCAAAGCCACAATAGTTTTTCCAGGAAATGCGTTTCCTGCCGGTATAGCCATGGTCAATAACTGTGATTTCATTGCCGAACTTATCTTTGTTGTAATTGCAGTAGCGGGTGGATTCCTGGGCGTAGGAGCCGATACGGTGACGGACGATCTCGTTGGCAACGCCGCGGTCAGTGATGAATTTAATGGTCAGGCTGATATGCTCGACCATGGCGTAATGATGATTTTTGCAGAGCATGGCGACCATTTTGGAATCACTGCCGGGCTTGATGGCATCCTCGCTTTGATAGCAGGTGCGGGCGATGCGTTCGATACGCTGCATGGTGACATCACGGTTGAGCGGGGTGATCCATTCGTGGGATTGAGGGATAATTTTCATGCGGGGTCGGCCTCCTGTAAGATAATGCAGTTGGATGGGTAGAGAAGAATATAATCTTTCTCCCAGGCATAACCGCGGTAGGTAGGGTTAGAAACTTTGACGCGGCAAGAGGTGAAACCGATTACAACATAAGTGTTCCAGTTGATGCCGCTGTTTTTATCCGTCTGCGCATAGGCAACGGTATCGCCGACATGGATTTCGCGGCCAATGGCATCGGTAATAGGTTCAGTCATGGGCGGCCTCCTGTTCGGGTTCGCGCTGCTTGATAAGATGGCCGATCCAGAACAGGCGCTTAGGGGTGATTGGATCTTCTTTCAGGCAGGCAAGAGTGTGGTTTTTGCGGTAGCGGGGTTCAAACTCCAGAGTGAAAACGGTATCTGCATTGGAGAGAATGAAGTCTTTATAGTCCTGGCGAAGGATAGGCCAATCGGGATCGTTTTGGATAGCGGTGAGATCGAACTTGACTTTATCGCCATCTTTGTAATCCAGGATATTGCCGGTGTTCTGATAGAGCCAGGCGATGGCTTTGCCGTTGCGCTTGATGTTGACGGCGTTTGCGATTGCTTTGTTTTTGATAAGATCACCTGCTTTGGTAAGAGTGAAAAGGTTGGCGGGCATTGAACGCTGCACGCTGGGCGGGTGTTAGATCATTGATGTTATAGGTAATGATGAGAGCGGAACATTTGGAAGCATAACTGCGGCAGATAGATTCAAGCTCTGCCTTGGCACGCTCTTTGCGGTGGAGTTCACGGGTAGTATTCATGGGGGCGGTGGATCAACTCCTTTAACGAGAAGATAAGTTTTGCCCTGGAGGGCGGCCGGGAGAAAGACCAGGCGGCCGGCAGCGAGGACGAAGCAGCCGATTTGAAGGCGGGTGACGACCTGGTAGCTGCGGTGGGCACGGAGCAGGGGAGAGGCGGATGGATAATTGGAGAATAGGACGGCTTGCATCATGGCTGAACCCCCTCCAGGTGCTGTTTCATTTCGCGGTAGAGGATATCATGGATGAGCTTGCCGGAGGTTTGAGGTTCACAGAAAATGAGCTTGCAGTCATAGCGGGCAAGCCAGGTTGTGAGGCTGGCCACCATGGCGACAGGGGACATTTTGCTGCGGTATGTACCGGCGTAAAGCATTTCCCAGGTAGTGCGCTCAACAAGCAGATAGGTACGGGCACCTGCTGCTTTGGCACGTTCAAATTCACGGGTAAAGCGATCACGCTGGGAGGTAAAGCAATTTGCGATTTCGTCGCTGGACATCTTCCGTTCGATCACGACGATGTTTTCTAGGCTGTAGGGAACGCCGGTGGGCAAGATGACTTTGGCAGAATAATCGCCAAAATTGAGCTTTTGCCGTTCGACTGGACAGCCCATTTGCTGAATGCGCTGAGTGAGCGCCGAGGTTTCGTGCTCACGGGTATCGATCAGGATAGTAAAAGTTTCAAGGGCGGATTTAACAAAGACTGGTTCGATAATATCACCCCCTAAGAGAGGAACCACCAGAACAAGCTGAAAACGATGGCTGTGAGATAGAGTTTGTACCAGTCATCACGAGATAAAAAAAACCGATTGTCATTGGTCGAGGGCTTTGAACAGCCCCACCGGCCAGGCGAGAATGAGGTTGAAGGGATAGATGAGTTCAAACTGGGAGGGGAAGAAGCCGCGGAAATCAAAGTGGGCGTATCACCAGACATCGAACTTTTGGTGATGTTACCGAAAATAGTGGCAATAACACTGATGGCAGTATTGAGAACCGCCATAACCAGAAAAAAATTAACGTACATGGCTGTATTTATAAAGGAAAGTGTTGAAATCCGTTGTGGACTGGACCCAACCGGCATCGGTGCGGGACCACTTGCCCTCCTGCTTGGTGCCAAGAACCTTGATGATATCGCCTTTAGCGATGGGGTTTTGATCCATGGTGGAGGGACGGATTTTGAAATTAACGGTTTGACCGGTTGCAAGCTGGTACAGTGCGATGGTCTTGTTTTTATATTTGCCGTCAATAGAGAGAATGTAGTGGTAGGTGGAAGCGAGAGAAGGGTTTTGGTATTGGAGGTAGCCAAGGTACTCGCTCTGGGCATCTAAGATCTGCTTGACATGCAGCGGTTCATCCGGCAGATCATTCCAGATGGCTTGAAGAGCAGAATCATACTGGAAATCTTTATAGGTTTTAAGCTGGTCAGATGTGGTGGAGTAAGCTTCAATATAAGGTTTGTACGAAGACTTAGTGTCCTTTGGAAATTGAGAACGGCCATAGAGGTCATTACACGCACTGATAAACTTGAGAATCTTATTGCCGCCAGCGAATGGCTTAAAATAATCCAGCAGGACAAGCGTTTCGATCTTGGCGGAGTTTAAGCTGCGGGTATGGGACATTTCTTTCCAGAGAGAGTAAAAATCGGTGAATTTACCGGACTGATACATTTTCCAGAGGTCATTGGCACAACCTTGGCTTAAACCTTTGATAGAGAGAAGCGAAGGGTCAATGGCGTGGTTTTCTTTATCAGCGGTAAACTTGCGGTTATCATGCCCCCACTGGATAGGGCCTTCATGAATACCAAAACCGCGGAGCATTTCAGCTTTGAGGGCAGCTACTTTTTCCTTTTTGCCTTTATTGGAGAAGTGCTGCAGGCAGACCTCGTAAAACTCATAGGGATATGTGGCTTTCTGCCAGGCATTATAGAGGGAATCATAGGCCATACAGGCTGAATGCGATGAGTTGAAACTGTACGCTGTAGCGTCGTTAATAATCTGCCAAATCTGATTTGCGATTTCAACCGGCTCTTTGCCCGGTGGACATTGGCCTTGAAGCTTATCACAGAGGCCGGAGATAAACTGTGCTTTTAACGGTTTAACCTTTTCAGGATGCTTTTTGGCAATATCCTTGATGATGCCGTAACACTGGTCCATGGGGAAGCCGGCAAAGTTCAGAATCGTCATCAAATTTTCCTGATACAGAATAAAGGAGTATGGGAACTCTTTTGTTTGAATCAGGTTGTCAATGACAGGAACGCCGTAATCAAACGGAACGCGGCGCTCAAATGTGGGATACATAGACTTGAAACCGGGGCGGATGGCAGCAACAAAAGCGGACAGCTCAGAAACGTTTTGCGGTTTGTAACGCATGAGTTTTTGAGAGGTGGAAGCTTTTTCGCACTGGTTGACACCGCAGGTGAGACCGCTGGCATAGATATTCCAGACGGCTGGATTATCCTTGACTTTTTCTGATAGTTCATCAACGGTCAGAGGTTCCATTCCGATACGCTTGAATACTGCTGCGGTAAGAGCTACGGTATCAACAATCAGCCAGTCATTTTTAAGGAACTTATATTTTTCAGCCACAGCGCCATCAATGACAGTGGTAATATATTCCTTTTTGGTTGTTTCGCTTTTACATTTGATAAGACCAATCTGGCGGCGGATGCTGCCCTGATAAAGAAGATAGGCACAAGGAGCTTTTGATTTTGATACAATTAAGCCCCAGTAAACCTCGCTGCGTTTGACAAGATCCTGATATTCTGGGTCAACGTAATCATAGATACTGATATCGGCTTTATCGTCATCATCGGCATATTTGAGAGCAACTTCGTACTTTTCAAGCTGGTCGCTGATTTTATTGGCAGTTTCAAAGTCCAGCCTTTGAGCGCGGGCGTACATCTTAAATGCAGCTTTCTTTTTCATGGTGCCAAAGGCAATCATGGGGTAAGCATGGTCTGCACCGAGGATTTCGCGCTGGGCACGCTCGAATGGTTCCTGCGCACTGATATTCTGGTCGATATCGGGCAGGCTGTTCGTCTGAATAATACGAGTAGTAGAGAGGAATCGTTCTGGGTACAGACGAATGGGAGATTTGAAACGGTCAACTTTACTGAAACCACAGAGGGTATTGGTAAAGTAGCTGACAGCAGAACCACGGCCAGTGTTTGTGATGATGCCACCATATTTAATGCCGCGTTTGACGATTTGATAGTCAATTAGTGGATAATCCACCATGCCGGTATCGCGGTAAGTATGAGCTTCCATCTTGACGCCATCAAAGTAACGCTGATAATCCTCTGGCGGAACGTGTTTCATGTACTCGCGGAACTTAGAACTGATTAAGCGATTGTAGATTTGATATTTTTCCTCTGGGGTTTTATCCGGGTACAGGGTGGGAAGTTTGCGGTTGGTTTGAAAAACCTCGCTGTCGTAATCTTCAAAATCACAAATCAGATCTGTGTTGCGAACAGCCTGGTCAACTGCTGCTGGTGGGACAATGCCTTGTTCGGCAAAACGCTGGCGAACGGTAGCTTCATTAGGATAGTCCATATACCAGCCATCCTCGTCGTCATAGTGGATATCACTGGCGGCAAGAAGAGCATCACGTTCAACAGATTGTTCCGGGTAGATATAGTGGCTGTCAAGGCCAACAATCATCTGGATACCGTACTTTTTGGAAAGCTCCAAGATTCTTGCGTTTAGCTGCTTTTGCTTATCGGTATTATGAGCCTGAATTTCAAGCATGAAGTTATCCTTAAAATGGTTATGTAGGCGAAGGACTAGATTTTCAACATAATTAGGTTCATAATGCCAGAATGCAACGCAGGCAGAAGTAACAAAAACATCGTTGGGCGGCAGTTGGAACAGGAGTTCTTCATCCAGACGTGGGCGATAGTAATAACCGTCCTCATTGGCGGTAGATAGAACTTCGTTGATCCACTGACGACCGTTTTCGTTTTTGGCGAGAAGAACAATATGGCAGTTGGTACGGTCTTTTTCGTGCCGGTCTTTGACCCAGTAAGCTTCAGTGCCAAAGATAAACTTGAGGCCATACTTGATAGCGATTTCACGGCATTCGTGGTATTTGCCTTGCCAGCCGTGCTCCAGAGAGCAGAGAATGTTCTGACTGAGTTCAACAGCGCGTTTAGCATATTGTTCATAGGTGGCGGGAGAATCGGGGGTATAGATGTTGGAGCAGCAGGTGTGCTTATGGTAGTTCTGCATTAGCATGGCCTCCGTGTACCATTGAACATATCCTCCGATGCTCGTGAGAACTCAACAAAAGATTGTTCTCGTTCTGCAGCCGCTGCTTTTGCAGCTTCTTCTGGAGTATCAAAATGGCCAAGGTAATGCCGAATGCCATTACAGGTAATTTGTGCTGTCCACGGTTTGCCCCAGCCTTTATTTTCCCAGACGTCGGCATAACCGCTTTTATTGTCCGCACGCATTGCCTGGTTTTTCATATTATCGGCATGTGTAACTAACCGCAAATTTGAACGTCGGTTATCGTATGGCTTGCCGTTAATATGATCAATTTCCATTTTGGCCGGAATATTTTCCTCTCCAAATAAAAGCCGATGCATCAAGACGTAGTGATTATGCCGAATATTATTTTCGTCAAGATAATAAGTATAAAGAGTTCGTAAATAACCATCTTGATGTTTATGCCAACAGTACGAAGAGATAAGGGAATAATCTTCTTTGGAAAAATAAAATTCATAACCAGCACGGGTTGTACCGATATAATATGTTCCATCGTCAGATAAGACATATGAATTTCTTTTTGTATTAAAATGAGTTATATCTCTTGAATGATCATAAATTGATGGCGTTTTTATTCACCTCCTGTAATTTATTTCAAAAGCCCTGCGGGGGCGGGGAACGGGTGGTCATGGGCGGCTCCTTTAGAAGAGATCGGCTTCGGTTTTGGGTGGGTCGGCGATGAGGGCCTGGGCGTTATAATCCCGGATGGCGGGGCAGATTTTGCGGTAACTGCAAAGGTTATTGCAGAAGAAAGCGCTGTCCTTATCGACCTTGCGGGCAGGCCAGGGAGTGGTTTCATCCTGAGGCAGAGACTCATAGACATCGGCGACCTTGTTGATGTAAGTAAGAGCTTCCTGCTTGAGTTCCGGGGTATAGGGGTAAGGCTCTACAAAAGGTTTGATGATGAACTGCTGGGCGACTGACATGGGGAACCTGGGACCAAGAAGATTCGTTTCTTTGAAATCCAGCATGGCAAATTCAATCTCAGCTTCATCCATACCGGCATCGCGGCAGGCGGATTCGACCGCAGGGGCGATAGTATCGTAAATTTTGGAGCGATTGACGATGCGGATACACTGGGTTTTGTTGCGCGAACGGGATGTGGCGTACCAGGTGTAACGGATCTCGACATACTTGAGCATGATCCAAGCGAGATTTTTGACTGTATAACCGGCCTGCTCTAATGCCATAGCGTAGATCACGAGCTGGCGGCCATGCTCCAATAAATCTGACGGTTTATACCGGGAGCTGGTTTTAAGGTCATAGACAGATACCGTACCGTCATCATTCAGCTTGGTTAAATCAATATAGCCTTGCAGGGCGCGGGTAGGACTGACGCGGAGGATAACCAACTGCTCGATAAGGTACTTGCCGCGAGGCGGGTAAAAGTTCTGGCAGAAGTGGGTCATATCCTTAATCCATTTCTCTTTGATGGAGTCATTGCCGCGAAAATCTTTAGGAAAGGTAAGGCCGAGGGTATCACATTCATCCAGGGCACTATGTAGAGCGGGAAGGAGGTCATCACAGGTTGCTTTGCCTTCGATGAGGTCTTCTGTGACTTGATGGGATGCTCCTCCTAGCAAACCATAGACACTTTGAAGTCCGGGTTCATGCTTGATATAGGAGTACCAGGATTCCAACAGGCAGTCGTTTACACAATTAAGCTTGGAATACGAATATAAATGGACGCCCGCATCTTTTAGTTCTTGCAGGCGGGGGTCTTTGGCGCGTTCGATTATAACCACCTCACTTTCGTTTGCAGGCAGGTGACGTAGGCATCGCGGCCAAGGTCGGCGGGATTTTGTTTGCTGCCTGCGGGGATAATATCGTGGTCGGGGTCCCAGACATAGCCGACCCTGGTAGTTAGGATTAAATTGTTCTGGACAAGCTTGGCGGCTTCTTCCCGGATAGCGTCTTCTTCTAATCCTTCATCAAGAGCGAGAACAATAGTTTTGGGGCGAAGAGAAAAAATCATGCTGCGCTGGGCCTGGGAGACATGGCAGCCGCAGAGACCGAGCGAGATATGGGCACCGAATGATGCGCACTGCATGGGGGCTTTTTCCGATTCAAAAAGGACCACGTTCTGGGTTTCGATGATGCGCTGGTAGTTTTGCTGCAGGGCGAACAGGGTTTTGCTGCGCGGGCAGCTGACGATGGGATACCAGCGGTCCTGATGAGGGCAGTTGGGGTCATTGGAGCGACCCATGATACCGCAGAGCTGGCCATCAAAATTGCGCTCCGGGATGGTGATACGGTTGGAAAGAAAATCATAACCAACCTGAAATTTTTCCTGCGTTACATAATCAATGCCATCGCGGAAGAACATTTGGTTGTACTTGCCCAAGTATGGCTGCAAAGTTTCCTCTGGGATGGGAGGCACGGAGTAATCCTCCGGCTGATCAGGGAGAAGCTTGCGGTAGAAGCCGCCGAAGGGATAGTGAACTTTGGCCGAGAAATCATTCTGGTCGAGATCCAGAACGGTGGTGACAAAGGTTAAGCTATCCGGGAAAGTGCAGTTCAGGCGCGACATGATAAGGGTGAAAAGATTGCCTTTGCCGTTGGTGGAAAAGCAATAAAACCGTAAAGAATCAACATCCAGAACAATGCTGGTAGGGTTGGTGCCGTCCGCCCGTGAAAAGCGGAACTGGGCTTTGGCTGAATTAAACGTAATGTTTTCATAGCCGAGGGTTTCGAGGATGGTGTAGATATCATCCGAGTGGCCGATCAGGCGCTGGGAGAGGAGTGCCGCGTTCATGGGCGCACCCCCTTTAACGGCCGATGGCTACATGGTCATTGCGGATGGTACAATAGCCGACCTCTTTCCAGTTGTTCCAGCTGAGGTTTGCTTCATACAAAAATTGCTGACCGTCTTCATCGTTACGGGTTTTATCGAGAAAGGCGACGATGTACTTTTTGGTTTTATCCAGCGTGAGGGGGGTGGTGAATTTTTCCCAGGTGCCATCCGGTTTGCGGGTGCGGGTGTATGCGTGACAATCACATTTCTCGCCGGTGTATTCATCCTGCCAAAGTTCCCGAATATAAATCATTTCGGAAAAAACCTCTTTGATTTGCTTGCCGTTGGAAAGGGTGGAGGCATCGAGAAAGCGCTGGTTTTTCATGTAGAGGGCCAGCTGATAGGTACAGACGATGGAGACGTTTTCCCGGCTGGCACACTGGAAAATTTTGCGCGAGGACTGCAAGAGCTGACGATACATTTCCATATTGCCGCCGTCATCGTCCGACTTCATGGTGTCCCACAGGAACATCTGGTAGCCGAGTTTGGAATATTTGCGAACCGACTTGATGACGCGGGAGGTGTCGTTATCGAACATTTTGATGAAGCGGATGGAAGAGTATTTCTTTTGGCTGATGGCTGCCGCTTTAAGCAGCATTTCTTTTTGTTCATCCGTGAACTTGCCGACCTTGAGATGCTTGCGAGTCATTTTCCAGTAGCCGAGATCATTGGTGAGGATATGGATGGTGAGCAGCTGTTTGTAGGCACGGACCTGCATTTCGTTTGAAATGATGCAGCACTTGACACCGGATTCGGTTAAAGGCAGGATCATATTTTCAAATACGAAAGAGGTTTTGCCGGTGCCGGAGAAGCCGCCCAGCATGTAAAGATCACCAAGGGGAAGGCCAAGAGTGGCCCAGTTGAGGCGGGGGCAGTTTTTGCCGTAATTCAGACCGACCGTTTCGCCCTTATCCAGCTCTGTGATATACGATTCATCAAAGGCGACAGATTCGACTTTCATATCGCGGGTGGAGTTCATGCTGATGGTGTTGAGCTGATAGTCGAAAAAATCGTAGACTTGGGAGTTGGACATGGAATCAAAGCGGGAGGTATCCTGGAAAGTTTTGAAAAACTGCTCGCAGAGATCGGAGAGAGTATTGAGCTTGGAGATGCGGTCAAAGTAGGCTTCGACGTTATCAACATCCACGAGGGATTTGAGCTTTTCGACTTCCGGGTAGCCGCCGTAGGCCGAGAAGACTTTGCGGGTATCGGCTTTATCCGAAAGGTAGGTATCGACCGAAATGCTGTCGAAATTGCGGAAGCCGGAATCATACATGCCGCGGCCAAGCTGGTAGTAGAAGAGGGCATCTTTGGTTTTGATGGTTAAATCATTGCCGAAGTTGACCTGATCGTACTCGCCAAACAAAACCGGTTCTTTCCAGAGGCAGAAGACAAAAGAAGCTTCGTCTTGAGCGCGGGAGGTATTGATTTTATCAAGACAGGTTTGGAGTTCGATATTTAGTCACCGCCTTCCAGAAAATCTGTGATATCTTTGGGCTGAGCAGCGGAAGTGAAATCCTGCGGGGGCGGAGCCTGTTGGGGTGCAGCCTGACGGGATTCAAATTCCTGCTGAGATTTGAGGCGGCGGGCAACATCGTTGATATTGTTGGTAAGGATGGCCATGAGGTAGGATGCTTTTTGATAGTCCGAACCGAAAGAGCGGGAAGCCAGAGCGTATTCAATTTTGGACTGACATTCCTCCATGGTGGCAAGGACAGCGGCATAGCCGTAATGTTTGAATTGCATGAGGCCGCGGGTGATGACCGTTGGAAAAACATCGCCCGGCTCATAGCCCATATAGGAGGCCATGCGGGTAACGACCTGACGGTAATAATCAGATTCCTGCTTTTTTTGCTCATACAGCTCTTTGGTTTGGTAATAAAAACCATCCGGGGCCTTGAAATAATCCAGCGAGTTGCCATAGATGCCGGTGGCGTGACAGATGACGCGGCGGCCTTTACGGACTTTGGGTGCTGCCATATTTGACACCACCTTTACGCTGCGAAGAGGTCAGCGATCTGGCGCAGGGTTGCAGCCGGGATGTTGGGGGAGGAGAACTTGGGTTCACCGGTAGCGGCCAACAGTTCCTTGGCTTTGGCCTTGATTTCATCTGAGGCGTTGGAGAAGCCATTGACGATGGTGTTGTAATATTCATCACGGTGAGATTCGTCCTGTTCGGCCTGCTTTTCGGCTTCCTCCTTTTTGCGGGCTACGGCTGCCTGTTTGGCGGCGGCTTTCTGCTCGGCCTTGGCGGCAGCATCAATCTGCTTATCCGTAACCGGAGCAACCGTGTGAGCACCGGCGACACCCTGTTTGAAGGCGGCGAGGAAATCCTGCGGATCAAGGGTGATCGTTTCAGGCAGGTCATTGAAGCGGGAACCGGCATCAATGGTGGAGGTGCCGCGCAGATGGATAACGCGCTTTTCGTTTTCGATTTTGCCAGATGCGATATCGCGCTCGATGGTGCCAACCATGACCATCTGGGCGTTATCAGCAATGGCGCTGTATGTACGGTCCTGCATGAGGTTTGTGAGCTGCTCATACTTTTCGCCGGTGAGGGGGTCCGTGCGCTCCTTGAACTTGGTATGGGACAGGATGAAGACGGCGATGCCGGCGTTGCGGATGCGGGAGAGCTGATCGTTGATGATTTTAATCAGACGGTCAGAGCCGCGGTTGTAGCCGCCGAAGGCATCATTGATGGATTTGCAGGACTTGCCGGTTTCACGACGGGATTCCCGCATGACTTCATCGGTGGCGATATCAAAGAGGGTATCAAAAGTATCAAAGCAGACACCCTTGATGCCGTAGTCAGCATTGTTTTCGATCAGATCATCGACGATCTGGACAAGGCCGCGGTGGCCGGTTTCTTCATCGTAATCATCGTCCCAGGTGAGGGCTTCTTCGACCTGGAGGTTATCGAGGTGGTGGAAGCCGGACTCGGTGCCGCAGGAGATGAGCAGACCCTTGGAGGCATTGCCCCAGGCGGCGACAACGAGGTTGCGCCACCAGGTTGTTTTGCCGAATTTGCGCGGGGACAGCAGCATGTAATAGGGGTAGCTGGCAAGATCGCAGCTGATTTGATTCATTTTGAATGCCATAGGTTCACGCTCCTTTTGTGTTGGTGGTTAATTAAAACAGCTCGTCTTCATCCCGCGAGGTGGGGGCGGTGAAGGGCGGAGTTTCCGGCTCTTTTTTGGCGGACTTTTCCATATCGGCAACCGATTCATCCTTCGTGGGGGTGTAGATCAGATCAACAAACTCGGAATTCTTGAGGCCGAGGTCGATCGGGCCATCCTTGAAATCATTGCGGGGCATGGGGCGCATGAGGCGGAGTTCCTGAACACGGTTGCCGTAGATGGAGCCGCGGGGACGGAAATCATTGAGGGTGGCGTTGCCGGCCTTGATGGAACGCAGCTGGAAGGGAGTGAGGCAGGATTCATCGAACGGCTTTTCTTCAGCACCGTTGACAACACGGCCTTCCCACATCATGCAGAACATCGTTTTGACTTTGGTATCCAGCTCGCCCATGCGGTACTCATAGGTGGACTTTTCACCGGGATCATCCATGTTGTAGACGGCAGTATTGAAGATCATCTGCAACGGCAGATACTTATCGCCTTCGTCCTTGTTGATGTAGGATTCAACATAGCCGTTGACGTAGATCTTGCCGGTTTCCTTGAGGTCGGCTTTGTCGATACAATCCTTGTTGAAGATGAAGGGAACCATGATGGCCAGCTTGGGCTTTTCGACCGGTTCGCCGTCTTTATCGAGCAGGGGTTTCCAAACGGAATCAATGTTGAAGTTGCGGCGCAGGATGCCTTTGGAATCGTAACGGAGGACCATGCGGCCATTGACGGTGATGCGGCCGGTGTAGTTCTTGAGAGCTTCGGCCAGGTACTCGGCCAGGTCATAGCCGGTGATAAAGGTTTTGGTTTCATCCGAGCCGATGTTGGTGCGATAGGTGCGGTGGGGAGCAACCTTGGAAATAACATCGGGGTCAAGGCGGTCAGACCAGCGGATATCAATGGGGTTATTATCCCGGTCGTAAGTTTTGATGACATCGCCGGAGCGAGAAGTGTCCAGCAGGGAGACGAACTGAAGGCTGCTGCCGACCTTGACACCAAAGCTGAGCTGGAGGCGGGTATCAGACATGCCGCCGTAAGTAGCCGGGGTGGAGGTAAGCAGATCATTTTTGGTGGAAGGAGTAAAATCACCAACAAAGTTGAAGGTGATGGTGTTGTTTTTTTTAGGCATAGAGGACTCCTTAATGTGGCATATTTACGAAAACTTGTAATTAGAAAAGAAAAAATAAAAAGGCGGGGTTAATCAGCCGCCAAAATCAGTGTCAAAATCGTCATCATCGTCGTCTTCATCGGTCTCGTCATCCTCGAAGTCATAGGATTCATCATCCTGGGAGGCGGCACAATCACCGGAGCAGTTAGAGCAATCGCCGGAACATGGTTCATCGCAGGGGAAGAAGGCATCATCGACGGTGAGATGGGGGTTGATGGTACAGACGGATTCAATGGCGTTGGCAACAGTATCGGCACAGGAATCGCAGACGGTGAGGTCAAAGATATCGCCGTCATTTTCGGAGCCATAGCCGAAGCGGTAGTTCATGCGCATACCGTAACTTTTGAAATCGGGAAAAATCTTTTTGCAGACATTACAGATAAACATGTAAGAACACCCCCGTTAAGATAAGTGAAAAAATGATTGCGGTGGTTTGACGAAAAAACGGGGGCGGGGAGCGCGGTAGGATGAACGTGGCGGACACCTCCTGACAAATCATTTCAAAGCGAGAAGGGCGGTATGCAGGGCAAAGAGTTCTTCCGATGTGGAGGCCACAATGCGAACCGATGCGGAATAATCCAGGCTCATAAGGGAGAGCAGGCTTTTGGCGTTGGCCTGGTTGCCGTTGCGGTCGATGACAACGACCTGGCCGCATTCTTTGGCGACCTGGTTAAGACGCTGGCACTCGGCAAAGCTGCGGATGCGGGCGGTAAATTCGTGTGCTGTGCCCATCACGCAGCATCCTGTTTGGTGTTTTTGTGGGCGATGAAGCCGGGGATGGGTTCACCCATCGCTTTGCAGGCGGCGACACACTTGCCGATCCATTCATTGAAGGGGTCGTGATCAAAGGGCTTGGCGAAACCTTTGGAAGCGGGTTTATTGTCAAAGCTGGAAGTGTAAATAATACACTTCACGATATTGCCGGAACGCTCAAAGAGCATATCGCCGCCATGTTCCGTGACGCGGGAGGACAGTTCAACAACCTTTTTGCGGGCTGCTGCGATTTCATCATCAGTCCAGGTGATGGAGGCGGGATCATTGGTGGCCTTGGTGATAGCGGCATAGGACTTGAAAGCCAGCTCGACAGCTTTGTGAGCGACGCGGTGAGCTTCGGCCTTGTCGTCCAGGGAGACTTCGATCTCGATGGTGACGGTATCCGGCTCTTCATCATCATCTTCCGGGGCGGGCTTGGTGGATTCGACCAGCTTGATTTCATCTTCCCACAAGACAAAATCGGAACGCTTGCCGCTTTTGCCCTGGTAAGAATAGGCATAAACAGTTTTGCCGTCGGTACGGGTGCGAGGTTTGGATTCGGCTTCAATGATGGTATAGGTATCGCCGGACTTGACGCCACGGATATCTTTATCCAGACCAAAAGTCTTGTACATATCGTTAAAAATTTCGTTGTCCTTGGCAATATCGGGGATGGGGGCAACATAAGGTTTGATGACGGTGACACGATCGCCAGGATGGAACTTAGGTTTCATAATTCATTCTCCTTTGAAAATAGTGAAATTATTAAGATCAACAGCGCCGGAGCCAAATGGTGGTTCCGAAAACACTTTTGAACCGATAGGAGGGGTAAGGCGGTTCTGCCCGGACAAGGGAGCTATCTGCATACCACCGATTCGACCACAAACCGTACAGTAACGGAGCGGATAATAAAGCAATGTTGTTTTGCCGGTAATTTGATTGGTATAGCAATGAACATACCAGGCTTCTGTGTAAATGTGCTTATGCCGGGAGCGGGGACGGCCGGTGGATTTACCGGGTTTGCGGTGAGGCGTGGGTTCATCGAAATCGGATTCCATGACGGTGGTGGGGGTGATGGAGTGCGGGTTAGGTTTGGAAGTGTTCATGATCTAGTCCTCCTTATCATGAAGATGGGCGCGGACACCGATGGCGGCATCAACAAGAAAGCCGGCAGCAAAAGCAAGTAGGACAAGAAACAATAAGGTACCGGAATTAAGAATGACCATGAGAGCACCTCCAAATGTGGAACATGATTTAGTTGGTGGTATCGACAATAATGGGGGTATCGGAGCCGGACTGGACGGTGGGGAGCTGTCCGTTCCATTTTTCATACATCTGCTGCTGGATCAGTTCCGGGGTGAGGGACTGGGAGATCAGACGGTTGGCATCGGCCTGAGCCTGGGCTTCGATCAGTTTGGCTTCGGCGTTGATCTGAGCGGTTTCTTTTTCCTGGTTGGCTTTGGTGATAGCGACTTCTTTTTCTTTTTCGGCATTGACATTGGCGGTCTGCTGTTCGATCTTTGCCAGTTCCAGATCCTGCTGAGCGTTGACCTTTTTCTGGACAGCAGCACGGGTTTCGTCATCGGGGTCGATATTGATCAGAGAAACGGATTCAATGATGATGCCGTAAGGCTCGAACTTATCCTTGAGGTAGGCGGTGAGTTCCGAGTTAAGGGAGGCACGCTGGTCGCCAAGCAGATCAATGACGGAATACTTGGCCGTGACCTCCTTGGTCCAGGACATGATGTTGGGCTTGATAAAAACCTCTTTGACGTCCTTGCCGGACTGACCCTTGAAACGGGTGAAGGTATCAGCGACATGATCGGGATCAAAACGGTAGGTAAAAGTTAAATCGACCGTGAGACCTTTGCCATCATTGGACGGGACTTCAAAGGATTCATCGCCTTTGGAATCACCGTCCGAACCGGAGGTGAGGTAAGACTGTTCGATGCCGATGGTGTAGGTAGTGACCTTTTGGGTGGGTTTGACAAGATGGAAGCCCTGAGTAAGGGTGGTTTCCGCCACGCCGCCATTCATGTTGTAAATGACGCCGACATAGCCAGCAGGAATACGGACAGTACAAAACAGAGCAATAACGATACAGAAGATGATGACAAGAGCAGAGATAACTGCGCCGACGGTTTTGTTCATTGAAAAAACTCCTTATTTTTTGTTTGTGAACTGACGGAAGAAATTGAGAATTTTGGAACCAAATTCATCATAGTGCGGGGAAAGCCAAGCCCAAAAAAGGATGGCTGCGAGGATTATGAGAAGGACAAATGCGGCTGGAATGGAAACACCCCCTTTGAAAAAAGAGTAAAAAATAGAAAGCCCCGCAGAAAATGAGCTGCGATGCTTTATGGCTTTTTGCTGAATAAGAATTCAGTGAAAGAGGATTCAGGGAATTTTAATTTTGTGATAGTGGCCGGAAAACGTTTCAGCATCGGGGATCAAAACTTCATGGCGATAATCTGTAGGATAGTTGGCTTTGAGCCAGGTGCGTTTTTCTTCGATCTGCGACCAGATGGAAGTGCAATCATACAAAGAATACTGCTCTGCAAAGCGGAGGAAATGTGGGATAATACCGCCGAAAATAACTTCATCATAAAGTTTGGAATCAGGGGATGAGAGGTAAATATCCAATAAAGGACAAGATGAAATGGGGTGCTGATAAGAGATGTAAAGGAAATCGTCCTTAAACATGTGATTGGTGTGATAACAGGGCTGATACCAAAGACCTTTGATGGAATCAGTGCGGAGATAACCCTTTGCACCATAGTAAGTGCCGGAAAGAAAACAGTTGGGAAGATCCCAATAGGTTAGTTTGGTAGGATATTTGCCCTGAGAGAAAAGGGTTTTAGATTCAGGGTCTAGCCAGTGGTCTAGCCAATGCTTAAGGCCGATGCGGCGAGTGGTATAAAGGTTGGCAGGGGTGGGACGGGATTTCATTTTGCAGTTCTCCTTCGATTTATATATCTTCTCCGTTGAAATTCATCATTAAGCTGAAAAAATTCTGGCGGGATAGAATTTGCACAGTCATAACGTTCAAGACAAAACAAACAGTCCACTTGTTCAGATTCAGGAATGTCACGACAAAGAGGAGAGGATAATAGTTCTTTCATACGAGAATAAATAAATTCATCAGAGAAAGATTGAATTTCCTGTTTTGTATATAACAAGATAAATTCCCCCTGAATAGAATCAAAAATAAAATCCCGGCAAACGACAAGTTCGAGCCAGCATAGCGAGAACTTGTAGGTTGACATCATCTTAGGAAATTCAATCTTCCGGGTATGACCGGGAAGCGGTATGCGGGGCAGGCCGTGAAGGCGGTGCCTGTAGGTACCAGGGACTTTGCCGGGAATATGAAACGCCGTGAAAGGCGAGACACCAAATAAAAATCATCCCACTGCTGATGATTGATTGGTTGGAATCAATGAACCAAACCGACTTGGATAAGCGCTCGGATATGACCGGAGTGCGGTGCGAAATGAGCACGGTTGACCAGCGGGATGATGAGTGGCAGGTTTGGTTCTTGATCGGTGCTGCCGTACCGAACGGTGGTTTTTATGTTATCACCGATAAACCACCAAAAAACGATTTCAATCCCTTACGGCAAACCCATAAGGCTGGTACCCCCACCCTGACTTGAACAGGGATTGCGCACTAATCTGGTGCTAGGCGGGCTATAAGGCCGCTTCTCTACCATTGAGATATGGGGGCATGTGGGGCTTCCCAGTGGGACTAGTACGCCACCGAGCATTTTCATTTCTGGCTGAGGGATACCCCATCCTCTCAGATCGTCCGGGAGCGACCCGGCCACTGGCGGAGCAAGTGGGATTCGAACCTACGCGGCGGGATAAACCACCCTACGACCTTAGCAGGGACGCCTCTTAAACCAGCTTGAGTATTGCTCCGTGTGAAAGGGCATCCCACCCTTGAGGTACCAGCGACGTGCTTAGCCGTCTCGCCATATGTCGATAGGTACTTACCGCTGCTTACCACTCGCCGCAGCCCGGAGGACTTTCCCATCTTGTCATTGGCCAGAAAGATGTTTGGAAGCTGACCAAAAGTTCTGCCGATCGGTTTCATGCCGGGTGCTGCGTGTTAAGACTGCCGTAAAGACGGCTTTGAACCCGACAAGGTGGACTGTTACCTGCCCGAAGGTGCAAACGGAATAGTTTTGAGGCAGTGTGCCGCTGCTCTGCCATTGCTTTAGCATCTGGGGGTTAGACCAGAATAAAGCGTCCAGCGAGTTTATTTCACCCACTGATTTGACGGAGAGATTGCCCTCCGCGTACCCCAGACTTGACCGGCGCTGGGAGCCATGACGCCCCGGAGTGAACCGGAACGGTGGAGCCAGGTGGGGGACTTGAACCCACAACCTGCCGCTTACAAAACGGCTGCTCTGCCTAATTGAGCTAACCTGGCATAATAACAGAATAAATTCATGATGGAGACGACACCCCGCGATATGGTACATATATTTGTACTGGTGACGGGTACATAGCTTCAAATTCAAACACCTGGATATACGCCGTTACAGGAAAATTGTAACAACGCCATTTACGACAAGTGGCTTGCGTTTGATAACAAAGAGGGCATAAGCTTTTCGCGGTTCATTTGGAAATACGAACAGAACATTTTCAGCCGCAGACAGCTCGACAAACTGTTTGAACTGAATGGAAGCAAGAACCCCGAAAAAAGCCGCTGACCACTGGATATGACCGAGGTGTGGAGCCGTTTGCTACCCGGTGCGGCCAATCCACGGCCACGCCGGTGTGACGGGACTTTACGGTGTGAAACCAAAATGAAGTTATTCTGTTGTGGAGGGGTGTACCGGAGTTTAACCGGCGCTGCCTGCTTGGAAGGCAGGAGTACGAACCGTTATACGAACACCCCAGATTAGCGCCCGGTTGGGATTGAACCAACAATCTCCCGATTACAAGTCGGGCGCTTGACCGCTTTAAGCTGCGGACGCTGAGATTCCTGCCGGGATTGGACCGGTGAAGCAGCCGACCTGCCGGGAATCATACCAGGGCGGATTATTTTAACGTGCTACCGCCTTCGCACGTTGCCCATGTACCAGCCTTGAGGACAGCGAGGTGCCGACACAGCCATGCACATGACCTTGCGCCAAGGATTTAATAGAGCCTTGAGCCTTGGGGGTTGAGGAATAAACCTTGATGAAAAAATAAAGTTTGAAATTTGAGCGTTGAGGTTTAAGCGTTAAGCATTAAACTTTCCGGGCAAAACATTCATTCTGACGGGCTGAGCATACAAAAATACAGCCACAAAGAATGAACCAATATTTTTATCATAATTTGATAGCGTGGAACAGGTGTTTATAGTTTTAACTTTGTCATTATTCCACAGCGGACAAAGCGGCTTGTGGTTTGACGCTTTCGGTATACAGGCAAATGGTATCAAAACAGCTTAGTAGCTGAATGTGATCTGGGTAATGGCGTTGGAAACAGAGAGGGCAGAATCAATTTCGTTGTTGAAGGAATTGATCTGGGACTGCAGGTCTTCAATGATTTGAGTGCAGCCTTTGGTGAGGCCATCGACCAGCTCCATGGAGTTCTGTTCAAGATAGGTGTTGCGGATCTTGGCAACAGTTTCAGGATCGGCATCCTTGGTTTTGGAATCGCCGCCGCAGATCGATTTGACCATATCATCGGCCTTGGCTTCCACACGGAGATTGGCAGAAGTGATCTGAGAGGTTTCGTTTGAATACTGGGCCTGAATATGGCTGCGCAGGTAGTCCAGGTATTCCATACCGTGTTGCTTGAGGGAGATGGCTTCGGCTACGGTATAAGTTTTATTGTTGACTGAAATTTCTGTGACCGCGTTGGACTTGGAGACAGCGGCCTTGATGGCGTTGCGGCGATTGATGAGATCCATAGCGGAATCATAACTGGCCTGAGCAGATGTTTTGAATTCATCCACCGTGATTGCACCGAGCTTGGTAGCTTTGGCTTTGGCGGCGACACAGAACTTGGCGGAATCGATCTTTTTGATGATGCGGGAATCAATCGTTTTAAGTTCCACCAGAGCGCGGTGAATGGACATGGATTCGGTAGTCATTGGAAAAACCTCCTGAAAATAGTGTTTGCGAAAACTTGTAATATAGCGCCCGTAAAAATGTGGGACGACGATGCCCCACGATGAAGAAAAATTATTTTAAGTTGAGCTGCTTGTAAGATAGCCACTTTTTGTAAGAGTAAACGAAATCATTGCTATAAACGCCCCAGAGTTTTTCTGACAGCTGTTGTGTTTTGAAGAGCCGCAGGAACCGGCCGGATTTATAACAAGAGCTGACGAGAACTTTTTTGTTTTTGAAGGGATTGTTCACCGGAAGCTGTTCTTGGCGCTGAGAATAGACGCGGTTGATGTTATTGACGATATAAAAACCGCTGGCGTCCGGGTCCGGCGTTTCGGCCTTGTTGGCGCCTTTTACACCGCGGATCACATAATCATCGCGGCCAAAAAACGATACTTCACGCATACCGGTACGATTGGGCACCAGGATACTTTGCGCAAGCATGGCTTTTTCAAGGTTGATACAGCAGAAAGAGGAAGAAATCACAATATCCTGCGGGAGGTGATTTTGTTCGGTGGCGTAAATTACCATACGGGTAAGATCGACATCCGCTTTTTTGATAAGAGCAATGTTTTTGACCTCCACACCGCACCAGGCAAGGGTATAGATTGCACGGGGCATACAGTCCAGATCGCTGTTATTAAAGATAGCTTCCAGCAGAGATTCGAATTCTTCATCAGAAAAGAGCATCTGCTGAGAATAGGAATCAAGGGACTGCTGCAGAGTGGGTTTGCTGGGATTGGAAACGGTAGTGAGGGATGGCTTGGACGGAATTTGAGAATCGTCCTCATTATCAGCCAGTGACATCTGAAGAAACTGACGGAACGGATGACCTGTTGACTGATCCAGCGTGATAACGTTTTGAAGAACCAGGTAATCCAGGTAACAGGAGAGAAGGACCAGCTTGTTGCGGTTGATAACTGCACTTGCCGAGTTGCCGATGATTGCCTGCTTATAAAACGATGCGTACTGCTGATAGGAAAAGGATTCAAACCGGGTGCCGTACTGATGCTCATACGTTTCGAGCGTGTAGGACAGCCGGGGAATGATTTTTTGGATATACTGCGGAACGGTTTTGCCGTGATTGACCGTAATATAAGCATTGGTAATATCAGAGATAAGTTGCTGATAACGATCAATACGAACAGAATCATTGTTATACCGATCGATAATAGTTTTGCCCATACAAATCCTGCCTTTCTAGTTATTTATAGTATAACGTATGTAGACAGGAAATGCAAAGAAAAACTATGCAACCGGTGTTGGGCGGGGTTCCGGGATGACCCAGCGGGTAAGGAATGGATTTTGAGTAAGGAAAGCTTTTTTGGCCTGCTGCCAGTTTTCATCTGAGAAGCGGGCAATCGGTTCACCAAGCTGAGAGTTCAGGAGAGTATCCCGCGCTTCGACCACGAGGGTAGAATCCCGCGTAAGGCCGCGGATGGAACCGGCTGGGTAATCAACATGCGTTGGACTGGCACTTGCAAAGCGCTTGGTGGTGAAGGGGATGACATCACACTGGCCGCTGAATTTGTTATAAACATCATTGCTGACGACCAGATAGGGATGAATACCAACGTACTTGTGCGTACCGAGCAGAGCATGGTCTTGCGGAGCACAGCCCAGCCGGATTTCGCCAAATTTGGGAACCGAGGTACTGGGTTTGAACATAGCGGGGAAACCTCCTTTACTTATTTATTGCTTACCTTGTGATATTATCATACCACGTTACTTACAAGAAGTCAACAGTAGATTTCAAGTTTTTTGAAAAATATTTACGGAATAATTTACACCATCCAGAACGAAATCATAGGTGGTGTAGGAGTAGGTACAACGGCCAAAAGGGATTTCATTGCCGGGGGTGCTGGGGGTGACGGCGGCCTGAATGCTGAGAGCCTGCAGGACGATGGTGCTGGTTTTGCTTTGGAAGCGAAGCAGCGGGACGCCGGTGGAGGCAGACAGGAAGCGGATTTGATCTGGCTTGAAGGTGGAGAGGGAGGACATGGCCGGGGTGTAGAGGTGGACATTGATGTAGGCTGCGTTTTGGCAGGCGGTGGCAAGCTGGGCAAGGGTGATAGTTTGTGTATTCATGGCTCCTCCTTATCAGTTGACGTCCGAAAAGATGGACTGGAAAATGGTGGGAATTTAATCCCAATAGTTGTAATTGACAACCATTTGTTGTATAATGCGAGTATAGCACAAAGGAATTCAAGATACTAGAACGGAAACCTGTACTAACATTGAAAAGGGGACACGAAAATATGGAGATTGGGCAAATTATACGAGAGTGGCGCAAGGCAAACGGGATGAGCCAGCGAGAACTGGCAGAGCGGCTGCGATGCGGAACCCACACCGTGATGGGGTGGGAGAACGGAATCAACTACCCAGGGTTTTGGGCGCTGGGCGTATTGGCGGACGAGATGCACTGCACGGTAGACTACCTGATGGGGAGGGAAGATCATTCTGTAGCGGCCTGTAAAGAATCCACGATGGAATCAATGGCATCGGAGGCTTCGGAACAGAGATCAACAGCGGACTGAAGTTCATCCATGGCGTCCTGCATGGCGGTGCCGCGGTCGGAATCCTGCATAGACTCCGGCATATTATCGAAGGCTTCTTCCTCAAGATCGTGCAGGTCCTGAACCTGGGAGGAGAGATCATTCTGAATGGTGGAGGAGAGATCCTTGAAAGCCTTGATAAGACCGCGAATTCTGGAGCGGCGTTCTCTATTCATAGCAAATTACCTACCTTATTATATAGTGATTAGAATGAGTGGGTTTTGGATTCGGTTACGGTATGGATAATGGCAGGGCTGCAGGACCAGGCAAAGTGGGGCTGGCGGCCGGTAGAAGTGATAACGGCGGTGACAAGATCCATGGCAGCAAGGACGGCTTTTTGGCGGATGATGTTGCGGTCGTGATCCTGAAAAAGATAGCGGCGGACGAAAACATTTTGAATTTCCGAATTGGCCACGGCGATATAGACAGTGCCGGCAGGCTGAGATTCCGCATGAGGACCTGCAATGCCGGTGATACCAACGCCAAGCTCTGCGCCAGATTTTTGAGCTGCGCCGATTGCCATTTGGGCGGCGACAGGACCGGAATAAACAGTGTAATTCTTGATGGTATCCGGTTTGACAGAGACAAGGTTCATTTTGGCAGCGGCAGAGTAAGTGACAAAGCCGTACTCCATAACGCCGGATGCGCCGGGGATACTGGCAAGAGAGGAAGAGAAGAGGCCGGCGGTGCAGCTTTCGGCAGCAGAGATGTGAAGAGATTTGGATTTGAGCAGTTCAACAAGCTGTTGGGAGGACTGAGGGATAGAATTCATAAGCAACGCTCCTTTGAATGGGAGGATGTACGCCAGGGTTTTGCGACCCTGGTTTTTATTTTTTTAATAGGACAGAACGAAGAACAGCCAGGTAAAAAAGATTTAACCGGTATGAAGGAGCTGGTCGGTGGTAAGAGAGATAGAACCTTCGTTTGCTTTTTGGTGGTCAATAATAGCATGAAAACCGGTATTGGTAAGAATGGAGGAACAGAAATAGGCAATTGCATGGGGATTATAAGGAACGAACAGAGAGTAAACCAGAAGCGGGATTATGATGCAAGTTGACCACATGAAGGAATGCTCGATGAGGGCGGTGATGTAATCAACAGGATAGTGTTCCTGAACGAACACCTTGGAGTACTTGAGGTCCCACCACAAACGCTGCTTGAAATCGGCGAGGATTCCCTGGAGATTGTAATCGGCAATGAGGTGGGAGAAAAACATAAGGAGGAGGAGAAGAAATTTGATGGGCATAATGATTCACCTGCCTTGATCTTACATGGTGTAGAGTTTGACAGCGATATCAAGAACTACAAGAACAAAGCAGATACCGATAAAAATCAGGGTACCTTTATCATTATTCTTTTTCATTTTAGTGCTCCTTTCGATTTTTCATGGCTTCCTGAGCCTGAGCGTAAGTGAGGGTTTTGCCTTCGTGGCCAGGAAGAGGTTGAGATTTCCAGGTACCGGGGACGCGGTATTGTTCAAGAGAACGACGATTGAGTTGTTCGATAGAATAACCGGAAACATTGGCAGCGTATTCATGATTGACCTGGATGCCCATATCTTCACAGTCGTGGCAAATCATAATATAGATTGCCTCGGACCAGGAACAGTGGCGTTCTTGCTGGATCTGGAAAGCGTATTCGCCACGCAGGTTGTGGCCATTTTCAGCGATGGCGAGCCAGGAATCTTGGACCTCCTGCTGTTTGCGGGCACACATGGGAAGACCTTCGTTGGGATCGGATTCAGGGAGAACTTTAAGGGCGACTTTGGCAATACCATATGAGAAGGCATATACAGCGGCGAACATAAGAGCTGCGATAACAATAGCCGCGAGAAGACAAAAAATTGGCATATTGTCACCTCCTTAGATTTTGAAAATTGAAATTTATTTGGAACGAAGACGGCAGCGCATGACCTGGATGGACTGGACGCTGCGCTGAAGACGGGCAGAAAGCTGACGGTCGGGGATGGAATGGGCGAGGGTAAGATTTATTTCCTCGGTAGTCCATTCACGTTTGGGGTAGCCGGCTGTTTGCCGGTAGTTGTTGCGGCGATAATAATTGCGGGCAAGAGGATCAAGACGGGAAGACATGAGGGGAGTGGGTCAGCTCCTTGTTGGAATTATTGGGTGAAATCATAGGCAGACTGGGCAAGGGGCAGGCAGTGAGCACGCAAAATCTGCCAGAGTTTGCAATCCGGTTTTGTGCGGGAGAGGAGTTGCAGGGCACGGTCCCTAGACATATCGCGGTGGGCAAGAGTGCAAGCTTGAGCCAGAAAGTTGCGATGGGATTCATTGTTGGTGAAAAGAAGCTCGGTACCGGGGTGAGTTTCCGTTAAGTAGAAGTAGGGGCCGGTAACTTGCAGGCGGATGCCAGCGGACGGAGAACAGTAGAGATCGAGGGGAGAATCATCCTTTGCCGAGGTGTAGCCTTCGCCAAAAGAAGAGAGCCAGCGGTGGACGTTGGGACCCCAGGGGCAGACGGTGGGTGGCGGCATGAAATCATTACCTTCCCAAACGTTTGGGGTAAAAGTTTCATCATAGGGGTAAGGACAATCCTGTTCTGAGGTGAGAGGCGGGGTGTAGATTAAAGGCGGATAGGCGGGCTGGGTGGTGCAGATAGCTTCCGGCGGAACGAAAGCACCTTGTGGCAAAGGAGTGAAATCACAGGCTTCGGTTGGATAGGAATAGCCGGACGAAGAATGAATGTTTTTGGTTTTGACCTGGCGATAGACGGTGCGGAGCTTACCATCCTGATAGAGGTTGCCGAAGATAAAATCGTTCTGGCTGACAAAATAAAGAGTGCTGCGATCACCATTGAAACAGAAAACAGCGGCGGCAGTTTGGTCGGCCAGGTTGGGACGGGGGATATCCGGGGCGGCGTGATCAAAATAATCCTGGAAGCTTGTCCAGTTTTTGAAGTAGAACGGGTAGTTGGGATTGGGAGCAAAATCAGAACAGATGCCCTGATAGGAACCGTAGTGAGGATGAGCGCAATCCGAAACAAGATTGACAGTGGTGTTATTGGCACGTTTACATTTGATGCCATGATAAGCGCAGTGACGGCAGTGAAGCTCTTCATCGTAAAGCGGATTTGTGGCGGACATGGGACAACCCCCTTAGACGGCGTAGTGGATATCGCGGGAGCGGGTGCGGCGGAAAGCGAGAGCGGCGGGAGTGGTGGATTTGATCTGGGCGATGGCATCATAGCAAGCCTTTTCATCCGGGTCAGAGAGTTCATCATCGGAGATGTGGCGGTATTCAAATGTGAGGTCCTTACCTTCAACAAAGGGAGTGCCGGAGGTTTTATCGAACTGAACGGAATCATTGTTGTAGGTGACTTCGAAGATGAAATCGCCGTTTTTGTTAAAGAAGCGAACGTATTCTTCCGAGGAGGGATCGAAGAGATCACGGCGGACATTGCTGGCGGTATAGACAATACCGTTTGCGAATTTCATGGTGATGTTATAGCGCTCAGCGTTGAGGTTGACAATATTCAGATCCTTGATGGCTTCCGTGAAAGGCAGGCCGGTGTTGAGTTCAAAGGAGATGGAACGCAGGCAGTCATAATTGAGGTCAACGCGACCGGCAAAACCGATGACGGCATCGATCTGGTCATAATATTCCGGCTTGAGCTTATCCTGCATGTAGGTGCGGATTTCATCGGCGGTGGGATAATCGAAGCGGAAGTGGTAGTGGAAGCGGCCGGGGCGGTTGACAAGAAAATCATTGAGACCTTTGAGATCATTGCAGGTGACAACGAAGAGGCGTTTGCCATTGGAGGTGCCATCGAACAGGGAGAGCATAGTGGACTGAGGATCGGTTTTATCATTATCGGAAGGGTGAGCGAAGGTTTTATCGAATTCATCAAAGAGGATCATGACTTCCTGGTCGATGGATTCGAGGTAGGAGGCGATGCCGGGGATGGCTTCATCGACAATGAGGACGGGCAAGCCGGCAGAGATGGCGCGGGTGGAGAGCAGGCGAGCGAACATGGACTTGCCGATACCTTTTGCGCCGCTGAGGATGACGCCAAGAGAACGCGAGAAAGCGTTGTAGGACGCTATAACTTTTTCGACCTTGGATTCATGCGGGCCATAGACAGTTTCGTTGACCTGCATATTGGGGCGGGATTCCAGATAGAAGCCGCTGAGCTTGGAGAAGCGGACGCAGTAGGTGGCAGCGGGCAGGGAATCAAAGGTGCGAAGGGAATCATCGTAGATCTGGTACTTGATGCCGGTGTTGACGATTTTCATAAATATGTAACTCCTTTTGATTTTTGTTATAGAACAATGTTAAAAATAAAACAAGGTGGTGGAAAATATTACAAAAATGGGAAGTGGTACGGTTATCAGTACGGGGCTTTGAGATTGCGGGGATTATAAGGGGCGTAAGTGATTTCGATTTTGCCGGGGCAGGTACAGGTTTTGCCATTGACAAAATACTGACGCCAGTAGTCATCGTCACATTCGCCTTTGGAGGTAATACGGAAGGTGAGGGTAGGGAAGGAGCGGGAGAGGGTGATCATATCGTTGGCGACATCGAACGGACATTCGTTTTCGGGGTCGAAGGTGAGGATATCGTTCTCGTCATCATAAAAATAGGCGGAAGGATCGAAGGGTATGAGGCAAGGGGAAGCATCAGCGTAAAGGGTTTGGAGTTCATGCTGGATGGCACAGCGGGTGGGTTCCGGGATGAGAGTGGGGGCGTCATCGCGAAAGACATCGAGAGTGTAGCGGGTAAAGTAGGACATGAAATCATCTCCTTAATTTAAGAAGCAGCGGCGGAATCGGTAAGGGATTTGAACATCGTTTTGGGAAGGCCGGGGGTAGATTCCTGGCGGGAAATCCACTGGCGTTGGTAGGAGACAACACGGGGATAATCAGCAGCGGGGGAAACAAGTTTTGGGGTTTCGATGTTTTCAAAGACACATTCCGCGATGATTTGCAGAATTTCCGGCAAGGTGGTATCAGAACCATAGGCGGAGACAAGACCGCGCAGAGAACAGTAATAAGGTTCAACGGCTTGTTCCAGCTGACGGATGGTGTAGGCAGAGAGGTCGATCGTTTCGGCGGCGACGGCATAATAATCACGGTAGGGAGAAGCCGATTTGGAGTGAAAAGGAACGATATCAGTGAACTGGTATGTAGTGGGAGAGAGCGCACGGCAGAACTGGCGGGTGTCCGGGTCAGTTTGGAAAAATTGTTTCATTGAGGTGGTCCTTTCAGGGGGTGGTGAGAGGCTGGATGAGGGAATCAAAAGAGACGGAGGAAATGGGGATGGACTGCGAGGAGGAAGAATAACCGACAAGAGCACAGTTAGGGAAGTAAAAAGGGGAATCGTAAAAAGAACACGATTGTCCATCAAATCGTTTTACAATGTAAGAGTGGCCGCAGAATTGTTTCATACCGTTCAAAATGGTGAGATACGGAGTTTTAATTCCACCACTTTCATTCAAACCATATTCTTCTGCCATGTCATCCCAGGTGCGGATGGTGACGGTATCACCGGGTTGAGGATTGAAATTCATAGAGCGGCTCCTTTCATAAGATCATCAAAGGTGAGAGTGGATTCAAAGACGGGTAGCACAAGAGAACAGACAGGAAAATCATAGTTTACATCCGCAAAAGAGCACCAGGAGCCAACAGCGGTAATGGTTACACTTTCAACAGTGTAGAAATGACCGCAATATTGTTTCATACTTTGAAAGATGGCGATAGGAAGCGTTGAGATATCCCCATAGGAATCAGTGCCAAACTCTTTTACCATATCATCCCAGGGGCGGATCATAACAAAATCACCGACTTGAGGAAAATACGAACTCATTATGTGGCTCCTTTCATAAGATCGTCGAAGGAAATGGGAGAAGCAGGAACAGGTGAGGTAAAAACGAACATGTCTTCAGTAAAAGGGAAATAGCAGCAGTCTAATACATAGATCCAATATTTATCGTTAATGGATGGCCAGACACGTTTGACTTTGAAAGAGCGACCGCAAAACTGTTTCATATCATTTCCAAAGGCTACATAAGGGGTTTTAATCCCTAGTTGTTCACCCAGGCTGCCATATTGAGAGAGCATATCATCCCAGGCGCGGATTGTGACCGTATCGCCAGGCTGAAATTTGTGAGGATAAGATGGCATAGGTTAAGCACCACCTTGAAGTAAATCATCGAAGGAAATGGAAGGGGGAGGAGTAGGCACGGGGGAGGATTCAATAAGAGATTGGTAGTCAGCATAAATTTTTGAAGCGTAATACATTTTGCCATCCTGAGTGGTGAACCCAAAGAAATTTTTATTGCAGACACCTGTGGCAGTAACGATTTGAGAGAAATCAAAATCACCGCGGGAAACGGCATAAAAGTTAGAAACAGGACAGAAACCGAAACGAGCCCAATCTGATAAGTCCATATAGCGAGCGACGGATTGTTTGCGTAGATCAGAGCTTTGGCGAAAATCATCATAGAGAGCTTTACATTGAGCGAAGGAGGGGAAGAGAATTTTTTGGTTAGGAAGGATGGTGGGGTAAAAAAGATCGGTTGTTTCGGGGATCAAAAGAAGTCACCACCTTGGAGAAGAGAATCAAAAGAGAGAGAAGAGGGCGGAACGGATTGGAGTTTGGATTGTTCAAACATAGGGGAAGAAAAAACCACGGAACTATCGTCGAGAATATAAGAATCAAAAAATTGAGGTGCATAGCGGCGTACATGAACAATGGAGAGTGTTTGCCCACAATATTTTTTCATAAACTCTGTGAAAGTTTTTGGGACTTTGATTCCACCATATTCGTCCAAACCAAATTCAGATTCCATATCATCCCATTGGCGAATGGTAACTTTATCTCCGACGTTATAGGTAGGATAATCGGCAGGGTTAAGAGGTTTCATTGAGGGAGTTCACCTCCGGTAAGGAGTTGGTCAAAAGAGATGGCGGGAGGAATGACGGAAGAGGATTCGTTAAGAGGGGCGAGCATGGCGGGTGAGAGGAGCCAGTAGCGGAATCCAAATATAGAGGGGATGTCATGAGAGAAAGAGAGAAGAGGATCATCGAACTGGAAGATATCGGGAGAAAGATAATCTTCATCGCTGTCAAAATAGGAAGGTTCGTTTACGATGGTGAGAGTGGAACCGCAGAGGTATTTCATTTTGTCATGAAAGAATGTGTTGTCCGGAAAGCGAATACCATCAATACCATAGTAGCTGATGGATCTGAGTTCATCCCAAGAGAGGATGCGGACGCGCTGGCCGAGGTAGAGGTCTTGGAAGGTCATAGGAAATCACCTCATTGATTGGACTGGGGTTTGGGTGCCCAGGAATGGAGCTGGCCATCCAGGATTTGCATTTCCTTGGCGATGGAAGCGATAACGAAATCAAGAGAGATGGGCTGACCGGTAGTCTGGCGGCCCCAGTAGGACTTGCCCCAGCAATCAAGAACGACTTCACCGCGGGCTTTGAGCTTTTCACCGAACCAATCAGAGACTGCCCACCATTCAAAGATTTCGGGCGGGGTGGTGTCGAGGTCGTCGTATTCATCGTCGCTGTAGACAGCACCGCAACACTGGCAGACATGAACAGTTTCGGACTCGCAGCAGGCACGGGCTTGGGCGAGAGTAGGGTAGGTGAGGCCGCAGACGGGGCAGATATAGGGGTCAACAGGTTCCGGGACGTCAGGATCATAATTCGGGTTTTGAAATTTGGAATCATCGAGGTCCGGGACATCAACTTCATCAAAGTAGCTGGAATTACCGCACTCGGAGCAGGTTTGGAAGGAAGCATCACAGATAGCGGATTCGTAATCGGATTCATCGAAAGGAGGATCTTCCGGGATGCTGGCGTCATAAGCGAGGGCGGAGAGGATAAAATCCATTTCCTGGTTCATATTGCAGAAGACTTCGCGGTTGATGAGCTGGTCGAGAATTTTTTGGTTGGGGGTGGAATCGGAAGAATATTCTTTATCATTAACGGTGTAGAACATGGGATCAACTTCCTTTTTTTGTACAAAGATTAGAGATTGGACTCATGAGCGATAATAATTTCATCAGGGTCAGAATAAGTACTGACAGCATCGGACTCAAAAAAGACAGAAGCGATATCAGACATTCGCTCTATACCATAGCAAGAGCCTATAGAATCAACCACTACCCATTTTTGAGTAACAGAATCATACTGATAAAGGGTGAGATATTTTGCTTTGCCGTTAAGATATTCCTGATAGGCTGCAAGTTCATCAATGATAATATCAACAGCACGGCTTTCCCAATCGTGGTCTTCGTAACCGGCATCAAGAACGCTTTTGTGAGTACAGACAGCAAACCCGACAATATCAGAATCAAAATCACTACAAAGCGGAACGATGGAAAGAGAAAGACGAGAGGAGTCCCTATAAGCATAAATTGGACGGATATTGTATTCTGTGCCTGATTCCTTTAAGGTTTTCATGTCAGGAACGAAGCAATCAATAGACTTATCGCCAATCAGGTGACGATCAGGAGTAATATAGAGGGTACAGTAAGTTTACCGGTTTCCCGTGGGTTGACAGCGCGGAGATCCGCCTCACAAGAGATAAAATAAAAATTATTATCAGCATCACGAACGCGAACACCGGGGAGAATTTTTTGATTTTGGGAAGGAATAACAAGAATAGACATAGTTCAAACATCCTTTATGGTTTTTTGATCAGGATTCAAAATCGGGGTGGTCGAGGGCGGTGGCGTTGGAAAAGAAGACATCAACCATATCCTGATCGGATTCGATGTTATAGCAGCCGCCGCAGGAACCGTTTACTTCCCACTCATTGGAATCGGGGTTATATTGATAGAGGGTGAGAGCTTTTGCTTCGCCGTTGAGATACTGCTGATAGAGTTCAAGCTCACTCTTGATCACGTTCTCAGCATGAGAGCGCCAGTCCGGGGTGGAGTAGCCGAGGTCGGCCACGTCCTGGCGGGTGCAAACGGCGAAACCGGCAAGGCCGGAATCAAAATCATCATGGAACGGCGTGGTGGAGAGAGCGATGGCGGAGTGAATGTAGGCATAGATAGGGAGTTTAACATATTCAGGTTCAATGCCGGCTTTGACATCAGGGACAAAAGCGCTGACAGGTTTATCACCGGAGAAATAACGATTGGGGGCGATATAGAATGTGGAGTAGCAATCCCAATCCGTGCGGGGGTTGGGAGGGAAGAGGTCGGGTTCTTCGGAGATGAAATAAAGATCATTGCCGGACTTGGCGTAGGTGCCGGTGAGGGTTTGTTTGGTTTGAACGGGGATGGTGAGGGTGGACATATTTCAAGCCTCCTTCTTGGATGCGGATTCAACTTCCGGCTTGGATGCGGCGTTAATATAAGTGTTGACGGCGGCATTGAAGCGATCAAACAGGACGCCGCTGTACATGACAAGGGTTTTGAGCTGCTGGGCGGTGCGGTTATAGCGGTTACGGAACTGGATGTGAGCTTCGTTCCAATCGGTATTCATGATTTTATAGACGTTGCGGTAGGTGACGGAGAAGTTGCAGGAGGTATCATAATAGATAGTAGCGGCCTTGGCAATGGCAGCATTGATGGCGGCAGCACGTTCATCCAAAAGGGACTGAGAGGGGGCAGGCTTGGGCTGCTTTGCGGATTCATCCGGCAGGGGGGCGGGAACGGGCTGTTCATCCAGAACGGAAGTGGCCGGAGATTTGATGATGCAGGGTTCGTCTTTGATGAGACCGAGTTCCCGCTGGACACCGAGGGGAAGCTGAGAGTTGGGGTTGGAATCGTTTTTGCGAACGTGCTTGATGATGGCATCGTTATAGAGATCGTTCAAAATAGAATCGAAGATTTCGCGGTAGGTAGTGGAGGATTCGATAATTTGGATGGTGGAGATATAAGTATAGGGGTGGGACTTGCGGTAGTTGATGCGCTCCTGCTCCTGGACAAAGCCGTAATCGCGTTTCATTTTGGTGTAGATCTGGTTGAGGATATCGCGGCGGGAGGAGTAAAGCTCCGGGGCGTTGCGGATGATTTTATCCATGGTTTGGTAGACTTCATCACGCCAGGTGACGGGGGCGGATACAGGTTTGGAGGCTACAGCAACAGAGACATTTGACTTTTGCGGGGCAGGTACCGGGGTGGATTCATTTTTGGGGCTGGGGGCAGGTTCATCATGAACGGCATAATCCTTGGGGGTGACGGTGACGGGTTGCGGGGCGGGCTGCTGAGCGGGGACAGCACCGGCAAAGTGGTTGGCGAGGGCAGCGAGGGTGGAGGTCATTGTAACCATGCAGCGGGTGGTTTCGGCCTGGGTTTTGAGGGTGGAATCAACGAGAGCCTGGATGGTTTGCATGGCGACGGCGGAGGTTTGGTCCGGGGTAGCGAGGACGCTACGGCCATGGTAAAGGGATTCCATAACGTCCCATACGAAGTCCATAAATTTATCCGCGTTGGGCTGGCGGGAGAAACGGCAGATTTCCATAACGCCGCGGAGGGTGTAGACACGGGTATTTCGATTTACCCATCTATTTCCTTCAACACCCCCCAAAGTGAGGGTTGTTGAAAGTGGATCAAGACGGTCTTTATTTCGATCATGAATTTGCTGAATAGCATCATCAGCTTTTACATAGCCTAGTGCTTCACCAATTTGACGCCTTGTCATATAAAATTCGTTTTCAATGGCATCATCTTTATAGAAGTTGCAGGTGAGGGAGCCAAAAGGCTTTTGGGTAACGAGGGTAAGATTTTGAGTCATTTTGAAAGTTCCTTTCTGTGATATGGGATAAATAGATATTGGATATTTGTTATGCTTTGACGGTGTTTTTGCGGGTGAGTTCGAGGACGGTGCAGAACGGGGCGAACCAGCCGCCGCCCGAATAGAAGGCGTGCGGGGTGGAGGGCTGACATTCATAGCAGACAGTACCGTTGATGATAGCGAGGGTGTAGGTAAGTTTGGTCATGATGGTTGATCCTTTCTGATGGTAAAAAAATAGATTCAAAATAAAACAGGGAACAAGCTGGTGGGAAACGGTCTTCTTGGGTGGATCGAAGGTTGGATCTGTGACGGACATAGTATCGTTGTTTTTAGCTCGTGACGGATCTTTTTATGTCATATCGAATTCGTGTGGAGGTGTTCAGTCTGCAGAAGGGGCCTGCGATCCCGGAGGGGGAGGCGGTAACAAATTCGAACTCTTGGATATAACCGAAGAGTGAAGCATGAACTGAAATATAATCATCCAATGATTCTATACCTTGTTAAGCTGTTTTATTTTTGAGGTTGATCGTTGGGGCACGGCGGGGTGTGGTTGGCAAAATCGGCCATGGAAGCGCCGTGGTATTTATGCTTGGGGACTTGCCAGTTGAGCGGTAGCTCCTTTCAATAAATCATCAAAGGAGAGAGTGGAGGAGACAACTGTGGGATAAGATTGTTCAAACATGAGGGAAGTAAAAACCATTGTGCTACCGCCGAAATAATAACAATCAGAATTCGGAGATAGATAGTGGTTTTTACGGACAATGGTGAGTGTCTTCCCGCAATATTTTCTCATAGGCTCTGTGAAACAAGCTTTTGGGACTTTAATGTCACCAAATACGTTCAAACCAAATTCAGAGGCCATATCGTCCCATTGGCGGATGGTAACTTTATCTCCAATGTTGTAGGTGGGATAATCGGCAGGGTTAAAGGCAATATCCATGGTTATTAGACTCCTTGAAGTAAATCATCGAAGGTGAGAGAAGAGGGCGGGATACGGTTTTGGGGTTCATGGGGGAGGGTTGCGGGGACGGGGAGGAGCATGGCGGAGGTGAAAAACCAACCGTGAGGAGAATCATCAACATTAAAGCCTGCATGAGTACACGATAAATAATCGAGAAAATAAATGGGTTCATCAGGAAGATCTTTATCATGAACGATTTTGACAACAATAAACTCTTTGCCACAGTAAGGTTTCATGTCAAGAATAAAAGAAAGTTTATTGGGATGAACAGTGATATCACCGTAAGGATTGGAGCCGAATTCTTCCATCATATCATCCCACTGGCGGACGATGACGCGATCACCGACGTGGTAGGTGGGGTAAGGGGCTGGCATTCAAATGCCTCCTTTCAGGAAATCGTCAAAGGAAACAGGGGAAACGGGAACCGGGGTGCCATAGGGGTAAAATTCATTGGGGGAGAAAAGAGCGGAGTTCCAAGAGAATTTGGCAGCGGCGGAGGGATCGACAGCGGTGGAGAGATCGTAGGGTTTTAAGAAGTAAAAACCAGAAGCGTCAAGTTTACGATCAATTTGCATGATGCTACCACAAAGAGAACGGCGTTTAGGGGGTATATAATCTACGTTACCATTAGGAAGGGGATCGAGAAACAGCGCACAGCCAGCATCATTTTTGGGAAGAGCGTCAAACTCTGCGGCAGAAATGATTTGAACGAGGGTGCCAGCGGGGTAGGTAGTGGGGAGTTTCATTGCGCAGCTCCTTTCAGAAGATCATCGAAGGACATGGAAGGGGATAAAACCGGGGGCGGAGAAACGATATGAAGGTGAAATTCAGCGGCGGAGAAGAACCAATCGTCCCAGTGAAAAACGGTTTTATCTTTAGCGAAGAGAGGGGTGAGTTTGTATAGGTCTCCTATACCGCTTTCGGAAATGCTAGTAATGACAGCCGAACAACCACAAACAGGAAGTTTATCTCTGTGAAAAGAATCGTGCAGGCCGTAACTGGAAAGGGCAAGAATAAAATTGCCGCGGTCATCCGTAGGACAAGAATAAACTTCTTCTTCGGAAATGATTTGGACGATATCGCCAACTTTATAGGTGGGATTCATGGTAGGCTTCCTTTCTGTGATGGGGTTAGAGGTTTGCGATAAGGGAATCAAAGCTGGGATACGGAGCGGGGATAGTGCGGGAGATCATGCTGGGCGGGATGATGTGGTAGGAATCGCTGTGAGGAAAGTAGAGGCGGAGAAGGCCGGATTTGCCGAGAATGGCAACGATCTTGCCCTGCTTGCCGAGGATAGGATCATAGGGGAGAGAATCGGTGAGGGTGAAAGTGGTGCCGTAATCATACTGGAGGGAGCAGAGCATTTCCGGAGCGGAGACGATCTCGACCCAGGTGCCAGGTTCATAGCCGGGGAGGAAAGGGGTCATGAGGAATCACCTGCCTTGAGAAATAAGTTCATCAAAAGAGATGGAAGGAGTGGGGAGAGGAGCGGGGGTGACGGCTTCGGGGGTATCGTCATAAGTAAGGGCGGAATGGGTGGTAACAAATGTTTTGTTATTCATACTGGGAACGACAACTTCGACATAAGTGCCATTATCAGATTGGACAAAGCCGTGGAGGGTACGATGGGCTGCACCATGTAGCGTTATGATTTTAAGATAGACGGGAGTGCCGGGTTGAATGTAATAAGGGTCCATAAGAATCACCTGTATGAATTAGAGGGCGGAAATAATTTCATCAAAAGAAACAGTAGACGGGGGTACGGTGTTGGGGGACTTATAGGCAAAGGAATCGTTGGGGTCCTGGATTTCGGTGATGTATTCATGGGGGACGTGGAAGGTACGGGAATCATCGGTCCAGACGGTGACGTAGTTGCCGTTATCTTCGTGGACGGTGCCGGAGAGAAAGGTGATCTGAAATTTAGTGTTTATTGGTTTTACGGTATAGAATTTGACCCGTGAGCCGGGGGAGATAAGTTTCATAAAAATCACCTGAATTCATTATTGTGGGCGGGTTCCGGGGTATTACCAGGCGCTCCAACCATTGGGATGGCCGGAGGCCCAGCGAAAGGAAAGTAAAACCATGACCGCGCGTTTACCAGGCGCACGAACAGGGGGCGCAACGAGCTGCTAAGAAATGAAAGAAACAACTGAAGCGCCTGGGAATGCCCCGGAACCATGGGGCGGAATGGAGAAAATAAAAATCAATTTGTGAAAGCTGATGAGAGGCGGCCACCGGAACCGGATGGTGGTTATTCCTGATCTTCTGAGTTTGATTTGGGGCTGCCGCCGATGTTTCTTGCTTATTTTTGTTGAAGACTGGGGCATTGGCCCGCTCTTTCTGATGCGCTGTGAGGCGACCCATCGTGTGTCTGGGAGTACGATGACTGGATGCAGTCCCTGCTGAGACGTGAGTGAGTCCCGGCCAGGGGGTGGGACAGGGGGACAAATTCAAACCCTCGGATATAACCGGAGGGTGTTTGGCTTTGACTTGAAATAAAATCAAAACGAAACTTTACCTTTGAACAAATTGATTTTTGGATTATGCGGTTACGTTGGGTGGGGCGAGATCGGCCTTGATACAGGATTCAAGGTCGAAGCCGTATTTGGCGTTATACTTTTGGATGATGTACTTGGTGGTGTCGGGCTGGACATCCTTAAACCAGGTAATGTTGCCCTGGAAGGACTGAAGGTCTTCATCCGACCACTTTTTGCCCTTTTGTTTATCGCGGAAGTAGGTATCAATGGTGGCTTTAAAGATTTTATTTTTGCGGTAGCCAACCGTGATTTGGTTATCCTTATTGAGCATGACGCCAAGAATCCAGTTGCGGCCGGCGCGGGAGTGGAACTGGGTTTTGGTTTCATTGAGAGTGAAAGGAGCGTTCATTTGGGAGAGAAGCTGGACGATGAGGCGCTCGACAGCATGGAAATTGAAGATAACTTTGCAGGAGACGATGATATCATCGGCGTAGCGGGTGTAGCAGAGGCGGTCGGTGATGGGGGCGCCGTCCGGGTTATGCTTGCCGGATTCAAAATGATTGACGGCCTTGGCGAAGGCGTGGTCAAAGGGGATCATCATGATGTTGGTGATGAGCGGGGAGATGGGGGTGCCCTGCGGCAGTGCGCCGTTAAGGAAACAGAGGTCAAGGGCTTTGATCAGTTCCGCGCGGCCGGTGGGGCTGGCGAGGATGAGGTTGAAAGGATAAATAAGTTCAAACTGGGAGAGAACAAACTCTGGCGTGGTGGAAGGGAAGAAGCCATGGAAATCAAAGTGGGCAAACCACCAGGCACCGAACTTTTGGTGACGTTTGGCGGCGGAGAGGACGCTGCGGTCCTCGACATAGGCGAAGGCGCAGGTGTGGTGGTCGGCAAACATCCAGGACTGGAAGAGGGTTTTGAGTTCCTTGAGGGCTTTCATTAAGTCGGAATTGGGGGCATCGATCCAGCGGAGGCCGCCGGAAGCTTTGGGGATGGGAAAATGGTTATACAGGCTGGAACGGGGAGTGGTGAAGCGAAGGGATTCATACTGCTGGTTAAACGCCTGAAGCTGGAGGATCATTTGCTCCACCTTGGTGATGCGCATGATGCGGGGAGGAACTTTGTTGCAGATGACGGTACGGGTAGCACCGTGGCCGCCGGTGGAAAGGTTGGCGAGGTTGAAATCCCCGCGGAGGAGTTCTTCAAACGTCATTTCCCGGAAACGTTCCGGGCAGTTATAAGTGATGTAAACCATGTGAGTGCTCCTTATGTGAGGGTTATGTTTGTGTTCTGATGGGAAATGTTGGCTGCCTGAGGCTACTTCAGTGACCGATTTGGCTGTAAGTGCCCTTGGGGTAATGCACTGGTACCTGGTTCTGCTGGGATTTTTTGTGCTAATGCTATCCTGACAGGCCGAGGTCTTTAGATTTGGACTTTGTATTTTCCGCCTATTCGGTATTCGTCGGAAGGCTTCGGATGCGAATCCTTGTATCGGGAGTCGTGGCCAGGTCCGCCTCCAGGATCATGGAGGAGGGTGGGTCGGGGTAACAAATTCGTGCTCTTGGATATAACCGAAGAGTCTGAAGCGAAAAAGCTTACAGTATACAACACAAACGAAATTTAATAGAACGCTAAGACGACAGGGTTACAGACCGAGGAAAGCGGATTCACCCTGGAGGTTGAAGGGGGCGGAGAGACCGGTGTGGATCAGCTCTCCTTTTTTGATGAAGTTTTGGAAGTTGGTGACGGTATAGCAGGCGGCAACGCGAACTGTGGGGGCAACACCGAGGGTAGTGCCGCAGGCCGAAACGGGAACCTGGGCGGTGGCTTCGGCGTGAGTGAAGTTCATTGTGGCGCGAAATTCCGCGACCTGTTTGGGGTCTGACCAATCAGCGGCATAGAGCTGGGCGTCAAAGAGGGCAGTGCGGACATCAAACATGGCTTTAATGAAGGTGTTAAAGCGGTTGGCATCCACGATTTTCTGGCGGATCTCGATGTTATCCACGGCAAGAAAAACGTAACCGGAGAGGGGCTGGCCGTTCCAGCCGGAGGGTTCCAGACGGATATCATTTTTGGCTTCCGGGTTGATGGCACAGAGGATATCGCGGAGGGCTTCCACTTTGGGCTGGCCGACCTGAGGGTCGAAGAACATCTGGTTGACGATGTTTTTCTTTTCCACTGTATCAAAATCATAGAGGGTGAAGTTGGTCAGGCCATAGCGGGCAAGAAGCTCCGCGATGGTGGAGCCGACCGAACCGCAGCCAATGATGTGGATGCGGCCTTTGACATCATGCGGGGAAAAGACATCCAGGCTTTTGGCAAGATTCATAAGGCACCTCCGTTGGTGTGATAATCGTAATAAGTGGGGTAGTGGTCGTAATAATTGCCGTCATCGTCCATCCAGCAGCGGGCGGCGTTATCCCAGACGACGTGGGGTGCGGTGCCGCCGGTGGGCTTGACGGGAGGGTGCGCTGCGGAATAGATGGGCGGAGCCTTGGTGACAAGGGACTGAGCGGTGGCAGCAAAATCGGAGAGGGTATCGGTGTAGGTAACAGAGATATCGTCTTTATCGTAGATTTTGTTGGCGGCGTAGTCATACAGGCGGGCGGTGAACTCGCCGCGCTTGTTCCAGATCATGAAGAGGTAGAAATCATTGCCCTTGAGCTTATTGACAATTTTGGACTCGTTTTCGTCATCGACGCCGGAAGGGGAAGTGGACATGTTGACGTGGCTGTGGGCCTGGTAGCGGATGTTGTTGAAGGTTTCATCGGGCTGGGAGAGCAGCCAGTCGTTGTATTTATCCTGGTCGGTTTCGACGGTGACGCCAGTGACCTGCTGGGGGTAGACGAGGATATTATAGATTTCATACTCGGTAGGGGAGAGCTGGCGCATGAGGCCGTGCCAGGCGACCTCGGAAGTGAAATCATCAATGAGGCGGGACTGTTTGGCCCAGGCATCGGCGGTGAAATTGATGTTGATTTTATCTTTTGCCTTGGTTTTGGCGAGCTTGACAGAGCCGGTGAGGAGCTGCTGGCGATAGAGTTCGATGGCGGCATCCAGAGCGGTCTGATCAATGTGGATAACTTGCATGGTTATTCTCCTTCCTTAACGGAATCGTTTGCGGATTTGAGCTGTTCAATGGCCTGCTTGGGGGTGATGGATTCACCGGCGGCGGTCAGGATGACGGGGATATCCGTATGATAGGCGGTGGCGAAATCATCAAAGAAATATTTGGTGGAGATGGTTTCGACGAGGTTCATGCTGCTGGCGCTCTGCTGACAGATGGCAATGGCGGCAATAAAATCTCGGCGATCCTCGGCATCCTCCAGCATGGGTTCATAGTTACCGAGACAGGAGTGATGATTGATGTGAGGGTTGGGAACAGCCTGAACAACGTTCATATTGATTTCATCGGACATGGCTGTGACATGGCAGTTGTAATTAAGCTTATAGGTGGCAGCGAGTTTGATTTTGAAGATATGGTCAATGAACACAGCCCGGAAAAGAATGCGGACATCATGTTCTTCTTCACCGGTAAGATCCTCATAGGGGCGGTCACTGTTGAAGATAAAGGTTTCAACATCGTCCGGGTCATAGTTGGAGAGGAATGTGGTGATGGTGAGGAGAAGCGCTCCATCGTCAGTATCGACGGAAATACCTTTTTGAGTGTGGAGGTAATCCTTGAGTTCCGTGATAAAGGTGGATTCATCTTTGGAGTCAAGGCCGGTCAGCTCACAGTTGATGCTGGTGATGTTGGTAAAAATTCCAGAGATACGGGCGCGGGTTTCTTTCAGCTCACGGTAAAGGTTTTCAATAGAGCGCTTGAGATCCGCTTTACGGCGGTCAATGGTACCTTTGAAGAGGGATTCAATCGCTTTATCTACGGCCCTGGAGGACAGATCGGTTTTGTTATAAAGAGGCTCCGCCATCCGGGCGAGGGTTTCCGAGCCAGTATCCGGGGTGGAGAGGGCGCGGAGGTAAGTGAGCTCATCGGAGGTGAGGGGGTGATCCTTGAAGAGCCAGGGCAGCAGGCGGGGCATGGCCGAGGCAACACGCTGGTAAAAAACACTGCTGTAGAGGCCGCCGTCGCGCTGGAACTGGACGATGGTGATACGGGCGGCTGCATCCTGATAAACTTTGTACTTATCAGAGAGATAAGCGCCGATATCCTTGACTTCCTGGATGGAATCGGGGATGGCGGCTTTATCGGTGACAAAGAACAGAAGGGATTCATTCGGGTTAGTGGAAGGCTGGAGGCCGGAATCATCGCCAAGGATGGCAAGGGTTTTGCCTGCGGTGAGGCGGGGGTAAACCGTGCAGGCCAGAGCCTTGGTGAAAATTACTTTGAAAGTGGTGCGGCATGGGGTGTTGTCCTGCCATGTGATGGTGGGCGACATGGTGTTGAGAATATCGGTGTAATTGGGGAGTGGCATGGTGATTCATTTTTCCTTTCTGATTAGATTTGGAACGATTGGCCGCGTTTGCGTTGCCCGCTGCCCGCCGCGTGGAGGCTGTTCCTGTAAGGCAGCACCCCGGTGGGGGAAGAGACACCACCGGAGCGGAATCAATCAGGCGTTATCCTGCTTGGCAATGTTGACCAGGTAGCACTTTTCCGCGATACCGAAGTCCGCGAAGGTCTTATCCAGGTCGCCTGCGGCCAGAGAGGAACCATCCAGCTTGGTCTGGCCGGTGGTGTAATCGACATCATGAGCTTCCAGGACGGAGCGCAGGGTGGTGTTGGGGTCAACGGGGTAGGTGTTGCGGTGCAGGTTATCGACGATAGTAACGTTAATCATGGTGAAAATCTCCTTATGATGAAATATTTTTATGTTGGATTGTGGATTGGGGAAGAAAAATCATGGCCGGGCTGCTTGTTGTGGGGGTGAGCACCGGCCGTTTTGCTTACTGAGCGGCGGTGTCGTTTTCCGGGGTAGCCGGGGCGGCCGGGGTAGAAACTTCAATACCGGCGATGATGGCATCGTGGTCGGCCTTGAGCTGAGCCAGGGTTGCGGTGGCCTGGGTTTCGATTTCATCCAGGTGCTTCTTGGCGAAGCCGATGCGCTCGGCGACATGCTCCTTGGCCTTAGTGATGTTTTCGAGGTCGGCGGGCAGGTCCTCAACGTAGATAGCATTGTCGGTGCTGAAGGCGGACTTGGCGAAGCAGATGCCGTAGGTGGACATGCTCTGCTTGGCGGACGGGGCAATGGCAAAGATGATCTCATCGTCATCGCCGGACTTTTTGCCGGGCTTGGTCAGCTGCAGGGCCTGGGGAGCCTTGGTGTGGAGGGTTTTCAGCTGGGCCATGGTCAGGGTGGAGGTGATGGAGAAGGTGGTTTCGTTGATTTTGACAGTAGACATAATGTGTGTCCTTTCTTTGGCGTGTAGCCAATGTAAAAAATATTTGCAAGTGCGGGATGCACGATTGCCTAGGTTGGGGAATTGGTGAGGGAAGCGAGTTCGTGCCAGGCTTCGCGGTAAGTATCGGCGGACTGGATGAAGGTGGGGCCGTCACGGATTTCGTAATGGCCGTGGGTGGGGATGATGATGTACATGAGGGTCAACTCCTTTTGTTTACGAAAACTTGTAAATAGCAGGGCGAAATAAAACCTGCCAGACGGGGCAGGGCGGGGAACAAATTATAATAAGGCTGGGATGCGCTGTGAGAAACGAGAAGAAAACGGGCGAGAAACTGCATAGCCACAAGGAAACACGGCCTGTAGGGGCTGTGTGGGGCGCTGAGAGGGATGCGGTTTCATGCTGGCGGGTGACTTTGTGATTTTGATTATATACAAGTTTTCGCAAATGTTCAAGCCGTAAAAATGTTGCTTGATGCGGTGAGAATGTTGCATGGCTGATGACAAAATATGTTCGTTTTTTGGCGGTACAAACCCGGTAAAGTGGTGGGTTAGTAAAAGCAAGGTTTCAAAACGGCCTAAAAACTGCGTGTCAATACGACTAGGAAGGTTCAAAATCGGGCTGAAAACAGCACGTCAATAGCGTTTATATATAAAGATAAAGATAGATATATAAGAGAGCGGTGCGTCCGGCGTTTGGAATGGGAACGGGTTTTGCGCTTGTGTTACGGTTTTGCGGGACTCTGGGACACGGGTTTGTAGGCAGCGCAGGTTTTGGTGGCGGAACAGGAAACGGTGTTCGTTTTGGTGATGGGGATGGTGGGTGCGATGGGAGGAGCGGCAAGGGTGGTGGCGGACTGGAGAGTGAGAGGTTTCGTTTCGGCTTTGGCTTCCGTCATCTTGGTAGGTTTGATTTTGCCGTCAATAACATCGTGCAGGTAGTTATAGCAGCCGATGACGAACAGAGACTTGCGAAGAGGGTCAGCGAAGAAATCATCAATGGTGTAAGGATAAGAAGCTTTTTCGTGAAGGGCTTCGTTGCTGTAGTTGTAGCCGTAAGAGTAAACGGTGGTGGGGCTGTGGCGGACATTGAATTTGCGGGTGATGTAGTTGCAGCCGAGCTTGACATAGTTCATGAAGGCGGCAGAGCTGTAGTTGAGGACATCGCGGACGGGAAGAGAAACGGGGAAATCAGCAGCGGCAATAATTTCATCATAGAGGGTGACGATGCGTTTTGCCAGGCCGGTTTTGGTGGTGAGGAACCAGTCGTCCTGGGTTTTGAGCTGGCGGATGGCGGCGTCAAGAGCTTTTTCGGAAGTGATTTTTCTTTCAAAGTCAGTCATGGTAGATTTCCTTTCTTGGCTTAGAGTTTAATGGGTAAAAGAAAAAAGCCTTGCGGGTGGGCAGGGCTTTTATAGTGGAGTGATTTAATTAGAGGCTGAGCTGGGTCGGGTTTTCATCGGCGATTTGAAGGGCGCGATAGAGAATATTGGAGATGGCTTTATTGGTGAGAGCCAGCAACTTTAAGGTCTCGGTATCGCTGGTGCAGGCAAAGGCTTCAAAGTGGGAATTGAGATAGTCAACATAAGAGCTGAGAAGAAGAGAATCGGTTTCGTCGTGGTAGGCTGTTGCGGTATCGGCAAGGATGCGGGTACGGGCAAGGGCAGAGATGACAGGGGTGTCACGGAAGTTGATAGGATTATAGCGGTCGGTCACATGATGAACGGTCCATTTTTCCTTGCCGGCACATTCAAGGATGAAAAGGCGGGCGGCACTGTACTCCAAGTCGGTATCAATATCGTTCTGGACAGCATCAATCTTATCAGGGGCAGGGTCGAGATTATAAATGCTCTGGCCGGAAAGTTTTGAGATGAGAAGCAGGCGAGGATGACTGGAGGAAAAACCTTCACGGCTGCCGTTGTTGATGTTGGAAAGGTAGGCGGAGGTCATGAGAAGGTCCTCACGGGAAGCGGGGATGGGGTAAGCGAATTCATAGAGGAAAGATGTGAGCTGCTGAAAATCCATAGGATCGCGGTTGACCTGGATGACCATATAGGGTTCATTGTCGGCACCGAATTGTGTGGCCGGAGGGGTGAAGGTGCGGAGCTGGGAGAGGGTGATGTGATGAATCATGGTTAGTCCTCCGTGTCATCGTTTTGAACAAGGTATACAAGTCTGGATTTGACAACGTTTAATCTGTCTATAAGAGTTTTGCGCGTTCTATTCAGCTCTTCAAAACTAGAACTTTCAACAAATTTCGAATAGAATCCAGGTCTAGGGAAGCAATCTTCATACGATTTTATAAACAGAACTTTATCTTCAACGCTGTATTCGTCTAGTGTTGGTGGGGTAGGCGTATCCGAAACCTGATAAAAATTATAGGTAAACTTTTCATTTTTGCTTTTACCATCCTCCCGCTCTATAAGAAAAATACGATTGGGATTATGCTCCAAGTTGAGTTCAACATCTTCTTGACGGTCATCCCAAGAAGGAACGGCAGATAAAATACAAGAGTAAACACGATATTCATGAGAGATGATAAGCCAACGGGTTGCTTGTGAATTTTTATTGTGAGGCCGGGTACAGATATCACCTGTGATAAAAGCAATATCAGCACGAGTTCTGACAGTGGGGGCCGTAAACTTATCAAGGTATCTAATAATATCATAATAGGATACAGCAGACTTATTGACCTTGGTAAAATATATCGTTCCGTCCGGTTCTCCATTGCAATCGACAACAAGGCTTTTGGGGATTTCGGCTAAGGCTTGAAACTGCTTGACGTTAAGCCAGGTAATCATGATTGATATATCCTTTCGTTATAAGATTCAAACGGGAATGCCGGTGATTTCTTCAAAGATATCAGGGTCAAAATTGGGGATGGAGCGAACAACTTCACGCTCTTTGGGAGTTAAGGTATGGTTCCACCAGTGGATACGGTCTGCCACAGAATAGCGTTTGGATTTCATGATGCAGCCTGTGACTTCACATTCGGGGTGCTCGGCTTTTTCTTTAGAATCAACGTATTTTTCATCAATAACACGAGTGCCATTGCCCGGCATACTTTGCAAAATTCGGAAAGCATGACTATCACGCCATTGCTGGAGAGTAAGGCTAGAGGGTTTATTGAAGATCATAATGCAGGGCTGTTCTGTGCAGAACACACCGCTGGAAAAAGAAGTTTTATTCCAGTCACCAGAGTTATTGTTGCCGATATTATAGAAACCAGAATTTCCATGACCGTTATTATCACCGCCAGAATTATAGTTTCCGATGTTGCCTCCGCCGGAGTTGCAATCGCCGGTATTTCGGTTGCCAGTATTTTCATCACCGATATTTCTCCAGCCAGAATTTTGATTACCAACGTTGTTGTTGCCGTTATTCATATGGCCGAAATTGAAATCCTGAATATTATAGCTACCATAGTTGCAGTCGCCAATATTGCCATCGCCTTTATTAAAGTTGCCAATGTTCATAATGCCGGTGCTGGAATTGCTGATATTGGCAAACAGTTTTAATTCTTTCTCGGAAAGTTCTTTGACAATGCAGAAGTGGTTTGTGGCACCGAATTTATCACACAGAAGAATCTTATCAAGAGCGACGATTTCAACAAAGGAATAATTTTCCAGATGATCATTGATTTCATCCAGGCCAGGAATAAACCAATACGCGAGGTTAGAAAAGAAACGGAACGAACTCCAGAGGTCCAACGATTCATTTAGATAATAATCTTCGCCGCAGCAGTAAGGCGTTTCACGGCTGTGCATTCGACCATTAGGGCTTGACAGAATTTGTGTTCGACTTTTGTTAAGGACCATATAACCTTTCTGGGGACCGGATACTTCTTTGGGCTGAACCTGATTCCATTTATCGAAAATAGACATGATAGTAATTCCTTTCTTGAATCACTTTTTGGTTCGGTTAATGCACAGCGGCGAGGACGGGGGCGGCGGCACAGCAGAGGGTTTTGCAGCCGATGACGCGGCCTTGGGTATCGCGGACCATGCAGCAGGGGTAAAAGACATCGGAGCGGGTGGGAACGCGGGAGGCGACAAGGGCACTGACAATGTAAATCGTATTGGGCATGGGGTTTGGCAGGTTTTCGACATCGCCATAGTAAGAGTGGGAGATAGGAATGGTTACACCGGAAGCGGTGGTGAATTCGCCGTCGGAGATGGATTCAACATAGACGCGGGCAACCACGCCGAAGGGCTTGATGGAGGCGGTGCCAATGTTGATTTCGTGCGGGGTGAGGTTGAGAATTTGGGTAGACATGGGGCGGTACTTCCTTTCATGCTGCGCAGCTTTGTGGCTTGCGGATTCGTTTTTGAATTTACAATTTGTTCACAAGATTTGTTATGATAGTAGAATTTATGCGGATTTTGACTTGAAAAGTTTGGTGGAAACGGAGAAATAATTTTGTTTTGCGGTTTGGCTTATGATTGGATTATACAACCAAACGTTGTGATACGCCAGTGCAAAAAGTTGGACATCAGTAATAATAGCGGCGTTCCAGATCATATTCGCCGTGTGGAGTGAGGCCGTTGGGGGCGGACCAATCGCAGGCGTCCTCTTCGTTTTCGGCAGAGGGGCGGATGATGGGCCAGGTAACGACATAGCACGGGGCAGTGAAATCCTTGGCGATTTCGTTGGGGCAGATGGCTGTGGCAACGTACTGGGCGATACCGTGATAACAATCATAGGAGCAGTAGGCTTGTTCCAGGAGGATGAGGGGCTTGCCATCGTAAGAGCAGGCACCGTTGAGTTCCAGGCGGGAAAGTTCGGACTGGAGGTTGAAGGGGTGGCGGGTTTTGGTTTTCATTTTGGTTCGACCTTTCTTTAACAAACTGTGTTGTTATGAATGGGGTAGCGGCGTTTTGACGTTCAAAAATCAATCTTGATGCGGCGCTGCGTTGCGGTGCAGGCTTCTTCCAGGTTGCGGTCAGAGATGACGGCGGGATACAAGGGTTTCACTTTGCCGCCCTGGGCGGTGATGAGCTGGGCCAGGCGGGTGAGGATGCGGGCAGAGTTATACTGCCAGAAGGTTGCGTAAAGACGTTCGTTCTCTTTTAAGACAATCATTGCAGGGCTTCCTTTCATCTTGTGATTCAGTGTTAAAACCAGGTGATAGAATCAAGGTCGGCGGCAGGAATTTCTCTGCGGTCGGCAAAAATGCCTTTATATTCCGGGTGGTCGGACGGGATGAGGAAGGCGGTAACATCTTTGGCGCTCTCAAGCGTTTTCTGCACGATTCGTTCCGCAATGATGGTGGACATGGCAGTAAAATAAGTAACGCATTTTGCGTAGGGAATATAAAACGTGACGGCGTACTGGCGCAGTTCAGGCTGCCAGATGCGATAGGGGTCATTCAAGGCTAGGCTGCGCAGATTGACAAAGTGGTTGTGGTGTGCCTTGATTGCGGCGCGGCATTCATTCAGGACCTGGGCGGTGCCGGGAATGATATCCGTGGGGAGAACCGGTTCGTCATCGGTGAAGTAGCTGCGAATAGCGGAACGGATTTCATCTATCGTTTGGCGGCTGTTATAATGGCCGATGACGGTAGGTGCGTGGGTGGAATCAGTGAGAATGAGAGCGTAAAGAGAGTTAATCATTTGGGAGACTTCCTTTCATTTCTTCAATTTCATGTTGTAATGGGGGTATAGTTTGCCTAGATTTTTGACGTTTGGCTATATAGCGTGCGTCAATTTTCTTGGCAGAATGGGGATTCAATCGGCATCAATGGCCAGGGTGTATTCATCCGACTGGCCGAAGACGGTGAGGGTGACAGTTGCAGGGTTGGACGGGTCATAATCAATTTGGATGTTGGTCATGACCAGGCGGCAGGTGGCGGCGAAGGTTAAGAGGATAAGGCCGAGGGAGAGGAGGAGGGCGGAGAAAATGCGGCGAGGTTTCATTTGGGGGACTTCCTTTCATTGGCAAAGCCGATTCAATTTATCTGTAACGCCAAAGATAGCGTGGCAGGTATGAAAAAACGCCCTTGACGATTGAATCAAAGGCGTGGTGCGGGTCAGACCGGTTGCGGAACGAAACGGAATTCCCAAAGGGTGGGGTTATAGCTTTGCAGACAGGTTTGAATCATCAGAGATTTATATTCGTCCGCCTGCTCTTGGTTTTCGGCTTCGTACTTTGTCAGAAGTTCTTTGGGTTCCCCTGGCAGACCGGTCCATAATTCACAAACAACTTTCAAAATATCCCTCCTTTGCTATGTACTGCTTTGGACGTGCAAAGAGGGGCTGTTTGTGATTTTGGCCCACAAGAAAACGCCCTAACCGGAATAGCTAAGGCGTTTGTTCTGGGTCAAAAATATTCATGATATTCATAATGGAATGGTTGGGTCAGGCCGCCTTGCGGTGGGTGGCGGTGCGGTGCTTTGCCGCTTTGGGTTTTGCCGCTGGTTTGTGAATGGCATACACGGCCAGAATCAAAATGGCGATTGAAACGGCCAACAGAATGAAGGGGTGGCGCTCGGCCAGGGCGGGAAGGCCGAAGAGAATGGCCAGTGTTACAGCGGTAAAGGCCGCGAACCGGGTGAGGTGGGTCAAGAGGGTTTTCATTTTTTCAGCCCTCCAGTTCTGCCTTTGTATAGACGTCGGAGTCGTTTACCCCATAAAACAAGTCCGGTGCTTCGTCTTCGCTATAGACGGAGGCTTCGAACTTATCTGGGTTGCTATTAAAGCAGCACAGAAGGTCCGTGCAAACCTGCTTGCTAAGCTTTGCCACATTGAACAAGTGGCGAAAGTCCTGTTCATACAGAGCATAACTCATGCCCACCTCGATGTCAGAGGCGAACTTTTTGGCTGTTTCGCGGTCGTCGATGTAGGCGATCACTCCACCAAAAGTGGAAACGCCGATATAGTAATTGAACAAAACTGCGTTTTTCATGGCAATACTTCCTTTCAAACGATTCATTTTAGTTACCCCGCAGGGTTGGTGGTAGGATGCTTCCTTCCCCCGGCCTACCAACTCCGGGCATAGGGGCGCTATCAAGCGGCAGGCTGTTCTTTGGCCTTTGGGGTGGCTTTGCTGGCAGCAACATGGGCAGCCCGTTCGGCCTGCTTCGGAGTCTTGCCGCTGAGAAGGGTTACAATTTCTTCCTTCTCTTCCGGCGTGGCATGGCTGGCCATAACAAGAGCCAGAACGGCCTGCATGTTGATGGCACGGGACTTCAGCTCTTTCAATTCGGCCTTGGCAGCTTCGAGTTCATTGCGGGTTTCTTCCGCGGCATCGCCCTTCTGCTTGTTGGCTTCCTTGGTTTTGGCAGCTTTTTCCCTCTTGGCCTGGTTATTGGCGGTTTTTGCCGCCTTGAAGTCCTTTTCGGAAACACGTTCCAAGGGTTTGCCCGCAATCAGGCGGCCACAGGAAAGAACCAGATACTCCAGGAAGAACGTTTCGACCTTTTCCCAGTTAGTGCTGGTTCCATCCTCGGCCTTTTTACGGGCAGCTTCGGCATTTTCGCCGATAATGAACAGGTCAGCATCCGTGCAGGAATACAGAGGGCGGGCAGCATCCACCGCACGGCGGCCAGGACGCTGGCCAAACGCCTTGAAGAACGTATTCATCTTCTTGCGAACGTCCGCCGCGGCAGCATCCAGTTCAGCCTTATTTTCCTTTTCCCAGCCAGCGGATTCACGGCAGGACGCCATGAAGTTGGCGGCAAGGTAGATACCACGGGCAGAGTTGAGCAAGCCAGCCTTGGATTCGACAACGCCATAGGAACGAAGATTTTCATCCGTGATAGTGGCAAGTTCGTTTTCCGGGTCGGCATAGTCCTGGGCAAATCTGCCCAGTGCGGTCAGGGTGAGCTTGTTAGTCTTTTCGGACTTGGGAACCGGGTTCTGGCGGGGTGCCTTGGTGGTTGCGGACTTGGTGGTAGTAGTAGTGTTCTTTTTCATGGTAGTACATCCTTTCATTCTGTTAGATACTTCATTTCATTTTTTGCCCTGTTGGGCATGGTAGTGGGATGCTCTCTGCCCCTGGCCCACCAACTCCAGGTATCGCCCTTACAGGGTGGCAATGAGGGTGCAGTCTACTAACTGCGGGTTAGGGTAGAGGGTGTCCGCAATGGGTTGACCCTCTGTATCGAACGCCAGACAGCGCTTGCAACGGTCGCGGAGTAGGTCGAGTACCTTATTCTCGGCCCCGCCGTTAGAATAGGCAGGGACAAAGCTCTTGAAAATAGCCCCTGATACTAACTGAAAGCGGACTTCCCAAAGTTTCAACATTTCTATACTTCCTTTCTTGACACGGTGTTGACTATGTGATAAACTACAAATAAGAGGACGGAGTGCCGCCGCGTGAACAGCGACACCCCGCTTGCCTAGGAACTAATCAGCTTCTTCCGCTTCCAATTCCCAGCATTCTGTATCACTAACGAACGCAGAAACACCGGAAATCGGCTCGGATATGTACTCTGAATCTGTCCACATTGGCAAGACCCCCTTTTCTGCCGCCTGGGTACACCATGGGCGGCTTTTTTCTACCCTTTCGGGCAGTGGGGGCGGGCCAAGAAGCAGTGACCCGCTGGGCTGTTATGTACTTGCTATTCCAAACCTTGACTAGATTATTTGATTTGACATTCCAAGGCTTGAAAGTGTAAAGTTTACAAGGTGCAGTCAAGCGTACAGCGCTAACTTTAATCAGACTGCCAGCGCGGAAACTTCCACCGTTTGGGGGACGGCTTTATATTCCGTGGATTTCCTGACTTGCCGCTAACCCGAATAGCGGTAGTTTCTGGAGACTATCCCCGCAGAATGCAGGGCGGCCACATTTTCTTCCAACTGTGACTGTTGGTGCTTTGTTGAACCGGTTTTTGAACCCCACTAGATAGCAAGGTTTGCTTCCGGGTATGGGAAAGCTGTACTTTCCGACTATTCAGTTTTCAAGGTACAAAGAAACAACGTTCCCTTGACGGTCGAATATTGTACACTTTTCGGGCTGAAAACTTGTGTTTACTTGTACCGTGTTTCTCAAACACTTTTGCACGCGTTGTTAGGTTGACACCATGCCATTGGAATACCCAAAGGGTACACCTGTAGCTTATGCAAGGCGGCTCTTCACCCCTTGCCATGCGTGTTTTGCGGAAAGATACGTTCAGCGCAAAAATTACAACTAGGACTTTTGCAAGGGCCATTGTAGTGTTAAGCAAAGAGCTCACACCACGCAGGCCAAAGAAAAACCAGTGTACAATGTTCAGTTGTCTAGGTTCGATTGTTTCTAGTATCTGTATACCGTGGGCCGTATCCAGTGTTAGGGCACCAAAGGCGCCCCCGTGAATACGCGATAAACAGATTATCTACTTGGAACGGGGTGTTTGCTGTGTTCCTTTCGACAATCACATAATACCACAGTAGAATTTTGACCTGATTTTTGCAAGGGTGCCCACGGGGGCGCTTTACGCGTATATAAAGGTACAAATCCGCAAAATATGGCGTGTAAAGCCAGCAAGGCGTACTAAATATGGGGCTGTATAGGGTAAAATTTGACGCTATACCGCTAAAAATCCACTACTTGCAAACCACCTTCAATAGTTTGCATAGGGGGGCAGGTTAAAAAGAAAAAATAACGTGAGAGCGTGGAAAACGGGTCAGTTATCCCCTCTCACTCCCGGCTCTCAAAACACAAACAAGCGTACCTACGTCGCTTCTTCTTCTTTCACCTCCACACCTCCTATCCTCCTTTCTCCAAGCCCCTCCTTTCTTCCACTTTCCTCCCTCTAGATCCCTGTTTCCTTAATCGTTCCCTTTCTCGAAGAAAACCGCATAACAATCCGCTTTCTAGGCTCCTTTGGGGCCTTATTTTTTTACCCAAAAACGCCATAAAAACGCACAATTTGGCCACTAAAACACGCAAAAACAGCGCCAAAACGCTAAAAAACGCATTATTTCCGCTCGAAAACGCCTCGGAACGACTCTGGCGGAGCTTTTTGATCCCCGAAAACGCCCTCTTTGGGCCTTCACCAAGGGCAGATCCGTCCATTTTGAGACCAGATCCGACCAATAACGAGCACCACAGGGCTATCACAGGGCGCTCTGACCGCATGTTGGCCGTTTTCCTACCTATTTATACTGTATAGCTGGTTCTATCCGGTTCTACTGTCGCCAGGTAGAGGGTAGATCGGGTCCCGCTGTCGTCAGGCAGGGGGATTCTTTTGCCCCCTACAGGTGGAACCTAAATAACCTCAAGCGCAGCTAACTCCCGCCCCTACAGGCGGAACCTGTGTTACGCTTTCTCCTGAAATTTATTCTTTGCCACTGTTGACTTCTTGTAATTAGCAGTGCTATAATAGAACCATAAGATAAAGCTCCGCAGGATAAAGTTCCGCAGGACACACCACACAGGAGGGAAGCCCACCATGAAAAAAAGAAACAGCGTAGCTCACTTTATTCCCCGCACTGTTACGATGCAGGAAGCCACAGAGGCCAAAGGTGGGCTGGACCTACAAGGTGCTGCAAGCTTACTGATGGCAATGATGCAGGCAAGCGCCGATGCTGATGGCCACAACGTCCTGATGGAACAGCTGGCATCCGCCATGGGTTATAAGCTGGTACGCGAAACACCACAGCCGCGCCAGCGGAGCCGCAGTAAGAAAGCCCGCACCGCCCGCTATGCACAACCCAAACTGAGCCTGGTAAAAACTAATGGTGTGGCAAAACCAACGCCGGCAGAGCCGATCCGCAGCCGCGAGGACTTTAACGCCATAGCCACCTATCTGCACACCCAGGGACGCCCGTATAACAGACAGCGGAACTATACCTTATTTATATGTGGTGTGACACTGGGCCTGCGTGTGGGCGATCTTTTACGCCTTACCGTTGATGATGTATGGGATTGTGAGCACAACTGCCCGCGCCACCGCGTAATTATCATCAATGAAAAGACCGGCAAGCGCACCAATGACCTGATTACCCCGCTGGCAGCAGGCGCAATTACCGCCCTGATTGAAGAGATGCGGGGCCGAACCATGAATGTGCTGAAGCCAGGCTGGCCATTGTTCCAGAGTATGCGCAGCCCCAAGGGAGTGCCGCAGCCGCTGGATGAAACACAGGTGTGGCGGATCTTGAACCAAGCGGCCAAAGAGTGCGGCATTAAAGAGCATATTAGTACCCACAGCCTGCGCAAAACCTATGGCTATGCTGCAAACCACGCCATGACAGAGGCCGGGCTGCCGGCTGGCCAGGTGATGGAAACGCTGCAAAACAAGTTCCACCATAGCAGCCAGAGCATTACGATGCGCTACATTGGCTTGAGCCAAGAGCAGATTGATGCAACGGCAATGGCGGTAGATACAGTGTTGGGAGTGCCGCCGTTGGCTACTATATAACGATGCCCATTAAATTTGGGTGCCTGGCAAGCACCCACTTTTTTACCTTTGCTAAATACAAGTTTTCGCAAATGAAGGAGGCAAATAATTTATGGAAAATCACAACACAGGCACCATCAATAGCTCCGCTAGGTATTGTTTGGTAAAACCTGGTGACAAGGTACGAATCACCAAAACACACCGGGCGGGTATACGCCAATATGCGGCCTGTGAGGGCGATACGTTTGTTATTACCAAAGTGACGGACAACCAGATCCCCTATGGGCGGTGGCTGCAGCCGAGCGGTGTGCTGGCGGCCAGTGAGCTGAAGCTTGACCCAAACTGCTGCACGTTGCTTACGCCGGAGGAATGTGAGACACCGGCTGCTACACCAAAGCCAACCACGCTGCGCAGTGTGACGATTGATGTGAGCGACCCAAAGGCAGCACATAAGGCCGTGGATAATGCGTGCGCAGAATACCAGGCCAGCCAGACGAGCCGCTGGAGCACGGCAGAGACATGCAGCATAAAACTGAGCGCCCGAAGAATGATGGCCCCGCTATGTGAGCAAGGTGTCAGCATGGTTTGGTTTATTGAATCAGATCCAGGCCGCCGGCATGTTTGCTTGGAATGCGACAATGGCACGCCGGACACATGGGCGAAAAGTCATGGCTATTCTACCAACTATGTACAAATCACCTTTAACGAGAACGTAGAGTTCAATGAATGGATTGGCCGTTACGCCTGCCTGTGCGTATTAACGGGCACACATGTTGCCGATGTCGTTATGCGCAGCATCAAGATTGACACTTAAATAATTAACGAAATTTTGGAGGTAAAAACCAATGAAGAAAATCCCTACCTTATATAAGCGCGAATTCAGTGGCCACAAGATTACTGGAATCCGTGACGAGATTACGCCGGGTTGTGAGGCGGCGCTGACGGATGAGAGCATTGCCACATTAAAGCTTGACGGTGCCTGCTGCGCGATTATTAACGGCGAATTCTACAAGCGCTTTGATGCCAAGCCGGGCAGAGCAGTACCGGAGGGCGCGATCCCGTGTGACGAGCCAGACCCGGTAACTGGCCACTGGCCCCACTGGGTGAAAGTGGCGGCAGATAACCCTGCGGACAAATGGTTTGTGACGGCACGAAACAACAGCTGGGATGACCTGCCGGATGCAACCTATGAGGCGATTGGACCGCACTTCCAGAAGAATCCCTACGGGCTGAACAAGGACGTGCTGGTGCGGCATGGCACGATCAGTATTGATATCCCGAACCTAAGCTTTGAGGGAATCCGGCGCGGGTTGGAGTTGGCCGCCATGGAGGGCATCGTGTTCTGGCATGAAGGAGCACCGCTGTGCAAAATCAAGCGCAGTGACTTTGGCTTTAAGTGGCCGGTGACGCAAGACGAGCTGAACGCGGAGTTTGGGGCAAATAATCCTGATCCGTGCGAGTTGGTGCGGCGGACTGCGGCTATATACAGCAAGCATGAATTTCCGGCAGATACGACCAAGATGTTTGATGCTGAACATGAAGCCACCAAGGAGGAAGTGAAGGCATGAAAATTATTGACTTCGAACGCAAGGGCAACCTGGTACGGTTCTACCTGGGTGATGATGACCTGGTGGAATGGTACGGAGATGACTGGAACGATACGCCGTATGAACACAACGCAGAACGAGTCTATGACGAATATATCAAAGGCTACTGCGATATGATGTTCCCGTTTGACGATCTGGTACTGGAACCTTGCTGCGGGACCTGCAACAGCGGCTGGTGCAAAGATGATATGGTGGCGCAGAAAGTGCCCTGCATTATTCAGGTGCCGGCTGCAGTACATAGTGACAGCTTTGATGAAAGTTTTGACCACTGGGTAGGAGCCAAGGGCGTACATAAATTTTATTTTGGAGACCATATGGAGCCGAGCGCTATGGCTGCTACCAATCCTCATTCTTGAATAATAACTTTGGAGATTTTTAACAATGGAACAAACATGCTTTAGATATTCCGTACAGCCACAGACGGAACACATTAAGGATTACACCCATACAATCGCCGTAATGTTTGAAGACATGGTAGATTATGCAGACCGCAATGGCCTTGACCGGAACGAGGTAGTAAGCGAGATGCTGCACGACATGAACGCCATGAGCGGTTACTGCGATATGAATAAATACCGGCCGTTGCCGGAATAAAAAAGGTGCGGCATGACGATTGAATTATGGCGAGGCAGCTGAACGTCCGCAAGCAATTTGATTTTGAATAATGGGGTCAAGGACAGTGACACCCATATTTTTACAAGGAGATTTTTTATGGGAAATTTGCAGGTATTCAAATACGAAAATAACGATGTGCGCACGGTGGAGATGAACGGCGAGCCGTGGTTTGTAGGCAAGGATGTAGCTGCTGCACTTGGTTATGGAAAGGGAAAATCTCTTGCTAACGCTGTAACAAATCATGTTGATTCTGAAGATAAAGGGGTCACTGAATTGATGACCCCTGGCGGTAAACAAAACGTAACAATTATCAACGAGTCCGGCTTGTACAGCTTGATTCTTTCCAGTAAACTTCCCACCGCAAAACAGTTCAAACGCTGGGTTACCGCGGAGGTCTTGCCGGCCATCCGCAAAAACGGCGGCTACATTGCTGGACAAGAAACCATGACAGACGCTGAGCTAATGAGCCAAGCGCTACTGGTGGCTCAGAAAACATTAGAAACCCGCACCAAACGACTGGAGGAACTGGCTACGAAGAATAAGCAGCTGGAAAGTAAGAACGCTGAGATGACCGGAAAGGCTCGCTATTTCGATGCCGTGATCGATCGGAATCTGCTGACCAATTTCAGAACCTTTGCTAGTGAATTACATATCAAACAAACTGTGCTGGTTCAGTTCCTACTAGACAAAAAGTACCTGTACCGTGATACACAGGGAAAGCTCAAGGCTTATGCAGAGCGCAACGATGGGCTATTTGATATCAAGGAGTTTGTGAACCGTGGCAACGGGCATGCCGGAACCCAGACCCTGATCACACCCAAGGGACGCGAGACGTTCCGGCTGCTGATGGAAGCCGAAGGACTGATTGGTATGTCGGACGATACTGAGGACATGGCCGATGCTGGTTGAAACAATTTATACGGGTATAAAGATTTGCGCTTTGGCTAGTGTGTGCGCCTATGGCTGGCTGAGAGTACAGCAAGAACGCAAAGCTGAGATGGCTAAAGAACAGGCAGAAAAAACTACATGCAAGAATTGCTGTTACTGTCGGATGATTATGACTGATAGCCGGATTGTCTGCGAACTAGAAGAGAAGCCGATGGAACAACCTGCCCATTGCACGCTATTTACAGAATGGCCTGAAGACTACACGTCCAGCTTATGTTTATACTGCAAACACTGCAAAAACTATGGCAAGTTTTTTGTTCGTTGCGATATAAGCGGGTTGCGTGATAAAGCCGAAATTACCTGTATTAACTATGAAAAGCGCCGCAAATACTTCCCAGATCTAGGAGGAATACACTAATGACCAATGAAGAATTTGAAACCCGCAAGAAAGAGATTGCCAGTAACCTGCAATTATTGCTTGACGAGATGCGGTAGCTGCACGACTGGATTGTTCTTAACCCGGTAAAAGAAGTCACACAGGAAGACTATAAGGACTGGGAGAATTCGTTCGGTGCTCTACTTGACAGTTTCGAGATCCTAGACTGCAACTAATAAGGAGAAACTTTATGTCAAAGTTAAAAATCGCCAGTGCTATAACTCACGCTTGCGCTGTGGCCACTGCGGTATTGGCTGCTGGAGCTGCTGTACACTTAGGTCTTGACTTAGAAGCTAAAGCGCCAAAAGCTGTGAGTATGACCACTGTACAGGCCACACACAAGATCTCCTACGCATTCCTTGAAACGCGGCCGTATACAAACCGGTATGGCGGCATTTGCGGCGCTGACACATACCTGCACTGCGGCGTGATACAGGATGATGGGATCGTAAAAGAAGAAACCGAGGATGTAGATTACGTCACCATAAAATATTCTGATGAAGATTACAGCTACAAGGCCGATTTTTACGACCGCACCACATACGACAATGAATCGTTCGAAGATCGGTATACCAGCACGGTGTACTACCTGACCGACGAGATGATGCGAGACCTGGGTACCGGAGGCAGTCAATGAGCGAGGCGTGGGAATCTACGGTGGACGCCATACTGATGATCTACATATGGGGACCGCTGATGCTGTTAGCATTGGGGGTCGTATGTACGCTGTTGATTTTTGGCGCGTGGAAGATAACAACAACAGCACAACACATTGCCAACAAATGTTACAAAAAGTTCACATGTAAAAATTCAGCGAACAATAAAAACGAAATGAGGTGAAAAAATTTTTTATGGCACGACTGATTGATGCGGAGGAGTTTGAGGCGTACTGCATTGAGCGCGACCCGAAGTATTCAGAGACCGAATGGCAGGCTTATCTGGATGGGGTACAGCGGGTTTTGGAGGCCATTGATGCGGCACCCACCATGACAAAATATGTGCGGTGTGAGGATTGTGACGAGGTGGTGAACTCCATTATATGCCCAGATTTATACTACTGCATGCTGCACGATTGCCCAACAACAAAGGAGGGATTTTGTAATGAAGGGCATATCAAATAAACGATACAGAGATCTTATGGAGATATCAAATCTGTATCTGCGTGGAGAGAAAACACTGGATGAGGTTGTGGATGCAATCAGGCTGATGCTGGCATATGACATGTGGACAAAAATGTTTGAGGAAGCCGATGTTAAAGTCGATGCCATTGGCGGACATGGCCCTGCAAGCCCCTATGACGAGCCTTTGGTGGCGAAAACAAACTATTCAGCCCAGCTAAGATACGAGCTTGAAGCGCCTGTACGGAGGGCTAAGGAGGTGGATAAAGCATGTCAATAGCCCACGACTAAAGTCGCGGGTCTTCTGCGCCAAATTTATGACAAGACTTGAAAAGTTACAAAGCGCAACGGCGGACGATCTGGCCAACCTGTTTATTATCATGGATGACGAAGGCGGGTACCTGCCGCTGCTGATGCCAATGAACCTGGTGAAAGATCCTGACAACCTGGACGAGATTATTCAGGACCAGAACAAATGGTTGCAGGGCGAATATTGGCCGGGAGATTTTGGGCTTGGTTGTTTTAAGGAACCAGTAATGCCGGAACCAGCGATCTATTCATAAACTGCGACACCGCACGGTATAACATGGCCTGAGACGCGCAGGGACGCGCTGTGAGGCCACAATACAAGGAGATATGACATGCGATACATAAACCAGCAGGATGCGTTAAAAGCGCTGGGAGACGAGCCTGAAAGAACTATTTAACGCAAAAGGAAAGAGCGTGATTTTATCAGCACCGGATCGGCCAGGACTAAATAAACGAGCCGTGACCTGCAACGGCCTGAAAACCAGAGGAACATACCAATGGCTTGACTTGAACGGACAGCGCTACGATCCTGGACTATTTTTTGAACCGACACGTTACGGCCTGGGCGATTGTATAAAACCAGGAACGAAAAGAACAAGGAACGATCCCACCAGAACCCATGCGCCCACACAGGGTTAAAGGGGTACGGTTGAGCTTGGGATGCACGCAGAACAAGCGAAATGGTCGGCGGATACGAATTCCCGGAGGGCCAAACGCCGAGCAAAAGTACCACCTATATTTCTTTATTAAGGTTTTTCTTATTAAGCGTAAGTGAATGTTGGTTTTACCCCAGGTTTTTCGTTGTTCAAAAACGAATTGGACTGCGGATTTTGCATCGTTTCTGAACATCGTTTTCCAAAATGCGTTTTTCGAGCCGTTTTTTAAGAATTGAATGATTATTTTCGAGCCGTTTTTTAATGCGGCAAAGGAGTGTTTTTTAATGTATACGAATGGTTCCTACTTAGCAAAGCAGGTTATGCAGGTGCCGGAAGAGTTGATTTTGCGCAAGGACGTGTCGGAGTTACTGCCGGTTTACATGCTGATGTACGCAAAGTATTCGCCGTTTTACGATTTACGATTTTACAGTTATACGAGCCTGTCAGAGCTGGTCGAGCTGGCTGGAACGTTTGGGAAAGATTGCCAGCACCGCAGATACTACAACCGTGCGGCAGATGCAGTTGAGTTTTTAGAAGCATGTGGCGTGATTATGACAGAGGGGTACAACCGGGCAAAACCGACCAAACCGTTTAAGTATCGGTTCAAAGATCTGAACGAGGTGTTTGGCAAAGAAGACAAGGACGGAAAGTTTGGTTATGCTTCACTGACCTCAAACGAATATTTCTTGCTGCTAAACAGAGTGGCTACTGCCTATTCTACCGGGCGTGGCACGAACAATTTGTACCGGATCTACTGTTACCTGCGGTTGCGGTATCGCCTGTGGCAGCGTACATATGGCAAGGAGAAGATGGGGTTTGTGGCGACGTGGGTAGGATACATTAAAGCGATTGCCAAAGAACTGCACCTGGCTGATAAAACCATATCAAACGCCATCCGGGTTATGTACCAGTGTGGGCTGGTTATCCCGTATTACGGAGCGATTGAAAAGGGAAGCTTGGAATCTGACCGGCCAGAGATGATTTTGGCGCTCCCGCTAATGTGTGGCGACAACATGGTGGAGAAGGTTGTGCGCGAAACAAAGAACCGGTACCGGCGCAAACCCAACCGAGCAGGCTCCAACTGGTACCCGGCAGGCCAGACATGTGGAGCGGAGGATAAGCCGGAACCAGCAGAGGAGGTGATGCCGGAACCGGAACAGGAACCCGCACCAGAGCCGCCGATGGAAGAGTTGTGCAACACCCAGTTTTGCGACGGGTGGGAGATGCCGCCTGATAACTACAGTGACTGGGGATTGCGTGAGGATGAAATATTCTAAGCAAAACGAACGTATATTGCCCACTTTACCTTTTCTACGAAAAAATATTTTTTTTGGAGGTATAAAATTTTGAACAAGAAAGAAGCTGAAACTTTGTTGATACTGACAAATTTTCTGCATGACCTGTGGCAGGGATTTAAGGCCATGGTGCTGGTTGGAAGCTGCATTGTGGTGATCCGGCTGGCGTTGCAGATGTTGGGCACTGTGGCCACGGTTGGAATTTTTGTGGCGCTGCCGGTTTTGTACGCGCTGCTGTGGGCGGCACTTTCCCGTGAGGCGTTTGATAGCGGGCGGGTTAGCATTGAAAAGATTTACAACCTGGAAAAAGCTGAGGACAAAGAGGATGACCCGAATAACAAGGAGGACGAGTAATGTTCGCACCACCACTATATATTGTGCGAAAGTTGAACCTGACCTACATTATCAACCATGACTATAACATCCAGATCAGCCAGGAGGAAGAAGAGCGCTTTTATGTAAAGCAGGGTGACAACATGCTGTTCCGGCAGATCCGGCTGCTTACATACGAGAGCAACGAGTATAACCGGTTTGTTGTGTTTGTGGATTGCGTGGGTGGCCAGAACAAGAAGGCGGCCATGAAGCGGTTGATCCAGCACGGGTTTAAGATTGGAAAGCAAGAGTTTGTGCTGAGTGAACGCAGCGCTAGTATGGTGCGGCAGGGCATTTTGAGCTTTGTGGACAGGCGGTTGGCCCACGACCTTGACGTGAGAATCACAATGGGAATACAAATTCAGGAAACAGTATTGAGTAAATTTTACGCTTATCGCGGCCTGATGTATTCCAGCTGCCACTGCATTGAGAACTGGTATCCGACCATTGTGGTAGTGCCGGACTGCTTTGTGACCATACCAAACCAGAACATTAAATATGTATATGACCGCAAGATCCAGTTCAAAGACCGCAAGACCGGGGCTGACCGCGAGTGGGTGCAGAAAGACATTGCAGAAACTACCCGCGACATTGAGATAAACGCTTTTGACGGCTGCGGGATTGCACACCCCAAGATTATGCAGGAGATACAGCGGCGGTTGGGCAGCGAAACACCCGTAACTAGCGTTGTGTGGCGTATGCCGTACTTTAAGGGTGTACTGAACCAGATGGATTATGAAACGTTTTTTGCAGAACGCGGGGTACGGTTTATTAAAGACATTTGGGGCGTGGAACACGATGTCAGCCCAGGGGCTGAACCCAAGATTATTGCGTGTGAGAGCATGTACAAGGGGTACAAGTATTTTAAGAAGACCGGCACGATTGCGGACTGGGAGGAATACTGGTACCAGTTCAAGAAGAACAAGCACTGCATTGGCATTGCAAAGTGGCAGTTTGATATTGACACAGAACCGCTATACACCCGCGGCAACTACCAGATTTTGCAGGACCTTGATTTGCCGGTAGACGAGTTTGAGCATCTGGCAGATTACAGCATTGATTGGGTTGAAAAGATTGAGAACGGTGACCCGGTATACACCTACTGCTTTTTGGGCATGCTGGCTGATCGGCACAAACCGCTGAATAATTATTGCGCGGCGATTTTGAAGAACCCGGAGATGCTGAAAGAGGAGGGGGTGCGAAAGTACATAACCAACCTGCTTGGAAAATATAAGGACGACATGAAGTGCGGCAAGCTGTGGCTGCGCGGAAGCTTTAAGTTCTTAGTGCCTGACCTGATTATGCTGATGGAACACATTGCCGGCCTACCCTTGAAGGGGGCGCTGGAGGCGGACGAGTTTTATAGCTTTGACCGGACAGGAACAACGCTTGGTGAACGGCTGATTGAACGCAACCCGCACATTTGCAAGAGCGAGCATGTGATCCTGAAGGGCGTGACCAACCCGCTGCTGGAAAAATATTGCGGCCGGTTGGTGAACACGTTGATTGTTAATTGCAAGAGTATTACCCCGCAGAGATTAAATGGCGCGGATCGAATGATGGTCCGGGGCTGTGGTAACACAGCATTTGGAACGGTGTGAACCCCTCGTCAGGGGTGTGGCCCATATGGGCTGCTAACAGGGAATGCCTGCCTGAGAGATGGCAGGAGAATCCTGTGGCTGGAAACGGCTGCAACGACTATCTGGGATGAGTGTACCAGGGTAAGGCTGCTATTGACACGCAGTTTGGAGCGCACCGCTGCCGGGAAACCGGTAGAAGATATAGTCTACACCTGCAAAAATGACGTAGGTGTGTATGACGGGGATTTGGTCCTAGCATTAAATAGCCCTTTGATGATGAAGGGTGTGGACAGGAACGCAAAAATTGTAATTGACATTGAAGATAAAGTAACTGCGCTGGCGGAGAAGGACACGATCCAGAACCGCACGGCGTGCATTATGCGCAGCTTGAAGAGTTTGATTGGTGAGATTTCCAATTACGCGAGCTGCTACCACAACAAAACACCAAAAACCGAGAAGCAGAAAGAAACATACGCCCGGTATGTTGACCTGCTCTCCATAACCAACGGTGGCTTCGCCGTTGTAAAACCGCGTGAATGCCTTATCAGCAGTGTCGCCTAAAGGGCGGCTAACGGTGAAACTCTTTACAATACAGCGTAAAGACAATACCGTGCCAAGCTTTGATTGCCAGTTACTGGTAATTACTGAAGGTGTAAAGACTAGGGGTGATGAGTGTAGCCCTGTAGGCCGGGAGATGATAGCCCGGACGCCAAGCGCGTGGCCATGGAAACATGGAAGAGATAGTCTGGCCTGTATGGTGACATACGGGGTAATTGAAAAACGAAAGCCATCAAGAATCGGTGGCCCTGTGCGATGACGCGCAGTGGAAACAGCTGGTGAACCTGCAAGAGCAGGGTGTACACAGGACAAATGTGGAAACGCAGGAAATGGCGTTTTGTCTGTGTGCTAACAGGGAAACTATCATGGTTTGATACAATCCTGTGCCAAGCCTTATACATATAATAAGGAAGGTCAAGAGACTAGCCCGCAAGGGATGTACGCGATCCGGTGAAAATCCGGCGTGGAAGTGCCAGCCTCTCATACACGCCAAGAGTGTGAGATGATGATATAGTCCACAAGCAAGAATGCGATTTTGCAAAGACGGGTGTGCTGTACCCGGTGCCGCGGCAGATTGCCAAGTATGGCAGACCTTTGCCGTATTTTATGAAGTATGCAAGCCCGTACTATAAGCGGATGAAGCGCCTGAGCTGCGCCCACAGCAACATGAATAAGATGTGTTGGGTTATTGAAAAGTGGGCGGACGGGCTGCGCCACAAAAGGAGTGACGGGTTTGATTACACAATTATGATTGACGCGGAGGTGGGATTTAGCCAGGAGCATTTTGATGCAATTGAAAAAATCTACTTTGAGTTTAATAAAACGGTAGCCGAGCTGGCAGAGACTGAATACCATTGCCGTTACTTTGACCGGTTCAAAGATGAGCTGGAGGCTGAGGGCGTTACAAAGGAGTTTGCCGCCAACTTTGAGGTTGACTGGCAGCTGTACTATAACAAGTTCCGTGCCCGGTGTGCAGAGATTTGCCTTGACCCCAAAGAACTGGCCAACATTGCCGTGATGCTTTGCTACCAGAAATACCCCCGCCGCAGCAAGAAGTTTATGTGGGTGGTGGCCGGCACCGGCATTGTGGAGAATATCCAGCAGGTGAACATTTGCTTGCCGCAGCTGTGCGATGACGGTGAATACGAGTACCTGGGCAAGCGTTATGCCCTGGTGCCGGTTGGCAACGAACTGAACATTGAACCGATTGAAGGAGGAGAGGGGTAATGTATTACAGCTATTATTGCAATGAAAAGATGCTGCTGGATAATTTTGACGATTACAATGAAAGCCCGCGGCTGTTACGGCGGCTGTTGGCGCAGAGTGGGTATGAGCCAGATTTTTGTGCAGATATGCAGCTGGCCCATACAGACCCCAAGTACATAAGGCAGTATGACCGGTTGGACCTAATCCAGCAGTACAAGAAAAAACAGCTGAAGAAGTGTGGACTGCGGCAGGTTGACAAGATCTACCTTTATGAGAGTGACCTGACTTACATCCGGCTGGCGATCCGTACTTATGGGCTGACGCAGCGACAGGTGAAGGTTTTGCTTGGCGTGATTGTTATGTGCCGTCTGAATGGTAGTGACACGCTGGATCTGATGAACCGATACAGGATCAAACAGTTTTGCTCTTGCTTTGGGCGAGATGTGACGGCGATACACATTGATGGCGCGAACTGGTGGGACGGTTATGAAGCGCCGGTGGAGCTGGATGTGCTGAGTGACAAGTGCGGTATATTGAACCGAATTACTTGCAAGCCGGGTCCGGGGCGGATTGGCTGTTTGTATGAGTACCCGTTTTATGATCACAAAAGCGAAGGTGTTTACTGCTGGGATGTGACGGCAGAGAACAACCGGTTGGATATGGATAAATTGTGCGCAGAGATTGGGCTGTTTGACAACCGGTACTGCGAAAAGTGTGGGGAAGAGATTGCGTGGAATGCCAAGGCACACTACTGCAAGACCTGCGCGGAATTGGAGAAAAACGCCAAGACATTGGCCCGCGTGACCCGCTACAGAAACAAAAATAATACCTTGTAACGCTTGAAGCTGAAAACCCCCTATATATGATTATAGAGGGTGGAGTGCCCCTGACCATTATGGCCGGGGGTTATTTTTATTCTCAGATTATTTTTTTATAAGGAGATTTTTGAAGATGATTGTTATTTCTAAGGAAGAAGCAAAAATGTTGCGCAAGAAGTTCCCCGGTGTGCATATGGTTACGACCGTGAACAAGACGATGGTGGACGAGCTGCCGTATGTACTGCAGGCTTTGCCCAACAACTATTTTGCGCAGGAAGCTTTGGCTGAGATGGAGCGTGACCAGCGCCGCACCGGAATTGTGAATACACGGGGTGACGTGAATGCTTGAACTGCACAAGCTTGCCAAGGAAACTGACAATGAATACATCTACCGCATTTGTGCTGCCAAGGACCAGATTGGCACCTGGGACGATGTGGCGGATGTGATCAATAAAGAGCTGGGCCAGGACAAGGATGAGTGCGTATACCGCAAGAACTGGAAGGCGTTCAACATTCTGGCGCACGCCAGTGAAACCAACTTGAGTGACGCCCAGCAGATTTTGGGCGAGATTAAAGAACAGCGCCGCGAGCTGGAGAAAGAAAAGGTTAAGCTGCGAGATGAGCGCAATGAAGTGAGCCGTCTGATGCGGGTACAAGCCCGTGGAGAGAGCATGCGAGAGCTGATTGAACGGCGATTCAGCGCTTATAAGCCGGAGACTTTCGAACACATTGGGGTGGTTAGTACAGAGGCACTGACGACTGACCTAATTGTTCACCTGACTGACCTGCATGCGGGAGTCAAGATTGAGAACCTTTACAATAGTTTTGACCAACAGGTGCTGCGTGCTCGGCTGAAGCGCTATGCAGAAAAGGTGTATGTGATCCAGAAGCGCCACAATGGTCAGAATTGTTTTTTGGTGCTGGGTGGCGACCTGATAAACGGTGAGATCCACCTGAACAACCGGCTGGAAAACAACGAGAATGTAGTGGACCAGGTAATCAGTGCCGGGGAAGCCGTGAGTTGGTTTGTGGCTGAACTGAGCCGCATGTTTGAACATGTATACATTTATAGTGTGCCGGGCAACCATAGCCGGGTGTTCCCCGCCAAGGAAGATAACCAGCACGGTGAATACCTGGACAAGCTTGTAACTTATATTGTGGACGCACGCTGTGCGGCACTTGGCAATGTAGAAACCTACCAGAATACGATTGACGAGACAATTGCGGACTTTATGGTACGCGGCCGACTGGTGTATGCAGTGCATGGTGACAAAGACACACCGGGCAGCGTGGTACAAACCTTGACTATGATGACAGGTGATAAGCCTAACATTGTGCTGATGGGACACCGCCACACCAATGCCCTGACGACTGTATACGATACGAAAGTATACGAAAGCGGCTGTGTGGATGGCGCGGACAGCTACTGCATGGATAAGAGATTGCGAAATAAACCGGAGCAGAACGTGCTGGTGGTGAATGCTTACGGCGTGGACTGCTGTTACGATATTACGCTGGATTAGAGCGTGGGATTTTTTGATGAGAGGGGATGGTTTAGAGTGGGTGAGTATGAGAAGAAGCAGCCCGAATACTTTTGCAGTTATTCGGCGCGGCTTACGAATTTTTTGAAGGCGTTTGGTTTGAGCTATGAAAGCCGGCAGATAAACCCCATTACCCAAACAAGCTACTGTGTGTTTAAGCGTAGCCAGAAATTGATGGATGTGGTGGAGTTTTGGAACGAGTGCCGGAACAACTTCCGTGATTATGATGAGAACGGGAACCGCGCCGATAAGGCGGGTGACTGAACATGGCCGGAAGACCGAAAGGCTCTAAAAATAAAGCTACAATTTTACGAGAAAACGCAGAAGCGCAGGCCAAGATCCGCCGCATGATGGCAGAGGACGATGGGCCTGCGTATTTTGTTTGCGCCTGTTGCGGCAAGCGGTTTATGCACCAGAAGGATAATTTTTCCCCTGCGCAAAGCGAACTGTGGCGAGGGAACAACCATTACTTCCCGGTATGCAAGAGCTGCATGGACAAGCTGGTTGACCATTACACCCAGGCGCTGGGCAATGAGGATGAGGCCATGAAACGGGTGTGCATGCTGTTTGACATTTATTACAGCGAGGGCCTGCTGAAAAGCACGGCAAAGCACGCCCCGAACACAAGCCGGATGACAGCTTGGATCAGGCATTGCAACATGACCCAGAACCATGGCAAAACCTTTGATACTTACCTGGAAGAAATCAACGGGCGGGTGATCAATGATGTAAGCGATATCAGCGAGACACGACCAAACGGCGGCAAGGTAAGCCAGCGTATGGTTGGGTTTTGGGGGCCAGGGTTCAACGAGGCCGAGTATGTGCGGCTGGACAATGAATACAAGGACTGGATTACCAGGTATGAGTGCTCCACCAAGGCGCAGGAAGAATTGTTCAAAGCAATCAGTATGGCGCAGATTATGCTGACCAAGGCATACCAGACGGGTGACACCAAGAAGGTAAAAGAGGCCAGCGATACTTTGCAAAACCTGCTGGGCAGCGCCAATATTAAGCCGAACCAGACGAACGATAATGCGCTGGCAGAGGCAAATACCTTTGGCACCTTGATTAAAAAGTGGGAAGACAAAAAGCCGATCCCGGAAGCTGCGCCCGAATGGCGGGATGTGGATGGGATTGGTAAATATTTCCGTACTTGGGTGACAGGGCCAATGATGGAACTGTTCAAAATCAAGAACCCGTGGCAGAAAGAATACGAGGAAGGCATGGCACCTTATACGGCGCACCGACCTGAATACACCGGCGGAGAAGAGGAAGAGAACGAGAGCATTCGCAACGCCATTTTTGGCACCCCCGGTGAGTGAGGTGGTGCGTTAAATGGTGAAGAAAACTGCAAGAGAGGTTACGGAAGATAAGACAAGCCGGATCATGAATGCCGTGGCGTTGTGGGCCAGCTTTTACCGGGCGAACCCGCAGAGGTTTTGCAAGGATTATTTGAACGTAAACCTGAAGATGTTCCAACAGATTTTGATTTATTGCATGGCGCTATGCACAAATTTTTGTTTTATAGCGGCGCGTGGTCTAGGCAAAACGTTCCTATGTGCAATTTTCTGCTGTTGGAAAGCGATCTTGTACCCAGGCAGCTTGATTGTGATTGCGAGCAAAACGCGAAACCAGGGCAGCTTGGTACTGAAAAAGATTGAGCAGGAGTTGGTGCCGCGAAGCCCATTACTGCGCAGTGAGATAAAAGATATAACGATAAACCAGAGTGTGGCGAAGATAACCTTCCGCAATGACAGTGTGATTGAGGTTGTGACCGCCGCAGACACTGCCCGTGGCGGCCGTGCGAGCCTGTTGATTATTGACGAGTACCGCATGGTTGACAAGGAAGTGCTGGATCTGGTTTTGAAGAAGTTTTTGAACTACATCCGCCACCCCGGCTACATGGATAACCCCAAGTATGCTCATTTGGCGGAACGCAACCAGCAGATGTACCTAAGCTCTGCATGGTTTGAACAGCACTGGTCATGGGATTTGTGCAAGGATTACTTTGTGAACATGTTTGACACCACAAAAAATTACTATTGCTTCCGATTCCCGTACCAGATGAGTATTAAGGAAAACCTGCTGCTGAAGAGCCAGGTAGAAGACGAGATGACAGAATCGACGTTTTCTGACATACGGTTCCGCATGGAAAATGAGGCGCTGTTTATTGGCACGACAGACGGCGGGCTATTTAGCTTTGATGACATTAACAAGCAGCGCAAGATCATAAAAGCGTTTTATGCGCCAAACATGATTTTGAACAATAAGGCGGCTTGTCAGTTGCCGGCCAAGAAGACCGGCGAGAAGCGGATTTTGACGGTTGATATTGCTCTGATGAGCTCTAAGCGCCGCGACAATGACGCTACCAGCATCTTTTTGAACAGTTTGGTGCCGGACAGTACAGGCAAGTGTACCAGCAACATGGTGTACACCGAAAACTGCGAGGGTATTATTACGCAGGATTTGGTGCTGAAGCTACGCCGCTACTTTAAGTATTTTGAGTGTGACTACATTGGCATTGACGCAAAGGGCCTTGGTGCTCCCATTATGGATCTGTTGATGCACGAGTGCTATGACCCGGAGACGGGCGAGACATACCCGCCGCTGAACTGCTGCAATAACCCGGATTTCCAGGAGCGGTGCCCCGACAAGACGGCACCCAAGGTGATTTGGGCAATCATGGGCAGTAGCCAGTTTAATAACGACGTGACAATTGCGTTGCGAAGCGGAATCCAACAGGGGAGAATCCGGTTTTTGGAATCCGAATATGACTGCGAAGAGATTTTGCGGGCGAACATTAAAGGTTACGACAAACTTTCACCCATGGAGAAGATGGCGCTGCAGATGCCGTACATCAATACCGGATTGGCTGTAAATGAGCTGGTGAACCTGGAATATGAAGCAACGAATAATTTGATCCGTGTGCATGAGAAGCCCGGCGCACGCAAGGACCGTTACAGCAGTCTGAGCTACAACTATTACATTGCGCTGCAGGTTGAACGCATGATGAGTAAAAACTTTATGCGCAATAAGAAGATTGAAATGAACTTTAGAGCGCCCAGACTGCGGCATTAAGGAGGCGGCTATATGGAAGAAATACAGCAGAAAAAGGTCGCCATGATCAGCCCGGACGGCAAGAAAAGCTTTGTGCCATTGACGGAATTTATGAGTAAGGTGCGGTATGCGAACCTGGCAAACGTGAAGATCCGCGACCTGGTAAATAACCGCGACTACAACCCTACTTATAAAAAGTACACCAAGAGCCAGATTGTTACCTATTTGGGGAACCCGGCCAACTATGAAGTGCAGCTGCGGCAGATGAGCCAATACCTGTTCAATATTTCGAACTATTACAGGCGGCTGATCCAGTATTTTGCCAACATGAGCACGTTCAGTTACATTGTGGTGCCGTATGGCATTGATTATTCCAAGAATGTAAACCTGCAAAAGTTCAAAAAAGGTTACTATGCGGTGACGGCACAGTTGGAAAAGATGAACCTGCGGCACGAGTTCAGCCGGGCGTTGATGGTGGCGTTCCGTGATGATGTGTATTACGGATACGCATGGGAAACGAACGACAGCTACACATTCCAGCAGCTGGATGCAGACTATTGCAAGATCAGCAGCATTGAGGATGGTGTATACAACTTTGCGTTCAATTTTTCTTACTTTGATTCCCACAATGAGCGATTGCCAAATTTTCCGCCGGAATTTACCACGATGTACAGTGCGTACCAGAAGGATTCCGGCTTGAAGTGGCAGGAGTTGTCAAGTGAAAATTCTATCTGTTTGAAAGTAAACGAGCAGACGTATGTGCCGATCCCGCCGTTTGTGAGCTTGTTCAGCGCACTGGCGGATATTGAAGACTATCGGGCGATCAGCAAGGATGCCAGTGAAGTGAATAATTACAAGGCGTTGGCGCTGGAGATCCCGGTGGGGGATGACGGTACATTTTTGATTGACTACGACCTGTGCAAAGAGTTTTACGACATGCTGTGCAACGTGCTGCCGGAGAACATTGGCGCGATTATGAGTCCGATGAAGATCAGCAGCTGGGACTTTGAAAAAAGTGGAGCTGTAAGCGGCAGTGACGATGTGGCAAAAGCCGAAAATTCGATGTGGAAACAGGCGGGTGTAAACAACATCTTGTTTGGTGGCGGTGAAGACCCCAGCAGTTCAACGCTGAGCCTTTCTACTGTGAATGACCAGATGATTGTGTTTGCGATGATGCGGCAGATTGAACGCTGGATCAACCGTAAATTAAAGAGTGTTTCGACGGCAGTTAAGTTTAAGGTAAATATTTTAGATGTGACGTATTTTAACCGGCAGGAAGTGCATGACCGCCTTGTAAAAGATGGCCAATATGGAATGCCGGTACGCAGTGCCATTATGGCGACAAGCGGATACAGCCCAAGCGATGTGGAGAACATGCAGTACCTGGAAAACACGGTATTGAACCTGTCGGCCAATGAGGTGCCGCTGATAAGCTCCAATACGCAGAGCGCTGCTAACAGTGATGCCGCGACAGATGAAGGCGGACGCCCCACCAATGCAAGTGAAGGTAAGGCGCTGACAGACGCAGGCGAAAACAGCAGCGAGGAAGACCTGGCGACAGGAGGCTGATTGAGCGATGAAGCGTGAAGTTAAAGTACGCGGCCGTGACGTGGTACTATATTTGCTGCGCCAGAAAAAGAAGCTGGTGCGGGAAGAGCGCGACAGTGGCGGCCATACAGTATATATTTTTGAACTTGACGACGATGATTTGAAGGCTGTGCAGGAGTTTGCCGCACAGCAGAAAAAACGAAATTACTTTTGAGAGACCGCTATGCAAGCGGCCTTTTTTAGTTTACGGGGTGATTGGATGTGAGTGAGCGGTTGAACCGCCTGCCAATTACCTTTGAAAAAACCGGAGAAGTGATAGGCAAAGATACGCGTTTTATTAACGTGACGATTGATGTGCTGCATACTGGCGGCAACCTGAACGGATCGCGGTTTGAAAAAGAGGTAGTTGACCGGGCAGCAAAGAGTATTGCGAATACCCCGATCCTTGGATACATTGAGCAGAATGACGATGGTGAGCTTGATTTTAAGGGCCACGAGCATGAGCTGATTGTGGACGAGGACGGGATTCGATATGTATATGCCGGCAGCGCTTACGGTGTGATACCGGAGAGCTGCAACCCGCGCTGGGTAAGCCGGGATGACGGCACAGGAAAAACACGGGAATATTTGCGCGTTGACGGGTTGCTGTGGACCAAGTTTGACGATTCCTGTGGGATTTTTGAGCGGGATGTGGTGAAAGGGCAGAGCATGGAGATCACCAACATGGAAGGCTATGTGGATAAAGACGGCTACTATGTTGTGCAGAATTTTGATTTTGATGGCTGTTGCGTGCTTTCCACCACTGACCCGCAAATCCGACCAGCAATGACGGGCAGCACAGTTACGGCGAATTTTACCGCCGCGACGATTGCGAGCCAGGTTAAGGATATGCTGGCGGAATACACAGCTTTACAGAGATCTGAATCCTCCAAGGAGGCTCAGATAGATAATTTTGCGAAAGGAGACGATTGCTTGAAAGAAAAAGAAGAAATTCTGGCTTCTTACGGCATTGACGCTTCTACGCTGGAGTTCTCTTTGGAGGAAATTACCATTGAGGAACTGAAAGCGAAGTGTGAAGAGATGGCTGCAGCAAAATCTGCCGAGCCGGAAGAGCCGCAGGGTGAACCGGAAAGTGAGCCGGCCGCAGAGCCTGCTGCTGAACCTGCAGAACCCGAACCCCCGGCAGAACCGGAACCCGCTGCGGAACCGGAAGGCGGAGAACCTGCTGCGGATTACAGCCTGAACCTGTGCGACAAGCTGAACGAAGTAAACGAGGCCATTAGCGCTGAAACCATGATTGACCCGTGGGGCTATGAAGTAAGCCGCTATTGGCTGCAGGATGTGCAGGATGATCTTGTCGTTGTGATGGATTGCCAGGATTGGAAGATCTACAGCTTTACCTTTACCATGGATGGCGACAACGTGAAAGTTGATTTTGCCAGCAAGAAACGCATGAAGGTAAAGTACGAAGCCTGGGATGAAGGCAGTGCCGATATGGGCGTGCCCGCGCTATACAGCACCATGGGCGACAAGGCCAAAGAGCAGACCGAAAAACTGGAGGCCGCCAACAAGCAGTACAGCGAACTGAAAGCAGAGTATGACGAGATGAAGCCGAAATATGATGCTTACGTTGCGGCCGAGGCTGCTGCTGCCAAAGAAGAAGAGAGCGCTAAACGCGAACAGCTGTTTGCCGTTATGGATCAGAAGCTGGATGGCGATGCTGATTATGCCAAGCTGCGAGATAACAAGACGATGGAGTTTACCGTTTTGGAAGATGCTTGCTACAAGCTGTTGGGCAAGAAGGCCGCTGAGTTCAGTTATGTTCCGCCCAAAGAAAAGAAGGGCGAGGTAAACAAGGTACGGTTTGGCGTGAATGGCACCCAGAAAACAGAGAAGCGCTATGGCGACCTGTTTGAACGTTACCTGCATACAAAAGAGTAAAAAAAAAGGAGTTACATATTATGGCTAACATTAAACATGCTGTTGTTGGCACCGATATGCTGGTTGGTTCCAGCAACGCTGCCTACCTGAAGAGTGTTGTTTTTTACAAGGATGGCAGCCCTGCCGCCATTGATAATGGCAACATTGTTGTGATTGGTGATGCGATCGGCCCCGAAACCTACAAGGCTGAAGCACCTGCTGCTGATTCCAAGCGCCCTATGCTGGCCCTGGTTGCCGGTGTTGAGCTGTTTTACGATGAGACCCGCACCCATTACCTGACCGAGTGGGAGAACGAAGCTGGCAAGCCTGTTCGCGTTTACCTGCTGGTTGCTGGCGCTGATTCTTTCCGCGTTACTGCTGAAGCTTTTGACGGTACCCCCGAAAAGGGCAAGTTTGTTGCCTTTGCTGCTGGTTCTACCAAGCTGAAAATTGAGGCTGATGCTTCTGCTGACAATGTTTTTGGTGTGATCAAGCGCGACCCTGTGAAGGTTGGCTTTGGCGATGGCCAGTATACCTATTACATCGTTGACGTGATCGCCTGATTTTTGTATCAGCGAGTTAGTTATAACTAATTACTGGTGTGGCCTATGGCTGCACCTATCTTTATATGTAAAGGAGTATTAACATGGATGAGAAACTGATTAAGCTGGCCGTTGATGGCTACCATGGCCACCTGGGCGAATACAGCGTGAAAGACAGCCAGGAAGTTCTGCGCCAGGCCATGATTGAGGCTAATAATGGCAAGACCAGCATGAGCTACAAGGATATCCGCGACGGTAAGTGCAGCAACCTGTTTGCTATTACCGAAGTTCTGATTGAAAAGGTCAGTGAAGAGGGCCTGAAGGGTGACGAGTTCTTTACCAATTTTATTGAGGACCGCAATACCTCTCTGGGCGATACCAACATTTTCCATACCACCAAGCCGTGCCTGCTGACTGTTGCCGACATTGCTGAAGGTACCCAGGGCATCCGCCGTCAGCGCCTGGAAGCCGGCCAGGATATTACCGTGAACACCCAGCTGCGTGCTGTGAAGGTTTATGAGGAAATTAACCGCGTGCTGGCTGGCCGTATTGACTTTAATGACCTGGTTGACACTGTTGGCCGCAGCTTTACCCAGTATGATCTGGACAGCGCTTATCTGGCATGGACCAGCATGTTCACCAAGCTGGACCCCGTTTATACCCAGAGTGGTTCTTACAATGAGGACAAGCTGCTGGACCTGATTGAGCACATTGAGGCTTCTACCGGCGACACCGCTACGATTGTTGGCACCCGTAAGGCACTGCGCAAGATTACCACTGCTACCATGGGTGAGCAGGCCAAGAGCGACCTGTACAGCATGGGTTACCTGGGCCACATTGCCGGCACCCCGATGGTTGCGATGAAGCAGCGCCACAAGATCGGCTCTACTGAGTTTATTCTGCCTGACGACACTGTTTACATTTTTGCCGGCGACACCAAGCCCGTGAAGCGCGTTACCGAGGGTGAAGTTACCATGCTGATGGGCGACCCGATGAACAAGGCTGACCTGACCCAGGAATTCCTGATGACCAAGCGTACCGGTATTTCCATTATTCTGGACCGCGACTTTGGCAGCTACAAGTTTGCCTGATTTTGAGCTGAACGATACCCCTGCCGCAAGGCGGGGGTCTTTTTTTTTATATAAGGAATATTTTGGAGGTATGTTTTGGCAACTGCGAAGATTACCAATGAGACCATGGTGGAATGCAAGAACGGCACCCATGGCAACTTGTTTTATGCTTCGACCCGCAACCCCGGCTACACCGTTGAGTGGACCGAGTTTGGCGAGGTGCAGGAGATGGACTACGCCGAGCTGCTTGTAATGCGTGGCAGCCAGCCGCGGTTTTTCCGTGATAACTGGATTTTGATTGAGGACGCCAACGTATTGCGCAAGCTGGGTGTGGAACGTTATTACAAGAATGCGCTGACCACGGAGAACTTTGACGAGGTATTTAAGTGGACCCCGGATGAGATCCGCGAGAAGGTGCCCAAGATGAGCGAGGGGATGCGCGACAGCATCCGTATCCGCGCAAAGGAGATGCTGAAGGCAGACCAGCTGGATAGCCGTGCCATGATTAAAGCATTGAACGATGTGCTGGATTGCGATTTGGAAGAATCCGTTGCATTGGAGGCACCCAAGAAACCCAGAACCCGCAAGAGCGGCGTTGAGATTGTGACGATCGGCGGAACTGAAGAATAATGAGAGGGATGGTGCGGGCCAATGGGCACAAGATACGAGGAAGTTTATGAGCGTTACCGTGGCCAAGTCCGCAACTATGAGTTCCTGGACTACGATGCGGTGACAAGAGAAGCAATGCAGCTAGATCTTTTGAAGATGGCGATCAGCGATTTTGAGGATGTGTGCAAACAGAACCTGAATGACAGGGAAGATGACCTGCTGGAGTTCAACATTACGCTGACGAACCGCGAGAAGGATATTTTGGCACTGGGCATGATTGTGCATTTTGTGCGCCAGTATGTTTATAACACAGACGCATTGCAGAACGGATTGAGCACAAAGGATTTTACGCTGTTTTCGCCAGCCAACCTGTTGGAGAAGATGACGACCCTGCTGACTACAACAGAGCGGCAGCAGATGAAGGAGATTAACCTGTACTCTTTCCGCAATGGGGAAATTTCGAGTTTGACTGAGTGAGGTGGTAGCGTATGAACTATGAGACATATGCTGCTATGCTTGGCAGGCACGGAAGTACGCGGCGTGACCGGATGGTTGAAAAGAGCAAACGGGACACGCTGAGAATGGGGCCTGATTCCCCTGCCTATAAAGAGGTAGAGATTGAGGGGGTACCCCACCACATGATGATTATTAGCAGCACGGTGACAAACCAGAAGATTATACGCACCATGCCGGGCGACAACTTTGAGATTGGAAAAATTATGCTGTTTAGTAAAAGCCATTGGCTGATTACAGAGCGCGATGCGGACGATGAAATAACCGTGCGCGGCAAAATTGAGCTGTGTAACCGGAGCATCCAGTGGCAGAACCATGAGACCGGGGAAATTATTACCCGGTGGGCGGTTGTGGACAAACCGTATTTTTCCAACCTGAACGAAGATGTATACATGACCATTTCCAGCCGCGAATTCCAGGTGAAAATACCGTATGATGAGGAATCGGCTTTGCTGGATGTGGGGAAACGCCTGATGATGGAGCAGATTAACGGCAAGCCTAAAACTTACCGTGTGACCTGTGTGGACGCTATGACAGAACGCTATGACTGGAATGACGCCCAGACGGGATTTTTGGTTTTGAACCTTGAACAGGATCAGCATGTGGAAGAACAGGATAACGCCGAAAAGATGCTATGCGATTACCAGGAGGTAAAGCAGGCACCGGAGGACGGCGAAGTGATTATTAAATACGCGGGCGAACCCAAAGTGCGCATTTGCGGGCGCGGCAAGATTTTTAAGGCCACGATTGATGGCAAGCCGCTGCCGGGATGCACCTGGAGCCTGAGCGTTGATGATAAAACACTTGAAACAAAGGTATACCTTGCCAACAGTGTGCAGTGGAACCGGGTGACTGGGGAAAGCTGCCGGGTATGCGCAGAGGATAATGCCGCGCTGAATGGAGCCACCGTGAAACTGACGGTTGTGGCACCGGACGGCAAGAGCACAGACAGCATTGCAGTGAAGGTGGTGGACGTATGAACCTGAGTGAGCTGGGAGAATACAAACATAAAGTAGCCGCCCTGCTGGCACAGGACGACACCATTATTAACCTGCTGCTTGGACCCGTGGACGATGACGCTGACACGGACGAGATGCTACTGGGCGATAAGAGCATTAGTACCGGACATATTTACGAGTTTGAGTATGTGCCGGAGATCAATGAAACGGCGGACACCTACCTGTGCATGGAGACCGTGGTGGCTAAGGCACCGAGCGATACGGCATACAGAGTGTACCTGTACATTTTTGCCTATTGCAATAAGAAGGTAATGAAGAGTTACCGACACCCCGGCGTGCTGGGGACGAAGGCCGATGTGTTGGCCATGAACGTTGACCGTTTGCTGAACGGCAGCGAAGATTTTGGAATTGGGAAGGTACGGTTATTGAACAACGATGTATACAAGCCGAATAATAATTATTACGGCCGCTGCATTACATACGAAGTGATGGCGTTCAACCGCAAGATGGGTGGCGCAAAGTGAAAGTACCGTACTATGAACTGCTGAACCCCGAAGGTTTTATGGTGAAAAACGTGGGCAGAGTACACTCGCCACGACTGAGCGATATTAACAAGCGCGGCTATATGAGCTATCAATTTGCGCTAAGTACCTTGCTGCTGACACCACAGGCGATGTTTGAAGACGTTGCCAAGGTAACAGGGCAGGAGAACCCGTATGAAGCTTTGAGTGAGGAGGAAAAAGCCACCATTAACACCTTTGATTTATTGAGTATGAGCAAAGAAAGCCAGGCGGAGATGATTGCCGCACTGGCCTTTTTTATTGATGCGCCGCTTGAATATGATGAAGCGCACCATGCTGTGCTGGTGAATAAAACCGAGGTGGGCGATAAGATCCTGATTGATGGTTCCATAACGCGAGATAACTGGGCAGAGATTTGCGACATTTGCCTGCAAACCGCGTACATAGACCAGAAGCGGGAGGAAAACTTGAAGTTCAAAAATGAGGCTGCCCGCAAGTTTTATGAACGATTCCAAAAGAAAAAGGCTGAATATGAAAAATCGAAACGAAAAGGGTATAAGAGTAACCCTGATTTGGAGTTGGGGAACATCATCTCTGCGTTGGCGACAAACCATAACAGCCTGAATTATACGAATATTTATGATTTGACGGTGTACCAGGTGCATGACACTTTTAACCGTCAGAATATAAAAAAACAAAATGAGATCCATGACATGAACTATGCCGTATGGGGTGGCGAGAACGACCTTGGCGGATGGTACAAACGCATGGAAACTGATAAACAATAATGGAGGAATAAGATATGGCTGTAAATCCGAATATGGCGAACCGTGAAGTTGCTGATCTGGTTCTGCTTGATTACAAAACCAAGAAAGTTTTTCTGCCCATTGATTTTGCCAACGTGACCACCACTGACTTTACCGCAAACCGCGTGTTTGCAAAGGGTGGCCAGGGCGCACCGAACCGTGTTGGCTTTGATGGCGAGCGTGCAGGCACCCTGAAGGTTGATACCCAGATCATGCCTGTTAAGCTGTTTGCCCTGCTGAGTGGCCAGGACATTGGCAAGGTTGCAAAGATTATGAAGCGCGAGGTACTGACCGCCACCACTGACGGCATTGAGCTGAGTGAGACCCCGAAGACCGGCACTGTGCAGGTTTTTGCTGTTTCTGACGACGCTGGCACTGAGATCAGCGATCTTACCACCACTGACAAGAAGGTTACTGGTGCTGGCCTGCAGGACGGCAAGAACTATATTGCCTACTACTTCTACGACAAGAACGATGGTGTTCAGACTGTCAAGTTTGATTCTGACACATTCCCGCGTGCCTTTGAGATCCACGGTATGATGCCGTTCAAGACCGAGGACGACGAGATTGTGCAGTGCGAGCTGGTTTACTACAAGGCTCAGCCGCAGGCAAGTTTCAGCCTGGCATTCCAGAACACTGGTGATCCGACCACTGTTTCTATCACCTTTGACTGCATGGCCAACCAGGACGGCGACGTTTACGCCATGAACTTTATGGACTGATCAACGCAAATCCCTACCTTATTGTATATAGGTTTGAATTGTGATGTTTGATCCGTGGGGGAGCGAAAAGCTCCTCCATTTTTAGAACGCGAAAGGAGTGACGTGCATGGAAGACAAGAATACCGGCGGTATTGCCGATGTGAAGATTGAACCTGTTGAAATTGCTGCCCCACCCAAAGTGCCCCTGAAGCGTCAGGTGCGCCCGCTGAAGGGCGTGGTTGTGTACTGCAGCAAGGAACGCGGCTACATGGGTTTTGAATGTGATGGGCACGGCTACCAGATGCCGGTGAAAGATGGCTATGCCGTTGGCGATGTAGTTAAGTTCAAGATTGCAGACGGGAAGATTGAGCTGTGCAAGTAAGCGGACGAAGTAAGTATAATGTGAGCCGTGACAAGAGCAAACGCACCTATGACGGGATTGTGTTTGACTCTGAACTTGAGATGAAATATTACCGGGATGTTGTGCTGCCGGGGGTTGCTAGCGGAGAGATTGTGGACTATCAGCTGCAGAAACCCTATGAGCTACAGCCAAAGTACCGCAAGGAACGTGGGGGAAGAATGGAGACGGTGCGAGCCATAAATTATGTGGCTGATTTTTGGTTGAAGTATAAAGACGGCACGACAGAGGTGATTGACACCAAGGGGTGCCCGGATACTGTGGCACTGATGAAACGGAAGATGTTTGATTACCTGTACCCGGACGAGCATTTGCGTTGGATTGTATACCGTAAACGGCGTGGCGGGTGGATTGATTACGAATAATGGAGAGCGCACGCCACGTCTATAGCTGTAAAATTTAGGCGGGGTTAGCTCGTGTTTAAGGGTAGAAATCAGAAATTATTGTTTTCCGTTCTGATAACGGTGTCGCCAGGTTGTGCGAACTGGATATTATAGAATTATAGTGAACCGTAAGGGAGGTGAGTGCTTTGAATATTACATCTAGCTATCAGGTAAGAATCGTTAATTGTAGTGTAAATCTCAATGAAACTGTTTGTATTTATCGCAAGGCGCTCGCCTATCTGATTGGCGTTATCAATGAAAACTGGAATGCTGTTAAACGCATCGATACCGGTAATCTTGAGCAACAGCGCTATATTGATAAACTGGTTCATAGCACCAAAAACCATGAAGCCAAGTATCCTGATTTCGACAAGTTGTTCTATAAGTATCCGTCGTATCTGCGTCGTGCAACCATTACGGTCGCTATTGGTGCGGTGAGCAGTTATCGCAGCAACTTGGCAAATTGGGAAGTGTCCGACAAAAAGGATAAACAGCCTACCCTTCAAGTGGACAGAAAGGCTCTCCCTATATTCTTCCGCGATGATATGTTCCTCGTGGACGGCGCACCCGAAAAAGTGAAAGTCATAAAAAATCCTAAACCTAAGGACGAACTCACGGCGGAAGAAAAGAAAATCGAGAAAGCAAAGCGCAAAGCTGTTGAACTGCAGAACTCCCAAAATGAGCTGACTGCTTTGAGCAATCACTATACTGTCCGCTTGAAGGTTTTCTATAAAAACGACTGGGTATGGGCAACCGTCACGCTGCGTAAGACAGATATTGCTTACTTGCGCAAATACTGGATGCACGCTTGTGCGTCAGCCCCTATACTCGAAAAGCATTTTGGCAAATACAGCCTTCGTTTTGCGTTCGATGAAAACGTTAAACTGAGTGATACCCCTATCGATAAGCAGCGCGTCTGTGCCGTCGATTTAGGTCTCAATACCGATGCGGTATGCAGCATCATGACTGCTGATGGAACTATCCTTGCCAGGAGTTTTATCAACTTCCCAAGTGACAAAGACCATCTGTATCATGTGCTTAACCGCATCAAGAAGTTCCAAAGACTACATGGGTCCCGTGAAGCACATAACTTTTGGGCCTATGCAAAGCGCGTTAATGATGAATTATCCAAAAAGATTGCTGCCGCGGTTGTAGAATTCGCGGTCCTCTATTCTGCCGATGTAATTGTCTTTGAACATTTAGACTTCAAAGGCAAGAAAGCATCGTCCAAGAAGCAGAAAATCCAGATGTGGCGTAAAAATGGTATCCAGCACATTGCAGAGCATAAAGCTCACCGCTGTGGTATCCGCATTTCGCACATCTGCGCTTGGGGAACCAGCAAACTTGCGTATGACGGCAGCGGCAAAGTAAAACGCGCACCAGATAACCATTCCCTTGCTACTTTTGCAAGCAGCAAACAATACAATGCGGATTTGAATGCGTGCTACAATATCGGCGCACGCTATTTTATCCGCGAGGTAACAAAACCCATGTCAAAAAAGGCATGGTCTCAATGTAAGGCCAAAGTTCCTGACATTGAGCGCAGAACCCAATGCACTTTACATTCTCTCAGACAGCTGCATGACTTTTTGAACACTCCAAAAGAGATTCAACCCGAAGTAACTGCCTGATGTAGATGTACTGTGTTGTGACAACTTTGCGGGAGACTAACCCTTATGTGGTGGCCAATGCCGTCAGGCGTTGTGAGCTAAGTTTGGGCCGTATCTCTACCTTCGGGTAACGCAGAGACTTACCGTGGGGTTACAATCCACGGAGAAGCCTCATCTATAACCGCAAGGCTTAGGTGTGGAGGTTCACTACGACACGCTGTAAAATTGTGATTATGCCAGGAAACGACAGAAAAGTTTGTTGAGCATGACAAAATTAGGGCATGGTACCCGAATAGAACATGAACACGGCTCCGCCTGAAAAGGGCGGGGCTTTTTTTTTGTAAGGAGTTTTTTATGGAAATTAAGAAGAACATCCGTGTGGGCGACAGAATCCGATTTGTGGATTTTGTTTGCGACATGTGCGAGAAGGACGGCAAGCAGTATTACGCGCTGTTTGATTATGCCTGGCGCATTGCGGTGATTACCTTTTTTGCCCCGGAAGCGGAGCTGAACAAGATGGACACAGATGAGATGTGCGACTTTGTTTACAGCAGACAGGGCGTTGAGATTGTGGAAGACCCGGACATTGCGGTGGTTACAGCGGGACTTTATGAGGCATGTGAAGCCGAGATGAAAGACCGGAAAGAAAAATACATGAAGGTATTTGATGCGATCAACCACCCGGACCCGCTTGACCGGATTGCAGACGCCTTTGTAGAGATTGCAGGGAATTTGAGCCAACTGGGAGACCAGGAATTTTTGGCTGATCTGGTAAAGAAAGTGCGCGAAGGAGAGCAGCCCGCAAAGAAACCGCCCGTGAAGATTGAGGTTGTGAACGGCAAGGAGAGTTAAATGGCCAAGACGGTAAGCACACAGAAAGGGCTGGAACTGGAACTGCAGCGGCGAATTAACCTGGCACTGAATGGCGGGGCGAAAACGGCTGTGGAGAATTGTTTGAAAAAGCATATCCAGGAAGATGTACTGGATGTATACCAGCCGAAAGTATATGAGCGCCGCGGCCAGGGCGAAGGGGCATTGGAAGCCGACAGCAGCGTGGTGAGCAGCGTGAGAGAACATGTGCTTACGGTAAAGGATATTGGTGTGCCGAATGAATCAGCCGTTGGTGGGCAGTACAAAACCGGTACCAATACACCGCTTGCTGAAATGGTGGAGAAAGGCGATGTGAAAAACATTTGGGGTTCGCCACCTGATGCGGCCTATTTGCACCCGCGCCCGTTTGTGGCAAACACAGCAAAAGAAATCGCAGATGGGAACAGCGCCGTACATGGAGAGATTGTGAAAGCCATAAAAGAGCAGTTCCCTGATAACTAACGCGACGAGAGCTTCGGCTCTTGTCTTGAGCGGCTGATTGAAAAGAATCGGCCTTTGAAGGCTTGAGCCGAACCGTAAGGGGGAAAGTATATGGCGGAAGATTTAAGTATTAAGGTAAAAGTGGAACCTGACGGCGGTGGTGTGCAGGGAAAACTGAATGAGATTGCGAAAAACAAAAAGTTTAATGTACAGATTGATCCTAAGAGCCTTGAAAAGCAACTGACGAAAATTAGCAAGACGGTAGCCAGTACATTACAGAACAGCATGGAGAAAGTTAGAAAAGAAATGGATTCCTATGCTGAAAGCGCACAACAGGCTACTATAGTCATTCGTCAAGCCCAGGAGCGTGAAAAGGCGGCACTGATCACAAATGTAAATCTGTTAGCCCAAAGTGCCCAAGAGCGAAAAAATGCTGTTGACGCAATCAATAAACAAACAAGCGCTCAAAAAAATCTAAATGATCAAACTCAGTTGACTTCAACACAAAAGGGTAAGATCGATAATTCAGCTATTATTAAAAACCTTAATCGTGAACGAGACGCTTATGTAGAATTAAGCACAGCCGTTTCTGATTTTAATAAAGTTATTTCTAGTAGTGAGGGTGTAAACAATAACACTGCAGCAAATAGCATAAAGTCATTAAAACCCGTTCAAAAAGATATTGCAGCAATCGTCACAGACATTTCTTTTAGCGCGGAATCTGAAGATGATATAAAAAATAGTGTATTGTCCGGGTTTAATGCTATTGAAGAGGGGCTAAATGAGGGTTCTGAGAAAGTAAAAACTGTCATTGACAATATCCAAAACAGCAGTAAATCTAGCATTAAAAGTATTTTAGATTTATATTCTGAAGTTATCAGTGCTGGTGACAATGGGTTACTTGCACAATATATAGCAAATGATGAAAATGCTACCAAGGAAGCTATTGCGGAAATTGTAACAAAATACGGTGAAATTGCAGAAGTGTCTACTCATGATGTAGAAACAACTACAGATAAAGCATTTGATAAAATCAGTGAAGCTTTTAATGGGTTGAAAGATAAACTTGCCGCTACAGCGAAAGAGGTTATTTCTACTGACACTGAAGAAGCAACTAAAAAGGCTGCTGTAAAATATCTAGCTCTTTTTGCACAGATGGCAGATGTGATCGGGGCTTTACCTGACAATGTAAGGAAGAAAGCTATCGAAAATGTAGATTCTGTTACGGAAGACATCGGCAAAGAGATTGAGCAAAAAACCAAAGAGTTATCGCAAAAATATGATGAGGTAGCGGAGCAGCCTGACAATAAAGTTAAGCTTAATGTTGATCTCAACGACGAACAGATCGATACCCGCGTAAAAGAAACCAGTTCGTATATTGTTGAGCAACTTAATAAAATGAAGGATGCTCAGCTGGAAATTACCGTAGCTAAGCAGGGAACTCTGGAAGCTGAAAAGGCTATCGTAAAAGCAACCCAAGATAGCATCAATGCCCTTAAAACTCTAGTTAAGCAAAAAGAGCAGATTGCGGATGAAATCTCAAAATTGAAATCTGAGGTAACCGGTATTACAGACGGTAAAGACAAGGCTGATGATGCGAAAACCTTGCTTGAAACGCTTTCGGCAATTAACCCAAGCAAGGTAAAAGATGTTCTGGATAAAGTTTCTGCGTTCGTTAATTCTGTGGCAGAGAGCAACCCGAAGCTTGAAACGACCAAAACAAAAGCTGCTGAATTTAATGCGGCCATTGAGAGCATCAATAAAACTTTGGCAATCTCGACGGCCTTTTTGACCAGCTTAACCAAGGAAGATAAAACGGCCAAAGGAAAGCGCGGCGGCAAAAAGACGCAGAAAGCGGATACTACCGAGATTGATGAAGCTGTAAAGCTGCAGCAGTTGGTATTGAACGCAGAAAAAGCGGCGGACGCGGTTAAAAATGCTATCACCAATGCCAGTAATTCAATTAGCACCATTACGACCGAATTGAAAACAGCGGCTACCAGTGCAGACGGAGCAAAAGAAGCGACCCGCCCCATGATTGAGGCTGCAACTGCCCTAAACAATACTTTTAAGCAGTATAGTGAATCCCTGGCAGACATTAAAAATACTGCCGGCCTGATGAACGGGACTGCAGCCACAGCTAAGCGCGGGAAGAAAGTCGCCACTGAGACTGCCAGCATGGATGATGTGTCCGCCAGTGTTACAAAAGCGAATGAGGCCAGTACCCAGATCCACACGATATTTACCAAGTTTGCCAAGATTGGCGCTGCGACAAATGGGTTTGCTGAAAAAGCAGCGCAGATTATTGCGGCATCTGATGAAGTAAACGCTATTATCCTGGCTTATAAAACCACTGGCGAGCGTACAGCGACTACAACGGCTGATGCGGCAAAACAGCAACAGAGCGCTGCACAGGAGCTTTCTGCCCAGATGGAAACTGTTGGTGCGACCCTGAATAATGCCGGCGAAAAGGTTGGCCGGGCTACCACCGCGCTGAGCGAAGCTGCGCAGGCCAGCGGCACGATTGATGCCAGTGTGAAAACACTTGTTGCGGCAGGAAGCCGGTTAAAGCGACTGTTTATCAGTTATTCTAACATTGCGGCAGGGCTGCAGGAAAACCTGGACAGAGTGGCAGAGATTGATGGCAGCAAGAATGCGACAACTTACCGCAAGCTTGGGAACTTTATCAACAACATCGTTGATTTCTACAAGAAGTCGATTGGTGAGCTGAGTGTCATTAACAGTGTTGAACTGCCAAAAGATGAAAGCGGCAAAACGGTAACGCCGAAGGTTGATGCGGCAGTAACAGAAGCCACCCAGCGATTCAAAGCGACGCTGGATGAAGCACTGAACCAGGCACTGGCTACGCTGAAAGATACCAGCGGCCTTGATGCAAAACTTGCCAAGGCACAGAAGAGTACGACAGATGCTAAAAAGGCCAAGACTGACATTGTGAATGGCTTTGCGGAAATTACTGCCGTATTTAATAGCCTAACGAATGCAGCCAAGAGCATTACGGACAGCATGACGGACCTTGCTAAACTGAAAACCATGACCGACGAGGTAAACATGGACCAGTTTGCGGAGCTGATTAACAACTCTGTTGATGAGCAGCTTAAGAAAATCTCCACTAAGATCCGCAAGGACGCGATGCTACAAACCAGCCCCAACAACGACCGGGTGACATCGCTGGCAATGAAGACCGGCAATATTGGCTCCATGATTAAGCAGATGCCGGATGGCGCTGTAAAAGATAGTTACACCAAGCAATTTGCCGAATTGAACGACGACATTACTGCCTTTTATAATGGCAGCGAAAAAGCCGCAACAACATGGGCAGATATTGTTAGCCGGACCACCGAGATGGCGGAAGGTGTAAAGCAGGTTAATAAAGAAACCCAGGAAGCGGCCAAAGCGGCGGCACAAAGCGCAATTAAGAGTGCGCAAGACCTTGAACAGCGGCAGGCTCTTGCTACAGAATTACAGCAGCGATTTGATGCGTTGAATAACACGATCGCTAAGGGCAAAGAGATTGAAGGTAACGGTAAAGCTTTTAATGAGTTTCATAGTGCATTAGAGCAAATTGAAGTAGACGCAAAGCGTCTTGGTCCACAGTTAGAATCTGCACTGGATAAAAAGGATATAGTGTCATTAAAGGCTTTGACGGACTACGACAAAAACTTAACCGACATTGAGCAAAGAGTTGCTAAGGTAACTGACGGAGTGATTAGCACTACTTCAAAAGCTGTTAAATCCGTCGCTGACCAAAAAGAAGAGTTAAAAAATATCAATCCAACTGCTGCGATTAACAAAGCTCTGAATTTGAATGTTGACGGCGCAGAAAGTGCTAAGATTACACGCCTGCGGAAAGAACTTGAGGAGTCTAAGACTACAATAGCAAACGCCCGTAAAGCATATGAGGATGATTGGAGTTCCGATAATTTTGACAAGCTCGTAACCGCTATGAAAAATGGCCAGGATGCTGCCAACAAATTTACGACAGCAGTAAAGACGGCCAATGATACCATGGCTGACAATGGTACTAGAAGTAATGAACGCCAGTTTGAGCAGATTAAGGACTTTTTGGCAAACTACCAGACGATGCTAACGACTTTGCAGCGGAGTGCTGGTAATAAAGGATTCAAAGAACTTGGCGGAGACAATGGTGTCTACAAGCAGACCAAAGGCGCTCTTGAAAGCATGGCTAAAAAAGCTGAACAAGTTAAATCTGCGGCTGACGTTCCAACTTTTATTGCTGCGATGGCCAAGCAGTTTGAAAATGCCAAAACACCGATTGAAAGTGTCTCTGATGCGTTGAACGCTGTTAAAACAAAGATTGGCGAAACAAAGGCGGAAGCTGATAAGTTTAATGGCGCTCTTAAATCTCAGCGTGATGTGAACACTTATATTAAGAGTGTTTCTAATTCTTTGTATACAGCACAGAGGTATTTGTCTAATAACTCTAAAATTACAACTGATCCTGCGATATATGCACGATATCTTGAGTATATTGAACGCTACCAGGAATTGCTAAAATCCGGGAAAATCACACAGCAAAACGGCCAGGAATATGCAAGCGAAGCATCCAAGGAATTTGCAGAACTGAAAAAAGCAGTACAGGATGCTGGCCTTGAGACTGACACGCTGGCGATGAAGTTCAAAAAGCTGTTTGAGACAAATATCAAGAGTCAGTTTGCCAGCCAGGTAATTAACATGGTTGAGCAAGGGTTACGACAGATTTACCAAAACGTGGTGAATATTGATTCTGCCATGACCGAGCTGAAAAAGGTTACAAACGAAACCGATAATACATACGATGCGTTTTTGGATGATGCTGGTACGCGAGCAAAGAACCTGGGCGCTTCTATCAGCGATATTGTAACGGCCAGTGCTGATTTTGCACGGTTAGGTTACAATTTGAAAGATTCCAAAGAATTGGCTGACGCGGCCGTTCTGTACCAACATGTGGGGGATGGAATTTCTAGTGTCAATGACGCCAGTGAATCTATCATTTCCACAATGAAAGCGTTTGGCGTTGAAGCAAAAGATGTAACCAGCATTGTTGATAAATTTAATGAGGTGGGTAAACAACATTGCCCCAAATTTACTATATCGGTTAAAGGGTGGAGGCACCCAAGACCGAGGAAAGATATGGAATTTAACGATAACTTCCTGTATGGCAATAGGGAGGTTATTTTTTTTATGTGTACAAGAAACAACAAATGTCAGTTTATTAAAGGAACAATCTCCAACAAACGGAAACATAATAAAATTCCGTTGTCAAGATTGCCACACACTTTAACTGCGGAACAAGTTGAAGATAAAATCGTTAAATTCTATAAATCCCTAGAGACTGCAGGATATACCTGGCAACAGGTATGTTGAAGTAAGTTCCGATAAGACATCGGTAATATACAGTCCGAACTCATGCTATAACCTAATACTTGAAACATGAGAGGTAGCCAGAAATGACTACCCGCCGTATTGTTTACGGTCAGTAACGGTTGATCCGTGAAAGTAACAGCTTGAATAATTATGCCATCTCCTCGGCTGGAGTTGGCAGTGCGCTACAGCGCTCGGCATCCGCCTTGCATACCGCAGGAAACACGTTGGATCAGAGTATTGGTATGATTGTGGCTGCCAATGATGTTGCGCAGGACCCGGAGTCGGTAGGTAACGCGCTGAAAGTATTGTCACTGCGCATCCGTGGCGCAAAGACCGATCTTGAACAGATGGGCGAAAGCACTGACGATGTTGCAGTGAGCACCTCCAAGCTGCGAGAACAGATTAAGGCATTGACCAATGTTGACGGCAAAGGTGGATTTGATATCCTGACCAAGAGCGGAGATTTTAAGTCCACCTATGAAATCATGGAGGGCATTGCTAACGTCTGGAAAGAGATGAATGATGTTGACAAAGCATCCCTGTTGGAACAAGTTGCTGGCAAGAACCGCGCTAACGTTGTTTCCGGTATGCTGGACAACTGGAAGGACGCACAGGATGCCGCCAAGACTGCCGCTGAATCTGCCGGCAGCGCCACAAAAGAAAACGAGACTTACCTTGATAGCATCAATGGTAAAATCTCGCAGTTCACAGCAGCATTTGAAAAACTTTCCAAGGATGTGCTGGATAGCGATCTGATAAAATTCTTTATTGAATTAGCAACACATATTGCCAATCTTGCTGATGAAGCTGTGAAGCTTGTTGATAATATTGGACTAATACCAACTGCAATAGGTGGTATTGGCGCAGCGCTTGGAGTATCACTTATTAAAAACAAAGGCACCAGTGGTAAATTGTATGCCCGTTTACACAAGGGGAATAGTTGTGTAGGATGCAGGTGCCAAATAATTAAATACCCAAATTGCTGGGAAAGGCTAAGAGCCGCATAGCCATAGTGAGCCGGTAATGGAACACTATGGAGCCGAAAGGCAGAAACAAGTATGCGGATGCGGTATGCTGAGAGAAAAGCCGCCCCTACGGGGTGGTGCTAACCCGCGTAAACAATGCTTAATCAGCAGCCGAGACACCGCGTGCAGGGATGTGCGCAGAAGAAGATGTGTGAACTTTGGTGTTTTGGTTCATCGACTGTATGGGTAGCCCTATTCCATGGTGAAAACCAGACGGGAAGAAAGACAGTCAGAACATTACGGGAAAGCCGTAAGAAGGTTATAAAAGATTTACGAAGGTGATTTTTGAGGAGATGAGTTGAAAGTGAAGTGGTTGAATGGTATAATTGATAAGGTAATTTACAGATACAAACAGTATAAAAATCATAGGTGGATTGAAGAGCATAAACAATGGCTTTTTGAAAACTATGATGGATTAACTGTTGAAGTAAAAGATGAAACCATTGTGTATGCTGGACGCGATGATTATATCGATCCAGACAACTCAAAGCGACATCCAGCTGTATGGTACAGGGTTCCCATTAACCTGGAAAAATGGGGAAGAATATATGATCAACAGGTGAGATATAAATGAGTTCCTTTACTGTCCCTTATGGTGTAACATCTACAGCATTGTTTATCCGCGTAAAGGCGGAGGCTAATGGGGAGCACTATGAGGGATGGGGACTGATTGATACCGGTTCCGCTGATAGTGGGATAACTGAAGCAGTTGTAAATAAGTTAAATGTTGTTCCGATCAAAGGTAAGGAATACCATACGGCGAATGGTAAAATTGTCGCACCAAGATATAATATTTCTCTTACGCTGCAGAATAATGTTGTTTTCTCTGACATCCAGGCTTCACTCTTTACAAATAACGGAGACGGCTTTGATTTTTTGATTGGGATGGATATTATTTCTCAGGGAAGCTTGGCTGTAACTAATTACAATGGCGCGATGCGAATATCGTTTGAATACCCCGCACACGGAACGATCGATTTTACAAACATGTAATACATAATAAAAACAAGCCCTGACCTTTAATGGCCGGGGCTTTTGGTATTTTTAAGAGGTAATTTTTTATGGCATTTATGGAAGGTATTTTGAAGCCTTGCCAGCGCAAGGTACTGTTTGAGCGAGAATATAGTGCTGAACAGGATACGATGATTTATAAGTGCGAATATGTTATGCGGGCAGTAGCAATCAACTGCAAAAGCTTGACGGCAAACCAAGCGAAGCAGATGGACAAGTTTGCGATGATGGGAATTTATAACAGCGGCTGTTTTAATTGCCCCAAAAATCAAGGAACGGAGGGATGATTATGGGTGCTACATATAAACCGAACGTTAATCTAAACAATCGCAAAAGTACCAGAGAGATGTTTATGCCAAGTAGCCAATCCACATATAAGGAAGAGGGTTTTATGACAATTCAGATTACGGGCAACGCCAAAGAGATTGCGGCGCTAATTAAAGAATTACAGGGGCAGGAAAACGCCAATAACAACACACAGGATGTTGAACAGTTTTTTGAAGAACTAAAGGAAGGCTTATCGTCAATCTTCAAAATTTAAGACGGAGGGTTACAACGGCTACATGGCGTGTAGTATTTTCGTGCTTCTGATAGATCCATAGCCATACTGCTTTTACGAAGATAGGAACAACCTGCACGATGATATTTAGAGCCTGTTTTGGTAACATAGACTGTGTAACTATCGGTAATCACAGATGCTGAATTTGTTGTTTCAGAAGAAGTGGGAGCAGAGTAAGATTGAACCGATGATTGACCAGCAGAGTAACCGCTGTTGTATCCGTCTTTTTTGCCAGCCTCATATCCTTCGTTATATGATTCTTTGCTGGCTTCTTCCTTGCCGTGTTGTTCTCCAATGGAATAGCCTTGATTATATCCTGCCGTTTTCCCGTCTTCGTATGCGGAAGTATAGGCTTTCTTTTTACCGGCACTATAACCAGCATCATAGCCGTCTGACTTGCCTTTATCATAACCATAGGAGTTACCGGCGTCATAACCGTTCTGATGTCCGATGTCGTATCCTTCGGAGTAGCCTTGATCGTACCCCAATTGAATTAGAATAGGCTTTTGGTTATCATACCAACCAAAGAAACAAAGAGCGGTGATAGCAAGCGTTGTAATATTTATAAGAACAGCAGGAATGGCAGAACGGATAGTAGGTAGCCTATGTTTTTGAGGTGCAGGAGATTCTGTATTTTGAGTCTGAAGCTCCTGTAGATTTTCGTCAGGTGTCATGATTTATTCCTTTTATGAGGTGAGCTTTATGGACGGTGGAGATTTCGCTTTAGCTATTTTATGTTTCTTTGCGACCATAGGAATGTCGTATATGTTAATGTCTGTTATAGTTCGGTAATACCGGTTTAATGTTGTATTAACTACACACCTATGCTATTATATAATTATTCTAACAATTAACAAGGAGTAGTTATATAATGACTGAGCTTGAAAAGAAACAAGAAGAAATCCGCCGCCAACAATTCACTTATGTTCCTAAGAATAAAGGAACACGAAAAGAGGATATCCAGAAGCCACCAAAACCAAAAGATAATAAGGAGTGATATTGATTGACAGCAACAGATATAATTAGTTACATTGAAGCCGTACCTTTGGTGCTTAAATACATTGTACCGGGGTTCATATTTTTGTGGCTTTACACGCGGTTTCACGACAAGAAATTACCAGAACATTATGTTACATATTCTATTGTGGTTAGTTTTATTCTTGTTCTTTGCATCAACAATGTAGTATGGGATATCATCATTGCAGTTGCAGCGGCTATCATTATATATATCTTGAGCCGCGCTACTTGGGTGAAAAATCTTTTCAAGAAAACGATAGCCTTTTCGCCTAGTAAGACTATTTTTGACGACGTGATAGACTATGAAAAGG